CCAATTTCAGCAGATGAACTTAATAAGTTAAATAAACTAATTGGACAAAACGATGCTAAGTTGGCTGCCGAATTATCAAACATGCTAACTGAATTATCCACAACAGAGGAAGAAGCAGTAGCAGAAAGTCTTGGAATTAAGGCAGAAGAAATAGCAATAATTGCAGAAGCAATTAAAGACAATCCAGCAATAGCAGTGGCATTTGTAGAGTTTGCGGGTAGAGCAGAAGAAAACGCAGATGCCCCAATGCCATATACATTAGCGGATGCTATTACTGAAGTACAAACAGAAGCATTTTTAGCAGACCCACTTGGGGTATTGACAAATATAGACTTTGAAAAATTATTAAGCCCAACAGAATGGGGTAAAGATATGACAGATGATCAGAGAGAAAAGGTTCAAGAGGTAGTCATTCCTGTTATTTTGGTAGGAAATATTGTTAGTTCAGTTATGTCACTAAGGAGGTTATAATATGAACATGATTAATAAGGTAGTTAAAGGACTATTTAAGTGGTTTAAGGCTGCTATTATTGAAAGCATAGCCCAGGTATTTACTATCCTTGGTTTCTTTATTGCTTGGCTTACCCTTACAGGTACCGCACAGCAGGTAGTTGGGGTAGCCACATTAATATCAATAGCCCTATGGCTTATTACCATTCCGCTTCGTGAAGAAAAAGAATAGTATAATAACAATATGAAGATTCGTCATATTTTATTATCGTGTATACTTATATTAGGCCTTTCTGGCTGCGGGTATGACGGTCATTATCGCTACCCTTGCCAGGACCCAGCCAACTGGGATAAGGCAGAGTGTAATGTTCCAATATGTGAGACTACTGGAACATGCACAAGAGATATAATTGGAAAAGATACTTGGAAAGAGTATCAGAAAACGAAAGGTAAGTAATGTCTAAGCAACGATTAACACCACAGGATCTTGATGCACGACTAAAGTTTATTCTTGGTTGTACACTTGGAGCAATCCTTCTTTTTACAGCATTAGGAATTTTGTATGCTCTTATATTTGTAACACAGCCTATCGGAGCACAGTCAGAAAATGACAAGATGTTCTTTAATGTTTTGGGATCAGTTGCAACATTTATTACAGGAACACTTGCTGGTTTATTAATTGGTCAATCAGGTGCTAAAGATGTTATGGCAGCACAGGTTGCAAATAAAGAGGTAGATGCTAAAAATACTCAGGCAGATAAAAAGTTAGAATCTGAAATTAGAATGGCTGAAGATAAACTTGACGCAGAACTTGACGAAGTAAGAGCAAGACTTGCAAAGAAACCAGATGGCGCTATGCCAGAAGAGCAACCAATAGATACTAATTGGGATAAGGAATAATCATGGCAGAAATGGGAACTGCAGAAAAATTAATTGAGGTAGCCAAGGGCGAAGTTGGAACTATTGAAGGTCCAAAAGATAATGAGACTAAATATGGTAAGTTTGCTAAGGCCAATTTTCAACCATGGTGTGGCTCATTTGTTATGTGGTGTGCAAATGAGGCAGGCGTAAAAGTTCCTAATACTGTTTATACTCCAAGTGGCGCAGCAGCATTTAAAAAGGCTGGCGCATGGATTGACGGAGATGTAGCAGATCCAGAGCCAGGGGATATCGCCTATTTTGATTTCCCTTCAGACGGTGTCGATAGAATTTCTCACGTAGGTATTGTTATTGAAGACAATGAAGATGGTACTGTATGGTGCATTGAAGGTAATACTTCAAGCAATAAAAAGGGCAGCCAGAGAAATGGTGGAGAGGTTTGTAAACAACTTCGTGCCTATAAGAAAAATAAAAAGAATGTAATGATTTCTATAGTAGGCTTTGGTCGTCCAAAGTTTGGAGGGGCAGCAGTAAAGAAATCTGATGAGCCTACAAAGCCTAATAAGACTGCTAAAAAGCATAAGACATGTCCAGAATGTGGACAAACTATTAATTAGTTGACACTTTTTTATTTCAATGATATACTAAATACTAAACACAGAAAGGTACTTTAATGACTTGCATAGCAGTCGTTCGTGATAAGGCAAATAATAAAATCTGGATGGCTGGAGATCGTGGCGTTTCAGACGATAACGTTATTAATGTTTGTTCAAGTCCTAAGATATGGAAAAAAGAAGGGTACCTTTTTGGATATGCAGGATCAATGGATGGAGATAGAATAAAGCATTTGTTTGTTCCTCCAGCATACGAAGGTCGTGGCAGTATTGATAAATTTATGTATAGTAAATTCTTAAAAGCATTACGTAAGTTTTATGAAGAATGGTGGGTAGACACTTCACCATCATCAGATTTTGGAATGATAATTTGTGTGCGTGGAAAAATATACGAACATAATGCAGGAGATATGTCTTTAACACAATATGAACAAGATTATCTGGCAATGGGTTCTGGCGGAGATATAGCATTAGGATCTTTATATTCAACACAAAAACAAAAAGATGCAAGGAAAAGGTCTGTGCTTGCAGTAAATGCTGCAATAAATCATTCAATGTCCTGTAAAGGTCCAATTGACATATTGAGTATTTAGATGTATACTAAATATATATTAAACAAGTTAAAGGAGTGGGAAGCATAAGGCATCCCATATATATATGAAGTTAGGACGTTCATCTAAAGTGTATCTTGTAAGTATATCTGCAGTAGCAGCAGCATCTATTGTATTGCCAACTCAAATGCCAGTTGCTCAAAATAATGTAACTGATTACACAATAACTAGAACCGCATGCCCAAAATCAAAAGTGGGCAAAGTAGAAAAAAATAGAATTTGCCTAAAAGACGGATCTACATACAGATGGGCAATTAAAAAGACTCCAGTTACAAATACAACAATAACCCCAACACCTACTCCAACTAATGTTGAGGTTTCTACAAATAAAAAATATTTTTCAAGTCCATGCGAATTAGATCCCAATACCCCTGCTGAGTGGAAAGACTTTGAGAGAAAGCATATTAATGGAGGCGGATGCCTTAGTCCGTTTAGAGTACCATCTACTTCAGAGTTAACATCTGTTCCTAAAACACAGAATAGTTTTATTGCTAATAATATTTCAGAATGTAAATTAAACCACAATCCACAAAAACAAAATACTATAGGGTTTAAAGATGCTGATAAGTTTTGGTCAGAAAACCTAAAGCATCCTTCTCCAAATACGGTGTATCAGGTAATTCCTTTGTATTCCAATGATATTCCAAATTCAAATACTAAGCCATCTGATGATTTTAAAAAATATTTTGACTTTCTTGTTGATTGGACAAAGCAGGCATCAGATAATGGTTCAAATATACAGATAAGAGTACCAGATAACTATTTGTATTTTCCTGGAAACATATCTTCTTATAATTTAATACATGACAGAAAGCAATCAGATGCACAAAGATTTTCTTCTGATTTGATAAAGGCTGTAGATTCTCAGATTAATTTTTCTGGATCACACATTGTGCTAGTTTTATTTCCTCCATCCACTAATAAAATAGTTGGTGATCAGGTAGGAATTGGTACAATAAGAACAAATGAGGGTCCTGTTACTATTTCTGTTATGCCAAGTGGTGGCAATATTGCACAAGAAAGAAATTTCTCTTTCCCTACTTGGTGGATTCATGAGTTAATGCATGTCGGTATTGGCTTTGACGATAACAGTCACTCTCAGCCAGATTCTCCTCAATGGTGGGGACTTATTAACTGGGCATCAGCCTATGATCTTTTGACTTGGCATAAGTGGATCGCTGGATATATTTCTGACTCACAAGTTATATGTTTAGATAAAAATCGTGAATCTGTTGCATATATATCTCCATCTACAGTTAAAAGTACAAGAAGTAAGTCAATAATTATTCCAATAGATAGACAAAGGGCTATAGTAATTGAATCGCAAAGGTCTGAAGGTATTAACTATAAGTTACCGAAAGTTTCTGAGGGCGCTTTGGTTTATGTTGTAAATACATCATTAACTTCACATGCAGATGGCATAAGATTAGTTTTACCAGAAAATAAAAAAATGATACAAGCATCAAACATGGACAATAAATCTCCTGGACAAAACTCTAATGCGTCTTTAAAATTAGGAGAAACTGCAGTGTATAATGGAATTAGAATAACTGTGGTTGAGTCAGGAAGTTTTGGGGATGTGATAAAGATTGAGCCAGCACGATGAGATGCTTACTGAGTTTAAGAAGGACTGGGATCTTTGGGAAAACTCAAAATCTGAAAGTTTTTTATATATAAATAAAATAGCAGTCCCTTATAAAAGATGGCTTTCTTATATCCCAGTAAAAGAAAATGAATTATTTAAGAACTCTATATTAAAGCCAATAAATCATTATGTTGCTACGCTATATCCCCCACCCAGCCTAGTTTCTATTAATGATAATGGATTTATACTTAGGCAGGGAAATCATGCCGAAATGTTTTTATTGATCGATCATTATAGAAGAAGTGGGCAATTTTATAACATAGACAGACCCTGGATACGACAATATTATAGTTCTAACAAAGAGTACAGTTTGCCACCTGACTGTTTTGACGGTATCTATAGATTTTATGTGCCTTGGGTTATTGATTATAATGTAGATGTAACATTTAAACAACCAAAGGACAGCCCATTTTATATTTATGAAGAGTCTATGAGGTTTAACAATATACCAATAAATACAACGGAAGTAGAGCCTCCTTTCGTTCATTTTCATTTTAAGAATTTAGGACCGCACATGTCCGATGAAGAATTTGGCAAAATAAGAAAGCAATCCCCAATGTTTGATATTGAGGTTCAAACAACTGATATAATGTTAATAGAGAGAGTTAAGGAGTTTTATGAGTTCACGAAAGATAAAATTTTACCCGTTTAGTGAAGATACAGAAATCTTTACGCCACCGCCAGTTCCAGCATCTAAGTTTGTTCCAGAATGGTACAAGAAGCAGCCTGCTACTGTAGATGAGGAACGAGGACTAGCCTCTGGATCTTTCAACGGTACGGTTAAAAAATGTATGCCAGTGTTTGATTTGATGACTGCAGGTTATATCCTATCGCTACCAATGGATGTTTATATTGATGCAAGTGATCCAAATAAACTTAATATACAGTGCCCAAACCCAATGAAGAGATTTGGTACAGACATGTTTGCAACTCATTCTCCAGAACAATACAATCATTATCCAGTAGACACAGATATGTATCACAAACAACTATTTAGAATTATGCCATTCTGGGCATTTAAAACAGAAAAAGGATATAGCACTTTAGTATTACACCCTAATCATCAAGATGATTTACCATTCAAGGCTGTAGGTGGTTTTGTAGATACAGATAAATTTATAACTGACGGACACTTCTCATTCTTTATTAAAAAGGGATTTGTTGGAGTAATAAAGCAGGGAACTCCGTTAGTTCAGATTATACCTATGAAAAGAGAAGACTGGGAGTCAGAGGTTGTATCTCATGAACAAGTTAAAAAAGAAATAGGATATCAAAGAATTTATTTAAGATCAACATTCAGCAATGGATATAAGAATAAATTCAGAAGCATGAAAAGATTTAGATGAGTGATCAGCCTCTAGATATAGTATTTACACCAGCACTAAATGCACAACCACACTGGTCTGTATGTCAGGTTGCTCCAGAACCAGCAGTCAAACATGTTCCAGAATGGTATAAGAGTCTAGCAAAACATGATAACTGGAATGATGACAGATATTTAAACCCAGTTAATCACCTAGGTTCAGATGGTGCTCAAGTTGCAACAAAAATGTGTTTGCCATTTTTTGATGCACTAACCGCTGGATATATGTATTTATTGGAAGATGATTTGCATGTGGAGTTGGATCCAGATGGAAGGCCTAAGTTATCTTGGAATGGAAGCATAATGCTTTTAGATAAAAGACCAACCAATGATATAGTTGTTCCAGATAACTGTCATCCTATGCACTATGGGTTTAGAATGAATTGGTTTTACGATACACCTCCTGGATATTCTGTACTAATAACACATCCAATGAATAGGCACGACCTTCCATTTTATACTATGTCTGGAGTTGTTGAATCAGATATATGGGGCCTTCCAGTATTTATTGCTTTCTTTTTAAAGCGTGGATTTCAGGGAGTTATACCAAAAGGTACTCCAATTATGCAGATAATACCATTTAAAAGAGATAATTGGGAAATGAGTATAGATGAATCTTATGATGCTGTGGACAAAAAATTATTAAAGGCAGAAGACAGAAGATCATTGCTATACGGATATTACAAGAAAACAACATGGAGAAAAAAGATTTATGGAATAAAGAATATGTTTTCAAAGGATGCAAACCACGACGATGAGTAGCATTGGAGTTGTAATTTATTCATATAAAGGAAAACTTCTTAAGGAAGTTGTAAAAAGACTGAACGAAAATTCATCCAAAAATAACATCATAAATATATACATAATAGACCAAACACCTATTATTAAAAATACATATTATGAAGAAATTAAAAATGTAAAATACAGACATAAGTTTTGGGATCACCCATATGGACAATGTCACTATAGATTTGAAGCAACAAAAGATGTTAAAGAAGATTTTATGTTAATAATTTCTGATAACGTATTTGTTTCTGAAAATTGGGACTCTACCTTAATAGATAATTATAAAGATAATACAGTGATATCTGGACAAGGGAATCCAAATATAACTAATGATAACTTTTTCTTATATAATAATCCAACCCAATCAGATAGTTTTATGCTGTCTCAGATAGTGAATAAAGATTTTATATTTTTAAAAACAGAGTTGTTTAGGAACACCAACTATCCAACATTCTTAAAGTATCGTGGCGAATCAGAGTATTTATCTTTATATTGGTTTACTAGGGGAGTAGACATATATTCTTGCCCACAGTATCTGTATTCGTTGGAAGGTACAAACTCTATAGATACCCTGTACGTTCCATACTCTATAAATCATAATTATAATGAAATGATCAAAGTAATAAAAAATGAAGAAAGTTTATATTTTGAATCGGGAAATAATAGGACTGTCAGTGATTTTATAAATCATCATAAAATTAATATTGATTCTATATTCCCTCTACCATTTTTAACAAATGATGTTGAGTACGATTGTTACAACAACCCATTTGATAAGTTAGACGGTAGAAAGTTTATAGGCAGATTACACTATATTTACTAATAGTGTATAATGTTATAAGGAGGAAAAATGCACAGAATACATATTATTGATAATTTTATAGAGCCTATAGATGCTCTAACATTAATACAGCAGCAAAACGATCCTACGGCTATTAGATTGCCTTACCCAGAATACTATAAGGAAAGGTTCGGCGGTACATCATTGCCTTACAACCCAACAGTAATGTCTATATTAAAAAAGTATGGCGACAAATCAAACGAGGTTCATAAGGAATTGAATGGTTTCAAGAGTCCCATATATGTATTCAAGGCATTTGGATCTCATTGGACGACAGGGACAAAAGGTGCACTACATTTAGATGCACAAGACCCAGAGGCGTGGATTGAGTGGAGCACAATTATATATCTCAATGAATCTCCAGAATACGAAGGCGGAAAAATATTTTTCCCAAACCAAGATTTTATTTATCAACCAAAAAGATATTCAGCAGTATTTTTCCCAAGTGCTGGCAGTGAATATATACATGGAATTACAGAGGTAACATCTGGTCACAGATATACTGCGCTATACATGCATACTTCAAGACCGCAGTATTCAGATCCAGACTTTTTAGGAGAAGACAAACACCCAAGATGGAGGGCACCAGAGCATGAATTCAACTACCTATGATTATGAAATTTTAGATTTAGGGTTAGTATATTATAAGAATGCACTTAAAAACCCTCAAGAAATTATTGATATTGTTTCATCTATTGATGAAAAATATAAAAATAATGAACACGGCAACTCCTTTACTGAAGTAAAGCCTTGGCATGCTTGGCAAAATGAAAGTGCTGGAACATTAGAAACTTTTTGCTGGCAAAAATTTTTCCCTAAGCCAGAAGATGTAAAAGCAAATGATTATTACTATAACGAGCAACACTATATATCTAAAAGACTTTATGATGCATTAGATGCTGCAACAAACCACTATGCAAATGTAGTATACCCTTTTGCTGGTAGAAACATAAAATCAAGAGAATACAGCATACATTTATTAAGATATGAAAAGGGTGGCTATTTACCAGCGCATCAAGATCATGGAGTTAGCAGTAGAGTTTTATCAACAGTTATGTATCTAAATAATGATTACGATGGTGGTGAAATATGCTTCCCTAATTCTAATGTAAGAATGAAGCCAGAACCTGGTAGCATAATCTATTTCCCATCAAACTATCTTTATATACATGAAGTTGCACCAATTATAAATGGAACTAGATACTCAATGCCTCATTGGTATCACAACATGAAGACACCAATAATGTCGACTGGCCAGGAATAATGCGATTTTATGAAAATTATTTACTAGACAATCCAGATATAGCGCCAATCTTTTGGCATAAAGATGGCATGCCAGATTATAAAAAACATATTGACAAAAATGATATAGTCTATAAATTAAATTCTAAGGGGCTTAGGTGTGATGAATTAATAAAAGATCATACAGGCAAAACCCATATATTATTTAATGGATGTTCTATAACTGCTGGCATAGGGGTAAACATAGAAGATACATGGGCATATAATGTATATTCTGATTTTAAAAATACCTCTGGCTTTTTTAACATATCTTTACCAGGCGGATCTATAATAGAAATTATTATTAATACCATAAAGTATGTTGAGTCTTACGGGGTGCCAAATTATATTTTTATTTTACTACCGCCAATACATAGGGAATCTAGATACATTAAAAAAGATTTTATAAATAATTTTATATATAATAATTATTATATATTAGAAAATTATTGTAAGAAAAACAATATAACTCTTTTATCTACTTCTTGGGCAGATAAAAAAAATTATCAAATGCTTGAACAGTTTAAAACGTTTAGGTCTCCAGATTTTGATAAGATAGAATACTATGGCGATAGCCTGCACGGAGATGACAACCATCACCCTGGAAAAAGTATTCATCAGTTCTGGTATAATCAATTTAAGGACAGATATGAAAATTCTTGGAATAAATGAAACAACACATGACGCCTCTATTTCTTTAATAGAGGATGGTGAGATACTGTTTGCTGGACACGCAGAAAGATTTAGCAAACAAAAAAATGACTGGTTTAATAATGATAGCATTATTGATTATGCTCTACAGTTTGGTAAACCAGATAGGGTTGCTTACTATGAAAATAGGTGGTTAAAGAAATTAAGAATATCAACTCGTGGTGGTTTTGGTGGGGGGAAGCCGTATTATTTAGATCGTAAAGATTTAAGATGGATTCCAAGAGAGTCATTTAGCCATCACTATTCTCATGCAGCAGCAGGTTATTACACAAGTAATTTTCAAAATGCAGTCATAGTTGTTTTAGATGCAATCGGAGAATATAATACCTCAACAGTTTGGGTTGGTAATGGATCAAACATTAGGCAAGTTTATAAACAAAACTATCCACTAAGTTTCGGTTTGTTTTATTCAGCATTTACTCAGTTAGTTGGACTAAAACCAAACGAAGAAGAATATATTTTTATGGGTATGGCTGCCTACGGTGACTGGACAAAGTATTATATAAAAGTAAAAGAATATTTTCCAAACATACATGAACAAAAGTATGCTTTTCATAATGGAATTTTAGATTGGGGAATAGAGATATCACAACAGGATAAGTTTGACATTGCTGCAGCAGTACAAAGAGTATACGAAGATAGACTTGTTAATTTTATGGCAATGGCACAAAAACTTACTGGAGAAAAAAATCTTGTGTTTATGGGTGGGTGTGCCCTAAATTGTTCTGCCAATACTATGCTTTGGAGAATGTTTGATAATGTGTGGATTATGCCAAACCCAGGCGATGCTGGTTCATCACTTGGTGCAGCAGCCGCTGCATACGGTAATCATATAAATTGGCAAACCCCATATCTTGGATATGATTTAGGCGGAGAGTATCCAGTAACAGAAATAATTACCGAATTAATTAGAAACAAGGTAGCAGCAGTAGCAACTGGAAAGGCTGAATATGGTCCAAGGGCTTTGGGTAATAGATCAATTTTGGCAGATCCAAGAGACCCTAACATTAAAGATAAAGTTAATTTAATCAAGAAGAGGGAACTATTTAGACCCTTTGCACCAGTAGTTATGGAGGAGCATGCAAGCAAATGGTTTGATATGAAGTTTACTTCTCCGTATATGCAGTATGCGGTTAAATGTTTACAGCCTGAAAAGATTCCATCAGTAGTTCATAAAGACGGAACATCCAGAGTTCAAACAGTAAATGAAAAGCAACATCCTGGTTTATATGCTGTACTATCTAATTGGTATACGCTTACTGGAGTTCCAGTATTACTAAATACTAGTTTAAATATCAAAGGGCAACCATTGCTTAATGACGAAACAGATATAGTTAATTGGGAAAATACATATAACACAAGGATAGTTAGATGACAAAAAAGGTTGTATTTGCAGCCACCCCAATAGGCGACAACTCTCATATTGCTATTGCATTACAGGAGTACCTAAAGATAACTGATATAGCAATAGTTGAAACTGAAAAAGTATTTAAAAAATTTTGTTTGGAAAATGGTGCAAATATTTCACAAATATACGAAACTAAGGATAATATTAAGCAAATATTGGAAGTAATACTTAATGGATTGAAGGAAGATAAAAATATTCTTGTAGTTTCAAATGACGGCTATCCCACAATACAAGACTCTGGTATTGAATTATTACACAACTTAATTAGAATGGGAATAGATATAGACCTCATTCCTGGACCAAACTCGGTTTTGCAAGCATTGTTTTTTTCTGGTTTTGAAGGAAATAGGGGAGAATTTTATTTTGCAGGAAGGATCCCACAAGATAATACTTTAAATTTTTTAAATAATATAAAATCTTTAGATTGTCCTATTATTTTTATTTGTATTCCATTTTTGGATAAGTACATTGATGACATTGCAACAGTTTTTCCAGACAGAGATTTAGCGGTTTGTTGTGATATAAGTAAGCCGACACAAAAAATATTGAGGGGCAAGAGCAAAGAAATGAAAGAAATTTTAGAAAAACATAGAAAATTTCCATTTCATTTTGATATAATAAATGGATGGAAAACTAATATTCTTATGTTTTATTCTTATTATACACTTGTAATCTCTCAATCAAAATGATACTATATATATAGGAGGAAAAATGGAATCAAAGAAAAAGAGTCTGCTAAAAACACTCAGTTGGGAGACATTTCACTTAGTGGGTGTTGCAGGAATTATTGCAATAATTACATATATGATTACTGGAGAGGTAGAGTATGAATATGCCACTCTTGGAGCGCTTGGATATATTTTGTGGGAGTCTTTGGGCTATTACTTACATGAAAGAGTATGGGCTAAATACGGAAAGAAGGTTGGATGATGCGTATTAGAATTATTAGATTTATCGCAAGCATGCTTGGGTATGAGTTAAGTTCTGCTCCCCGTGGCATTACAGTTTGGCAATTGAGGAAGAAAAAGAAATAGTGCCAGCATATGAATATGACTGCATGTCCTGTGCTGTGCGGTACACCAAAGTAAGATCTATGTCAGAATCAGATCCAGGGTATAGTTGTGAGACTTGCAATAAACCCTTAGTTCGTGTATACTCAAGTATAGGGGTTACTTTTAACGGCTCTGGATTCTATAAAACTGACAATAGAAAGGTATAATATGTTTAGTATGCTTAAGAATAAAGAAGAAGGCGATGTCTGGTTGCTTGATGCCACTGACAGATGTGATCGCTGTGGCGCACAGGCGTATGTAAAAGTTATTGGGAAAAACAACTATGACCTATTATTTTGTGGACATCACTACAATAAGTCAGTAGACAATGCCGTAGGGTATGATAACTTAATGAAATTTGCATTACAAATAGTTGATGAAAGATCAAGACTAGACGAGAACAGAACCAAGGGAGAATCCTATTCATGATTGTTCAATTTTTTGGAATGGACGAAAAGACAAGAACTGATGTATCTATAGCCTATGCAGAAAGAACTAACTCGTGGCATGTATTGGATACAGATTTGCCAATGGCGGAATTACAGGCTCAGTATGCTCGATGGTTGAGGACCATATCAATTTTCTTTACAAAGGATTATAACTCATCTATAGTGGTTAGTGGATATTTTCCAACAAAAGAGGCACGTGATCAATTCAGAGATATTAGTGGATATATGCATTTATCTGATACCGCAAAGTTTCCAGACATTTCAGTTTGGATAGATACTACAGATAAAAAAGAATTTACAGATAAATTTGGTAAAGTTATTTCATGGGAAGAGCCAGAAGAAAATGAGTACGACCTTAGAATAACTAATACTGGCAATGAATATCTTGATGCACTACCAACTAGAGCATTTAGTGTTATTAAAAAATATGAGACATTTGACTGGAAGCCAGAGCAAACACTAATGGTTGGCAAGTTTCAGCCATGGACAGATTCGGATTTAGAAAAATATAACGAACTATCTAAAACTAGAAATGTTGTTATAGGAATAAGACACTGTATGGGAATGTCAGATGAGGATAAACTATCTATTGCTCAGGTCAAATCTATGATATTAAAGGATATTCCAAACGCAGATATAGTAGTACTTCCTAATATCGTGGAGGTGGTATAAGTTGTATATTTATAGAGTAAAAAAACTTATCGCTGTTGTTGATGGCGATACTATTGACGTCGACATAGATCTTGGGTTTAATGTATCATATTCACAAAGAGTAAGGCTTGCGGGTATAGATACTCCAGAGTCAAGAACTAAGGATAAGTTTGAGAAAAGCCTTGGCCTTGAATCAAAAGAATTTTTAAAAAATAAACTAAAAGATGCAGAGGGCATTGTAATTAAAACAGAAAAACCAGACTCGTCAGAAAAATATGGAAGAATATTGGGCTGGCTTTATGTAGATGGAGACACTGTATCTGTTAATGATCACATGATAGAGCAGGGATATGCATGGCCTTACATGGGTGAGACAAAGGTTAAAGACTTTGCTGCACTAGCACAACAAAAAGAAAAGGCAAAGAATGCAAGTAAATGATGATTTCGATAAATTAATATTGTCTGGTGCATTAGAGCCAGCAGGTATAGACCCAGACACTGGAGAAATGCTATATAACTTTACCAAAAAATTAGAAAAAATAAGCCCAGTTTTACACAGAGAAATACAAAATCTGTTCTCTACACATATAATGATTTTATGGGAAAAAGAAATAGTGGAGATGGATATTACTGAGGAAAATCCGTTAGTAAAACTTACAGAAAAAGCCTTTGATTATGATGCAACTAAAGATCTTGATGAGGAAGTTCTTTATACCCTCAAAGAGATAAAAAGAAGCCTATTGTAACAAGTAGTATAATAGTCTTGTTATGGAATATCTAGTAGGGTTTTTCTCAGCATTTTTAGTTATTTACTGTATTTTTAAATTACAGAGTAAAAATAATATATTAAAAGAACCAACCATAGAACCTATAAGATATAGCCAAAGCCACATCCATAACATAGTCTCCCCTCTGTTGCCAAAGTTTAAACATAATAAAAATAAAAAGAAAAGTCAAGCGTTTATGCACGAATCAAAGTACAGCATAAAGGTTATCATAATGGAAAACAGCGCCTATTGGATTAAAGATAATGTTTTTTATATGGCAGACATGAACAATGAAGGAATAGTTGATAAAGATACTACAAGAAGAGTTGACACAATGACTATGAGTAGGGTACAATTAGATAAAATGATGTTCATCATTGATAGATTACGAGAGGAGAATTATAATGATAGTAGTGGTTCAGGGAACCAACAACTTTAGTGATTATCAAGTTTTTCTACGTGCTATCGGTGTTGCACTATCTAGTCTTTCGCAAGACGATAAGCAGTTAGAAATATACAGTGTGGGTCCAGCAAAGACAAACACTATGGCCATGGAGTTTGTAAATGTTTCAGAGCGGAGCATGAAATCACGTGGCATTAAACTAAAACTAAGATACGTACCACCTTCATGGGTTATTGAAAATATAAACTCAATAAATTACTTTGCCTATTTGTCAACTCCTAGTGAGCCTAAAGGCAACTTAGTTAAAGAGGCAGAAAACAATAACATTGAAGTGGGAATTTTTAAATACTAAGGAAAAATATGTACATTAAGTCATTAGAAAAAATGGAATCAATTGTTGCTTCAAACAAGAGTTTGTCTTGGTCTGGATGGGATGTTGTAAACTCATATCCATCCGATAAAGCCAGAACATCTAAATACGGAAAGTATTTAAATGGAAAGTGGCACATGACAAAAACATTTAAGCCAGGTCCGAATGGCTGGGATATACCAGACAGGATGATCAGTAATGAACAAAGACCTTGAGAATAAACTTAAAGATTGTGATACTTTCTTTTATTGTCCAGGAACTCTTTCTGAGGTAAGTGAAGAAGAATTAAACCAAAATATATTTTCTAATGTAAGGTCTAAAATTGTTGAATTAGGATTTTATGCAGAAGATTTGCCTCAGCAAGATCCGTATCGTGCAGTGGGTATGGTAATAGAAGAGGATAATACCTATGTTCATTTCTTCAAGGACAACCTCAAAACACATTTACTTAGAAGAACAAAATCAAATAAAGGAGATATGTTTGTTTTTGTTGACTCTTTAAGTTGGTGGGTAGAGTCTGGAAGTGTTAAAAATTATTATTATAAAATCATAGACAAGCCTATTTTTGGCGAAGGCAATAAAAAATATAGGGCAGAAATAGTTTTTTCTGACAAGTATTTTATTGATGTATTTGCTGATAACGAAGATCATGCTATTGAAAATGCCTACAAGGTTGAAATGAATTCTTGGACTCATGACTGGCCTAAAGATGAAGAGTTGACAAATTTTCAAAGTGTAAGACAAAGTTTATGGGGTAAGAAAATGATATCTGTTAGGGAACACAATGCATAAATTAAAGTGGAAAGATAATGGGTCATGTTTAGATTATGATACTAATTTATTTTTTGATAAATACGAAGAATCAGAAAACTTTAGAAGCGCAATAGATGAATTGTGCACCAGATGCCCAGTAATGAAAACTTGCTTTTCTGTGGGCGTCTCTCAAAAAGAATGGGGAGTATGGGGCGGAGTTTATTTAGAGGGTGGAGAAATATCTAAAGAGTTTAATAATCATAAAGATGAAAAAGACTGGAGCAATCTTTGGGTTAGTTTGACCAACGAGAAATAACATGTTTGTATACGGAGACTTCATTGAGCCAAAGGTTTTAGAAGGTGTTAACCTACTATCTAGAACTAAAAAAGAAGATTTTGGCCCCACAATAACAAGGTTAGATGATCTTGACATTGAGGACTTAATCCAAGAAGATGATGTTCATATAGTTTTGTGGCACAAAAATTTCTTACATGCATTTTTTAATATGGTCTCTTATATTTTATTTTTCTTTAATAAAAACAAAAATGCTTATTTTTTAATAATATTAGGAATAGATGTTCACGATGGAGATTTGCAAATTCCTCATTCTAAATTTATACTTAATATGTTAACTAATAAAAAGGTTAGATACCGCCTAGTTAATATAAAAGATGAGACTGTAAAAGTAAAAGATGCAAAATATTTTCATACAGTTCCGTTTCAATCTTCTTTTGTTGATGATGTATACGATTATTGCAGCGGGTTTATTGATAGGTCTAAAAAACCAGATAAGATTATTTATTTGGCTAGATCAAAAGTAAAGCCCAAAGAAGAGGGATCTATTTTTCATGACAGAGATAGAGATACCTTAGTTGTAAAAAATGATTTAAGGGTTGAGGATGAAGACAAACTTATTGAATTTTTTATAGAAAATAATGTAGAAATAGTATACCCAGAAGATTTTAAAAATTTTGGAGAGCAGGTTAAGTTTTTAAATAATGTAAGGGTTATGATTTGTCCTTCTGGATCAGGAATGGCAAATATGATTTTTATGCAGCCAGGTGGGGTAGTAATAGAACTACAGACGCCAGTAGTAGTTTCTGCCAAGCAGCAGGTACATCCATTTTATGCTGCCTTTTGTTGGGCTAAAAAACATATATATATTACTATACCACATGAAAGAAAATCTGATACAATAATAGAATACTTTAAAAACAAAGGATTTTTAAATTATTTATGATAAGACAGCATCCAGTAGAGCCAGTGCACTATAAGGGTATTTGTATAATTGAAGATGACTTTAATGCAGGTAAGCCAATAATAACAGAAATATTAAAAGAAAATTGGCATAATGAAGAGTTTCGTAGGGAACTAACACAGTATGCTGATACCTTCCTAGAAGAAACTAAATTAAGAAAAATAGTAGTTAGATTTGAAACAAATTTTTTTCATAGTTTACTAAATACTCTAGCGCCAATATTATGGGAATATAAAAAAGACCCTAATATAGAGGTAATACTATTGCATCCAAGTAAAGAAATTTCTGCATTTCAATCAACTGGAACTTTTATTGTTCAAGTATTAAGAAATTATAATATTAAATTTTCCGTAACACAGATACATGCAAAGTATCCTCCTATATTATCAAATTTTTATTATTATGAAAAACTAGAAATGTGTGGAGATCATATTAATATACTAGACGATCTTATGAGTTCGTATAGAGATATATCTTTGCCTAATAATAAAAAGGTTTATGTTACAAGGGGCGGAAAGCAAAACTTAACAGTCACACAAATAAACCAAATGACACAAGAAGAGATAGATAAACTGCCATATAAAGATGACCTAAGAATAGATGATGAGATTAAACTAGAAAATTTATTTAAAAAACATGGTTTTGAAATAGTTGATACTAGTATATTTAAAACTATTGAAGATCAAATAAGATTTTTTGATCAGGTAGGAGTTATTGCTGGATTATCTGGATCTGGGTTGACTAATTTATTATTTATGAGGGATAAAACAACAGTAATAGAATTAAGCACCATACAAATAGTTAGACAAAAAATAGAATTTCACTATCATTTTTTCTTGTTAGCAACCTTATGGGCTAATAAAAAATATATATCAGTTCCTAACATTTCTAGAGAATATGGTAAAATAGAATACGAACTAGAAAAGATGCTAAATACACTATGACAAATATATTAATTCCTATGGCGGGTCTGGGTAGCAGATTTCCTATAGAAACTTATAAAACAACAAAGCCACTTATTAAAATAAATGGCAAAACAATGATAGAGCATGCAATAGAGTCTTTATCTATAATAGGTAATTATCATTTTGTTATAAGAGATAGTATATTTTTTGATGAATTATATTCTGTATTAAAAAGTATAGATAGTTCATGTAATATTATAAAAATAAATGAATTAACAAATGGCCCAGCAGAAACATGTCTTATTGCCAAAGATTATATAAACAATGATGATGAGTTAATTATTGCTAACTCAGATCAAATAATGTGGTGGGATTCTGATTTATTTTTACAGGTTGCCCGTAACTCTAAATATGATGGAATGATTGTTACTTACACATCAAGTACGGATAAAAACAGTTATGCTAAAATTAATAAACAAGGATTAGTAACACAGATAAAAGAAAAAGAAGTTATAAGCGACATATCATTAAATGGTATCCATTATTGGAAACATGGAAAAGATTTTGTTGACAGTGCAACAAGAATGATCTATAATAATGAAAGGTATAACAATGAGTTTTATGTTGGTCCAACCTATAACTCAATGATTATGGATGGCAAAAAAATTGGAATATATCACATACCTTCTTATCAGCATAACGCTGTTGGGGTGCCTTCAGACTTAGAACTATATATGGAGAAATTATGGAAATCAGAAGAATAGAAGACTTTACTAGGGGGTGGATAATTGGAAACTTTGATCCATCTTTACTAAAGACAGATAAGTTTGAAGTTGGTTTGCTTCGGCATAAGGCTGGAGAGGTTTGGCCAAAACATTATCACAAGGTTGGCACTGAGTATAATGTTTTAGTAAATGGCAAAATGATAATACAGGATAAAGAACTTAACTCTGGAGATGTATTTGTTTTTACACCAGGGGAGATTGCTGATCCTATATTTTTAGAAGACTGTACTGTTTTAGTTGTTAAGGTTCCATCACTACCAGGAGATAAATATGAAGTTTTATAGAGAGTTAGATGACCTAGAAAAGGATAGATGTGTTGTTGTAACCTATTACATTGAGGTAAACTCTGTTCATGGAAGACTTAATGACGCAGCATGGGATTTAGCAATAGGACAAAGTGTTGGCAATCCAAAGCAAAGAAACAACTGGGAAACAGACGACATATTTGAAATGTCTTCCTGTGTTATATATGATGAAGAAGAAAATTTAAAATCAAAATTAAACGGATTTGTAAAAATCGGATTTCCAAAAATAAATTCAGATTGGGATAATGACGGTATATCTCATTTATTGTGTCAAATAATGGGCGGTCAATTAGATATTAATATATTTAAAGTATGTCGTGTTGTTGATATAGAGTTTCCTGAGTCTGTAAAAAGAAGTTTCTTAAAACCAAAATACGGAATGTCTGGTATTAGAGAGTTTACTAATCAATATAATAAGCCGTTGCTTGGCGGAATCGTAAAGCCAAAAACTGGCATATCTGTAAAACAACTTGGTTATATTGTTAAAGAGTTAGTGGATGGTGGAGTTGATTTCATAAAAGAAGATGAGATTTTATCTAATCCGTCTTTTTGTAGACTAGAAGAACGTGTAGAGCACATTGCAAAAATAATTTCAGATTCTGGCAGGAATGTAGTTTTTGCACATTGCATAAACTCTGACCCACATGCTATTTTAGATAGAGCAAAGTTAGTTTATGAAAATGGTGGAAATGGAATACATGTAAACTTTTGGAGTGGATTTGGAGCCTATAACTCAATACGTAAGTTAGATCTACCATTATTTATGCATTTTCAGAAAAGCGGAGATAAGATACTAACCAATTCACAGCATAACTTTAAGATAGACTGGTACGTTTTATGTAAACTTGCTGCTCTGATGGGCGTAGACACAATACATACTGGTATGTGGGGAGGGTATTTAAGCGATGACGAAGTAGAACTAGATAGATCTATAAGGCTATTAAACGATAGTAATGTTGTTCCTGCCCTAAGTTGCGGAATGCACCCTGGGCTTGTAGAGGCTATTACACGTCGATTTGGGACAGAGTATATGGCTAACGTTGGTGGAGCCGTACACGGCCATCCTGAAGGCACTATAGGTGGTGCTAGGGCTATGAGGCAGGCAATTGATAGAGACTATAAGTCAGAATATATCAAGGCAATTGAAAAATGGGGCCTTGTAAATGATTAAAATATCACATAGAGGAAATATATTTGGTCCAAATAAAGAACTAGAAAATAATCCTGAATATATAAAGAAGGCAATATCATCTGGATATAATGTTGAGGTAGATTTTTGGGTAGTAGATAATGTGCTATATCTTGGCCACGACTATCCTCAGTACCAGATTGATCAATTTTTTATAGACTCATATGTAAAAAAAATATGGCTACATTGTAAAAATCTAGATGCATTAAATTATATAATCAATAAGCCAAAATATTATCAAGGATTTTGGCATGAGAGCGACAAGCATACAATAACTACAAATCATTATATTTGGACATACCCTGGTATGCCAGTAACAGATAAAAGTATTTTGGTATATTTAGAAGATCCCAGAAATAATGTACCAGACTTTATTGCTGGAATTTGTAGCGATTATGTTGGTCTGATATAATCGATATATGATAATTCAAATAATTGGGCTTCCTGGATCTGGCAAAACTGCACTAGCGGTAGCGCTAAAAGAGAGAATAAACGCTATACATCTTAATGCTGATGAGGTTAGGTCTACAGTTAATTCTGATCTTTCCTTTACACCAGAAGATAGAATTGAGCAAGCAAGACGCATGGGTGAGATGGCACGTCTTATTGCAAAACAAAATGTAGCACCAGTTATTGTTGACTTTATTTGTCCTACAGAACAGACACGAGAAGCATTTGGTGATGCAGATTTAGTAGTGTGGGTTGATAGAATTAAAGAAGGCAGATTTGAAAATACAAATAAGATTTGGGAAGAGCCTAGGATTTTTGATTTAAGAATATTAGATGGATACACAATAGAGCAAGAAGTTAATACTGTAATACAGGCTGGCGGATTGTTTGATTGGTCTGCTCCAACTACGTTGCAACTTGGACGTTACCAACCGTGGCATGAGGGTCATCAAGCATTAAAAGAAGAAGCACATAAAAGAACTAATCAGGTACTGGTTGGGGTCCGTAATACATACAAGACATCAGAAAAAGATCCTTTACAGTATAGCGAAGTAGAAAATTATATTAAACAAGATAATCCATTTAAGGATACCCTTGTATTAAGATTGCCTAATATTACAAACATTGTGTATGGTCGTGATGTAGGATATAAGATTGAACAGGTAACATTGCCTGATAATATACAGTCTATTTCTGCAACACAAAAAAGAAAAGAAATGGGACTATGAATAAATTAAATTATATTTGGTCTATAATTAAAGATAGATGGTTAAGGCCATATGATGATATTATATTAAGATTTAATACAAAGGCTGGGCCAGACGATCCGATGGTTTGGAGAATTTTTATTAATGGAAACCAAGTTTTGGCTAGTGATTTTGAATTACATGGATATGCTTATGCAGTGTCGTCAGAATATGAAGGCGATACAAAATATAATGTTGGGTGCAAGGGTCGTGTAAGGTGGGAAGGGACCAAAGCAATAATAACTACTGCTAGAAAGCAACCAGAAGAATTATTTTAATGTATACAGATGCTATGCGTAAAGCATTTAGGTCATTAGACCATTTTGCCCCAAAAGGATTTAAACTAGAACTGGTAGACAATGATAGTTTTATAACAGTTAGGGCACCAGAAAAATCTTTTATGTCTTTACTTGACACAGATAAGCGCCGTGCTGTAGAATATATGATAAGGGTTAAAAAGGCTCTTGAGGACAATGGCGCAGTTGTTCTTTTAGTACGTGAAGGCGGTAAATAACATGCAAACATTTCTACCATCTCAAGACTTTAGTCAGTCTGCTCAAATACTTGATTCAAAACGTCTTAATAAACAAATTTTAGAATGTTACCAAATACTTAATGTTTTATCTGGTAAGTCTCCTACAGGTGGGTGGCGTAATCATCCAGCAGTATTAATGTGGCGTGGGTTTGAGCGTGGTTTGTGGTCATATGTACAGGCTATGATTTTAGAGGCTAAGTCTCGTGGCATCAAGACAGAAAACAATGAGACAAACCTTAATAGACTTAAAGACCAATGTTGGAACGATTGGCGTAGTGACACTCCTTCATTTTGGTTTGATGATAATAAATTGTCTAGAATTACTACCACACATAGGGTTAGTTTGTTTAATAAAGATCCTCTATATTATGCAAAATTTCAGCCATATGTTAATAGTTTTTTTAACTCACCTTGTTGCCCAGAGCGTAAATTACCGTGCAAGTATTATTGGCCAACACATGAGGCACTAAATGCTTGATTTATTGATATTTGTAGTCGTTGTAGTAGTTATTACTGGCGCAGTAATAGAAAATATAAGGTTAAAAAATAAAAATATTGAGTTGATGTTTTTATTAGCGCAGTCAACAATAGATATGAATGCTATAAAAGATAAACTTATTCATACAAATGAAGATCCAGATAAAGATCATTTCATAGCATTTTTAAATGATACACGAGAGATGGCATATAAGTATATTGAAGACTTGCAAAATGAATTAGTTTTGTTTGCAAATATTTTAGAAAAAGAATCTGAGTCTCCCAATGACCTATCAGTTCCTAGAATAAAGAAAGCGTTTGAGCAATTAGAGCAAATGAGACCAAATGAAGACAGATAAGATAGTTATTGTTGGCGGAGGGTCCGCTGGATGGATGACAGCATCTGCTTTGATAAAAGCATATCCTGAAAAAGAAATAGTTTTAATTGAAAGTAAAGATGTTCCTATAATAGGTGTTGGAGAAAGCACTACATTTGAAATAAATGGATTCTTTAACTTTTTAGATTTAGATTATTCTAGTATTATGAAGTATACAAATGCTTCATACAAGGTTGCAATTGGTTTTACAAACTTTAAAACTAAAGACTCTAAAACATTTTATTATCCATTTGGGCACCCAAATTTAGATAAAGAGTTAACATGTTTTGGTTTAGATGATTGGTATTATAAAAAGGCTTTTTACCCAGAAACTGAAGATCAAGATTATGTTAGATATTTTTTCCCGCAGGCAAAAAGTATAGAAACAAATAAGATCGTGGTTGATCATATAGAGGACATGAATCCTTACCAACCGCATAGGGATTTGGCATTGCAAATGGATGCTACTAAATTAGGCAACTGGCTTGCAGAGTTTTATGCTATGCCACGAGGAGTAAAAAGAATTTGGGGTACAGTAAATAAAATTTACCCAAGCAATTCAGGAATACATTCTTTAGTTTTAGATGATGGCACAGAAGTAACTGCTGATTTATTTGTTGATTGTTCTGGATTTAACAGTATATTGCTAGGTAAGTTTATCAATGAAAAGTTTATCTCAACAGCAGAGTTTTTGCCTAACAACAGGGCATGGACAGCGCATGTTCCATATACTAATAAAGAAAAAGAGTTACAAACCTTTACTAATTGTACTGCTATTAATAATGGATGGGTCTGGAACATCCCTCTTTGGAATAGAATTGGTTCTGGATATGTATACTGTAATGATTTTATAAGTGATGAAGATGCTCTTGAGGAGTATAAGCAATACTTAGATTCTGATCAAATGGTGGTTCACGATCCAGAAAGATCAAAATCTTTAACATTTAAAAATATAAAAATACACAACGGATACTATGATAGATTTTGGGTTGGTAATGTTGTTGCTGTAGGTTTGGCAGCAGGGTTTTTAGAACCTCTTGAAAGCACTGGCTTATTACTTACTCATCAAAATTGCTTTACGTTGGTAGATGCTCTTGAAAGAGGATCAGTAACACAGTATGACATTGATAATTTTAATTATAAAACTAAAACAAGAATAGAAAAAATGTTTGACTTTGTAGGAATGCATTACGCATTGTCTCAAAGAAATGACACAGAGTATTGGAGAAGTGTTACCTCTAAGTCATATCCAAAAAATTATTTTAAATCTAATGTAGAATGGGCAAATAATAACGTAGACACTATCAAGGCAGGGTTTGGCATAAGACCATTTTATAAAACATATATAAGTCTTCTTGAAAAAATGTCTGATGCTAATAATTCTGACATTAAGAATAAAATGGAAAAATATTTTCAGAAAAGACAGGAAGCAAAAAATGTATGGGACAGTATTGTAGATAACTCTAAAACACATTTTCATATTTTAAAGGAAAAGTTTTATGAAGAACAAGGTTAATCTACGTGGTATCCCATCGTCATGTTGCTTAATGTGTGGCTCTAAAGTAATAAGAGTAAAGGTTATTTTTGATCCCTCAGATTATGAAATAGGGATTTATTTTTTAGACGGGGAATGCAATGAATGTGGTGCTTTAATGACAGTTCCAACTCCATTAGATCATCCAACTAACACAAAGGGAGAAAAATGAAGGAAATAGTTTTATCAATTATAACTGGTTTTGGATGTGGAGTTATCTTTGCTGCCTTTAAACTACCAGTTCCAGCACCACCAGTTTTTGCAGGAGTGGCTGGTATAATAGGACTATGGCTAGGTTACGATGCCATAACAAGATTCATATCCTAGGAGGAAAAAATGAAACTTAAAAAGTCACACAAAGAAATGTTGTCTTCTTATGGAAGATCTTTTGCAGTTGCTGCAGCAACATATGTTGCACAAGGTGATGGAGTTACTCTGACTGGCGTATTGCTTGCTGGTGTAATTGCAATAGCAGGACCTGCATTAAGAGCAGTAAATCCAAAAGATCCAGCATTCGGATTGATTGCAACTGTAGTCGATTCAGAACTAAAGAAGTTAGCAGAAAAGGCTGCCCCTAAAAAGAAAGCCACTGTAAAAAAGAAGTAGTTCTATAAAAGGGATGGGCTATTCATTGTAGTAGCCCATCTTTATTTTTTCATAAAGTTCGTAGTCTAAGTTTTGATTTTCTTTTATTGTATTTATCATGCTCTTAGGTATTGTATTAATAAAATCTTTATTCTTGCCTACATTCTCAAATGGTTTTTTGATAGGAAGATAAACTCCAAATTTTTTTGAAGTAATGTTGTTTAATTTTGATAAATCTTTTTGATTTTCCACTATCTCAATATAATTAATATTTTGTAATGCATCGTCTATATTATCATAAACCATAACTAAATCATTATAAGATAGTGCTCTAGTTTTATATTCTTCATAAGTTATTTTATTTTCACATAACAAATTATAATGTGGCGTAAGGTCTTTTATATTTAACGTACATGTAAGATGTTTGTGCTGAACATTATTTTGTTTAGGATCATGCATAAAGTAATCTAAATCATCTAACGTAGGATTATTGTTTTGATATAAAAAGTTACTCAAAAATCTTTCTGTAGGTTCTCTTAATATTGTATAGGTTAATAGTTTTTTATTAAAACTTTTGAATAGTTCTACTGGATATAATGCAAAATGACCACTAACAAAATCACACTTTATCATTTCATCATCATTAATGTATTGTAAAAAGTTACTGTACATTCTTTTTTGGTTAAATCCATGCAATAAAGGAACCTTTATAGACATTCCAGAAGTTTTAGGTATATGAAGAAAATAAAAAGATTGCTTAGGGCTATACTCTTCGTCGTCTACGTAGTTAATTTTATAAACTACTTGATTGTTTTTTAAAATAAAACCAGGTTGCACCATCCATGCTGGAAAATTATTTTGTAGACACTCTACCTGATCTTCTAAATCATATACTGTTTCGTTTATAATTTTTCTTAAAGTCATAGTTTTTTGTCTTCAAATTGATACTGAAGGTCTGTTGTATATGGAAACTCTATTTGTGCAAATCTTGTCTGTCTTTCTTTTTCTGATATCTCTGAGAAGAAAGATACAAAGGTATACCTAACGCCAGATTTAATTGCATGAATTTTATGCATATAACTATATGCTGATGGAAACACAAACAACTGACCAGCCTTCGGCTTTATCTTAACTCCAAAATGAACAAACTCTAATTCTCCACCTTCGTAATCATCATTTGGGTAGTACACCATAGATACTGTTCTAGGTGTTCCATATGAATCGTCTGCATGCATAGAGAACCATTCTCCTGGCTCGTACCTTGATATTCTCATTGCTTCTCTGCTTAGTGGGGCAAGATCCCATTGCCATAAATAGGAATCAATAACTTCCTGAAAATTTTCAACAAACTTGGGATGATTCCAAATCCAACATGTTTCTGATCTTTTACCATTTAATTCATCATAATAGTCTTCACGAATCCACTTTCTGTTTCCACGTTCATTAGATTCCCAAAACTCATCTTTACTTATTTCATTAATAAAATCCATGGAATCTGGCCATACATTATCATAAATGTGCATGCCAGGAAATGGTGATGAGAAATAAAACCTTTCTCCATTCCTGCTTTCTGTAAAACCTTCTTGTTGGTATTTAAATTTAAGCGGATCCATATTTACTTTCTCTTTTCTTTTTTGTTAGGCCATATTTGAAAAGGTATGGCACCATGTTCCGTCTGGCTTTAATGCTAGGGCGTGTCTAGAACTTTCGTCTTCTGGCAATGTATAGTCAAAAGCATCTATAGCAGTAGCCCCTCTTTCTCTTGCCTCTGCTGCTGCTTCTTTAGGAAATTCAAAGCATCCAACACAGACATCATCTACTAAAAGTGGATACTTGTTTTCTTCGCATCCGAATGATCCACTTTTTTCAATTTTAAATGTAGACATTACTTAAGAACCCACTTGCCATCCTGGTATACAACAACAACTTCTTCTGTTGACTCCAGATTATCGATGTCAAATGCGACTACTTCTGTAGCACCAAACTCTTCTCTAGCGTGGTTAGCAGCATCCTTTGGTAAATAGAAACAGCCTACCTGCTCATTATCTTTAAATAGTGGGTATTGTCTTTCACGGCAGGTCCCCGTACCAGCACGTCCTACTTTAAAAGTACTCATAATGACATTATAGCATATTTTTTCTTAGCAGCCCCAACCTTATTGTATAAATAAAGGTCTACATTATTCAATTCATTTATTCTGTTGATCCAGGAATCTGGGATAGAAAAGTCCAGCGGGTTTGGTTTTGGTGTGTTATGTCCAGACCACTCATAATGTGATATCGCATTATTTATTTTGTATTTTTTCTTAAAAACGGTATTTAAAAAGTCAATCATTTTATCTCTATTTTCAACAGTCTCTAATAGATTAGACTCAATAGCATTATCTATTTCTGACTGATCCATATTGTATTCTTTTAAACACCAGTTTGCCTTCATTTTATCTATAGGTTCTTCAAGTTTATTCCATAGGTCTACATCTACATAACCTAATAGGAATTTTGACTGAATATTTGATGTTCCAGGGTAATATGATTCATCATACAAAAATTTTTCCATATAAGACTGAGGTGTACCGTATACGGAACCAACTATTTTTGAATCAACTACTGTAAGCCCCTGCCTATACATTAACCAAAACCAACTTAGCCATTGTTCCTTGGGATCCCTAATAAAAGAAAATGACATAACATCATCTATGTATTTTTGTGGTAATTGTCCAATATGACCCGCAATGTATTGTTTGTTTTTAAACTCTTCAACGTCAATTTGATCTGTAGGCTCAATAATATATTTGTTTATTCGATCATCATTTTTAATATAATGATTTATTACTCCGCCTGAAGTTCTGGGTATATGGTTATGAAATATAGTCACATAATAATTGTATCATATGGTACAATAAAATTATGCATAAAATACTTGGCCCAGGAATAGTATTATTTGATAATTTTTTTGATCAAGAGTATATTAGTTTTATAGAAAATAATATATCTGATCATTTTCAATTAAAAATAAACAATCCAAATGGAGACATTGTAAGAAAATCTTATTCTATACAGTTGAGTGATATAGAGCAATTAGATAATAATGCAAAAATTTTGTATGATGACTTCAAAATTAAACTTGAAAACTGCATAAATATTTATAAGTCTTTATATAATGTGCCAAACATGATGCCAGATTACGGGGATGATTCTAGACCAATGGTGACTTTGTTAAAATATGAAATAGATAATTCTGTTATTTTCCACAGCGATACTCTTGGCATGGACAATAGAATTGGTGCTGCTTTAGCATATTTAAATGATGATTATGAAGGTGGAGAATTAGAATTTAAACATTTTGATATTAAAATTACACCTCCTAAAAATAGTCTGATTATGTTTCCTTCTAACTGGCCTTATACACATAGGTCAAACCCAATAGTGTCTGGCAAAAAATATGCAATAAGATGTTTTTTAGTTAGTAAATAAAGTTTGGTGGATCTTTTAGTTGCTTTTTTAATCTTCTCATATAGTTCCACTTTTTAAATTTTCTGTATATTTTTTTAAAAAACATTCCATTTCTCCTTTGCTGTTTTTAAAAAGCAATTAGCATAATACATATTAATTAATGTACCAGCATGACCATCTCTTTTCTTTAAGTCATGCTCAGTTTTTTGCCACCCTGATTGATATTGGGTTGCAACATAATCTACTTGATCATCTATATTCATGGGCACATATGAACTATCTATCATTTTTAATGTTTTTAAATTTTCTAAATCATTAAAGTACCAAGTAGACCACAAAATTTTGATATTATTTGAATTGCAGTAATCTATAAAAAGTCTCCAACCAACAACAAAATTCATAAGTGATTCAAAATATTCATTTTTAGATAAAATACCTATGTCTTCTTTTTCCGAAGGGCCACCAGATGACTTCGGATACCTTTGCATATAGCAATAGTCGTTATTGTTTATTGTGTCAAATTCAAACCTTCTAGATATGTTTGGCAACAGAATAAAAATATAATCTGGTTTACTATACTCACGTATATATATTCTTATATTATCTATTATCATTTGCCATCCCCAACCAGACCTGGCTAAACTGTACAATGTCTTGTCTTCAACATTAGAGTTTTGTAAAAAAATGGTTGGCCAAACAGTTTCTAGATTACCGCCTATGCCTTCGGTTTGCGAACATCCAGCAAATAAAATATGTGGTCTTGAAGGATTTGTTGTAAATTCACTAGATCTAAAAAAATTTGAATTATATTTATATAAAACAGTTTTGTCATCTATAACGTTAGTTTTAATTTCAGATTTGGTTATAGTTTCTTCAAAAACATTACTTCCTTTATGCCAAGATAAATCAAATTCATTTGATATTGTATTAGACATTCCTTGATTAGAAATGTCTTTTTTTAATATATAATCTTTATCTAAACTCACCAATCTCTCCTAAGATAGATATCATAAAATCCTAATTTATGAAGAGCGAGTGCATTAACAGACCAATTTTTATTGTAGTGTAAAAATTCATTTACTGTTTGATATGTTCCATATTGAACTCCATCTATTATTCCATCATAAATTAAATAATCATTTAGTCCTATTATTCCACCAATTGGAATTAATTTAGAAGAGTCTGATAAAACTTTTCTTGTTGCTGCTCTTCCATTATGAATGTCTATGTATATATAGTCATACTCTCTGCCTATAAAGGTTGGAAGAATATCTTCTGCATCCCCTTTATATGTTGTAACGTTTCCGTATTTTAAAAATTTATTTTTAATAAAATCTTCTGATTCTTCAGCAGAAAAATCATATGTATGCTTTATAGGCTTACATTGGCATTCGCCAAACCTTCTCCATGACCAACATTTCATATCCTGATCAAACCTACAAACCAAATCAATAACCGATGGTTTGGCGCTTTCACAAACTAATTCAGAATAATATCCCCAGGCAACTCCAACCTCCATATATCTTAATCCTTTTTTTAGGCTTTTGATATACTCTTCCCTTGATTTAAAAAGTAGTGCACCATCTAATTGATCCTGACTTAGTTCTCGTGGATCCTCTATTTCATCCTTATTTAATTTTCTAATTTCATCTAAAGAAAAAGATTCTACTATTTTTTTTGACATACCGCTATTTTTTTCAACCTGCTCAGTTATACGTTTTTGCTCGTCTGTTAATGGCATAATAATGATTATACACTATGATATAATAAAGTATTATGAAAGAACCAGTCAAAGGCCCAGCATATGAGAAATACATGGAACTCAAAAAATCTCAAGAACCTATATCAAATCAAGATTTTGTTCCATTTATTGTAGATAATATTTTCTCAAAAGAAGATATAGAGCATTTATATGAAATTGTAAACAATACTCCAGAGGATAAAACTCAGATCCAAAAATGGGGCGGGATGAAAGCATGGCATATAGATTTAGGCCCAAGGATTAAAGACAAAATAAACGAAGCAGTAAAAAGATCTTTGGGTGATAATGTTAGACTGGTTGATGATCACTCATTTGCTAGATATAGCATGGAGTATGGATGGATGACTAAATTATTCCCGCACACAGACATGAGAGATAAGCAAAGAATAACCTTTGACATACAAATTAGAGCAGACGAAGAGTGGGGCGTAGTAGTAGAAGATGTAGAATATTTTCTAGAAGACAACCAAGCATTGGTTTTTGCTGGAACACAACAACCTCATTGGAGAAGAAAGAAAGAATTAAAATCAGGTAGCCATCAGGACATGATATTCTGTCATTTAGAATATGTAGAAGATGTGCCTTATGATGATCATCAAGATCAAATACTTCATGAAAGAAATAGATTCTTTTCTGAATATTATGATATGCATCCAGATCCAAGTACTTTTTACTAATATGAAAAATGTAGAAGACTCTATAAAAGAAGTATTATTTAATATAGGAAAAGAAATTAAAGTACACAAATTAATAGATGGAAATCTTATATTAGATATCGATTACGATAAATATGCTGATGAGTTAATGCAGTTATTTAAAAAGTATTTAAAAGAAAGTAATTTGCGAGATGTATGGTAAGTTATATCTAATTGGATCCCCAATAGGGAATAGTTTAGATGTTTCCAAAAGACTGCTGGACGCTTTTTCTGACGCTAAATATATTTGTGTTGAAGATATAGATAGGTTTAAGGAATATTGTAATTTAAATAATTTTTATTATAGTGCAGAATTAATAGACATATGCTTTTCTTTAAACAATAACAGAGAAATGAATATTAAAGAAAAAATTATTTCATTGCTTAAAGGTGGAGAAGATGTTTATATAATATCAGATGAAGGAATGCCTGGTTTAGCAGATCCTGGTGAAATATTAGTAAAAGAAGCAATAAAAAATAATATAGAAATAGTAACAACTCCTGGCCCATCCACTGTAGTAGCAGCAGCATCTGTATGCAATGTTCTGAACAACTTTATATTTGAAGGATTTATGTCTAATACAAACTCTGACAGACATGAAAAATTTAAATTTTTACAAACATCACCTGCACCAATGATCTTTCTTTTACATAACCCAAACACTAGACCTATAGACAGTGACGATAAAATTCATATGATACATAACTGTTTTGATGCTGATGTTTTTATTAAAGAATGTATTTCTTTTTTTGGAGAAGACCGACGTGCTGTACTTTGCATAGATCTAACAACTTCAAAACAAAAAGTAATAAGGGGATTGCTAAAAGATATAGAAGAGTATTTATTAAATAATAAAGTTTTGGGTAATTTATGCTTAGTCGTTGATGGAATTACAAATCAAAAAATAACTATTTAGTATTTTTACCATATTCGCCATACTTACCAAGAACTGCTTTAATTGTTCCATCTTTACGAAGACGAACAATCATTCCATCTTTGATTTGTATTGGATTAAAAGGATGCTTAGATCTAAATTTACCAGATGATTTTCTTTTTGACATTATCTTTTCTTTCTATCGAAGGCTGAACCTTCCCAAATTGTTTTCTCTACTGGAATACAGTTGGGTACCATCTTGCCATTTTTTTCTTTCATGCCACGCTGAACATATCCTTCCCAACAAGGGGCTTTCTTTTCTACTTCATCTGGGCAGCATTCATTATTTAAAGACTTTATATTGCCTTCAGACCTATTGATTGCATAGATTTGTCCTGCAGCATCAGCACGAGTTTTATGGCACCCCATAACCTCTCCTGTGTCTTTTACAGCAGGGTATCCAGAACATCCATGGGAACCTTTAGCACCTACATGATATGGCATAAGAATATTATAGCATGGCAAATGAGCAGTTTATCCACATGCTCAGGTGGTCAGTATGACAATACTGTTACTTACTTGATTTTGATAGTTTTTGGTTTCTTTTCTTCGGGGATGTTTCTTTCCACAAAGACGCTAAGAATACCGTCTGCCATTTCAGCACGATCAACCTCCATATACTCTCCAAGAGCAAAGGTGCGTGTGAACTTACGAGTTGCGATACCCTTATGTAGGACGTTAGTTGAGTCCTCTTCGGCTTTCTCACCCTTGATAATTAAACTTCCATTATCCACAGAAACCTCTACCTCATACTTGCTAAAGCCAGCAAGTGCCAAAGATAGTTTGTAAGTGTCCTCATCAAGTTTTACCACATCGTATGGTGGATAAGATTGACGAGTTGCCTCACGATGGATATTTGAAAGACGGTCCAACTCTCTGTTGAAACCAATAAAAAATGGATCCTTAAATAGATCCAATGCAAATGAACTTACCATTATTTTCTCCTTGTTAAGCGAGTCATTTTATACCCCCCTTTGGGCAGGTACATTAATATTATATCACAAACTTCCTATAAAGTCTATATTAATAACACACCTATAATCACCTATTGAGGGGCTTGAAGATGCATGGTATGTTCTTCCGTCAAATACTACAGCCTTTCCAGATTCTGGAGATACTCTAGACATAACAGTTAAATTATCTATTTTAGAACCGTCATATTTTTCATTAAAAAATATTGTATCTCCATCTGAATCATTTACATAGTACAAGAATACTAGATGATCTTTATCTGCATCTACATGTGGATAATGTATTCCAGCATCACAATTTTTTAATATCATATTTGCTTTAATTCTAATAATATCATCAACTCTTATATTATTTTTTTTAGCAAATTGATTTAATATGGATATACAGTTATCTGCAAAAGGAGATTGTTTTTGTTTATTAAACATAGCCATATGGACAAACTGTGGACTATCAACTATATTGTCGCCATCTAAGATTGCATAATTATCTGTTTTTATATTTGTAGATTTATGAAATATCCATGGAAAATTCCATTTTGGATCTTCGCACATAACATTTTTTAAATGCGTTACCTCTTCTAAAGATAAAAACTCTTTATCTACTATCATTAAATCATTGTATCACATGGTGTATACTTGATATATGAAATATGGAAAACTTTTTTTAGTTGGATTACCCGTAGGCAACTGGGATGATATGTCTAATAGAGCATATCAATATATTAAAGATGCAAAAAATATAGTAATTGAAAGAGAAGAAGCATTTGAAAGAATTTGGCCAGCACTAGGGATGCAAAAGCCTAACGTAAACACAATATCAATAGAATATGATTCAGATGGTGGTGAGCCAGGAGAAGCATATGAATTACACAATATGGAAAAGGTTTTGTCTATATTAAAAAGTGGAGAAGATGTATATTTAATATCAGATGAGGGAATGCCAGGCGTTGCTGATCCAGGCGCTAGAATTGTAAAGAGATGCATATCAGAAGGAATACATATTACATCTACTCCAGGACCATCTGTTGTAATGGCAGCAGTTGCAGTTACAGGTACCATGCATAACTTTATATTTGAATCATTTTTGCCTTTTGTTAAAGATGAAAGGTTATTGTTTTTAGAAGAAAGAAAAGATTATAGATACCCAATGGTTTTGATGCTAAGAAATGCAAAACGTGGTCAAGAATTTCATGATGAGATACCAAACTTTTTGGAAGAAGCAATTTCTATATTGGGAAAAACAAGAAGGGCTGCTCTTTGTTATAATCTAACAATGAATAACGAAAAAGTTATACATGATACATTAGATGGACTAAGATTATACTTTAACAATGAGCCAAGAAACATATTAGATCAAGTCTGCATCGTAATAGATGGAAAGTATAACACTATGAATTAAAATAAACCAGAGTGCGAGCCATCACAAAATGGCTTGCTCTTTGATGTATTACAAACACATAGTTTTCTTCTTTTTAAACTACTAGATTTTAAAACTATTGTTTCGCTAGTGTCACAAACCTTCACAGTAAAATCATCATCTACAGAAGATATAATTTCTGCAGCCTTTTTATTATACTGTCCTTCGTCAGTTATCATGACTATCATTCCTGGTCTCATAATTCTCCTTTTTAAAATTATACCAGAGCCTCCTGTAGGATTTGAACCTACGACAACCCGCAGCACTAACGGGAATCGAACCCGTCTTTCCGCCGTGAAAGGGCGATGTCCTAACCGATAGACGATAGTGCCATTGCAGGAACAGTAGGAATCGAACCCACACTAACGGGTTTGGAATCCGTTGTGCTACCACTACACTATGTTCCAGCGATCCGTATCGGACTTGAACCGACGACCTCTACCGTGACAGGGTAGCGTTCTAACCAACTGAACTAACGGACCTTGGCTGGTCTGGCAGGTCTCGATCCTGCGACATCTCGATTAACAGTCGAGTGTTCTACCAACTGAACTACAGACCAAAGTACTTAATTGTAGCACCCCTGGCAGGAATCGAACCTGCGACAAACGGATTAGAAGTCCGCTACTCTTCCGCTGAGTTACAGAGGTCTGGTACATCTGGAAGGACTTGAACCTTCGGCTCTCCGCATATAAGGCGGGTACTCTAACCAACTGAGTTACAGATGCGTACCCCTGGTTGGATTCGAACCAACGCTTGCACGATTTTAAGTCGTGTGCCTCTACCACTGGGCTACAAGGGCTTGGGTGCCAGTCACGCTACCCGTTTTTACGGCGAATATAACTACTGGCTCTGCTCCTTAGATGCTGTCTGCTTGGGCCTGTTCGACACAGGTTATCCAACGACTACCACCAGGCTGGTTTCAGGGCAGTTGTACTCATCGAGAGGTCGAATTCCTGATGAGCCTTGTAGAGCAGGTAGGACTCGAACCTACGATAGCCGAATTATGAGTTCGGGGCCTTGACCAACTTGGCTACTGCTCCATTATTTAATTATAGTTTGTGCTATGTTGTTTGTCAAATACCGTTGTCTTCAAGTCTTCGTAATATTTCTGCGGTATCTGGATCATTAATCATTTTCTCTATTGCATCTCTAACTACTGGCCTTGTTTCTGGCAGGGAATATAAATCTTTATTCGTAATCTTATTTAATAGTTCCATTAGCCTTACACAATCATCATGTCTATACCATGTAGAACAGTATAGTTTTTCATCATACTCAACAATATTCGGACAAGACTTATAGTCTTCAATGATCTGGTCTATAATGACCTTCTGTGCCTTTTTACAGCCATTACAAGGGCAAGCCCAGGTCATTCATCACTCCCATAAATTATGTCCATAATGTCTGCAATACCTTTTTCTGGCAAATCATGAAAATAATATGTACCTTCATCTTTTAAGTTCCATCCACGCCAACCATCAGGCTCACACCAAATTGTAGAAACAGTTTTCATAGAATCTGGATCTTCCAAGGTACGAGAAATAGAGTTATACCAATCGACTTCTGAAAAAAGTGCAATGCGAAGGCTATCCCATTTAAATAAATTATCTACAATCCAATTAATCATAATACGGACCTAACTAAAAATCCAATAATGAAACATGCCAATGCAATAGACCAATAATAGGTTGTTCTTAAATATTCAATGATGATATCTTTTTTAACTTCATTAGGTATAACAATTTCATATCCCTCTTTGTCTGGGTCTGGAAATGTATGCTGTTTCATCTATGCTCCTTTATGTGTCTATTAAGTGTATCATGGGCAAAAATACCCCACCTAACCTCTATCTCTTTTTTGCAGGCTGGGCATATAATAAACCTATTCATATAACCATTATATTCTCTATAGGAATAAAAGTCAAGTACAATATATTATATGGCATATAAAACTGATATTTTAAATAATAATAGGGATATTCTTAGCCCTAATACTATAGTAAATACCAGAATGCAGATGGTTTTTAACTCTAATAAAAGTAATAATAAAATGGATTCTGGATATTGGGAAGATGATTATTATTATACGCATAATGTGCATACAATGAAACTTAGTATAGACTTATTATATAAGTTAAACAAACAGGGTTTTAGATGCAATAATTTTAAGCCAGTGGATAAGAAAAAGTTTACGGTTTTGTATAGCGGATGCTCAGTAACATTTGGACAAGATCTACCAGAAGAGATGTTATGGACAAAACTAATAACAAAAGAATTATCTAAAAATAAAGATGTTGAAGAATATAATTTGTCTATTATGGGTGGATCTATATTTTTAACACTTAGCAACATATGTGCTTTTATTAATACTTACGGAATGCCAGATTTAATAATTGCATTAATGCCAGATATAACTAGAACAGTTACTTTTGATCCAGTGACATCAGAATTTTTTGATTTAACTCCTAGAACACAAAAGCCCGATGCTAAAAATTTTGTTGATCAACTGATGCCAGAAAATTTATTATTAAATAATTTATTAATGCTTAAATTATTAGAGTTATTATGCAAAAATGCTGGCTCTAAGTTTTTAGTTTCTACATATGATGGTTTAACTGAGGATTGTTTTTCTATGTTTGCCAACGATTTAGATTGCTGGTTTGATTCTAAAAACTTAATAAGTGGTCCAAGGTCTGTTAAGCAAGACTATGAGGAGCACGAATCTCCGTATTGGAAAATAGCAGGGGATGGTAGACATCCAGGTGGTGGGTGGCATGAAAGATTTGCAAAACGAGTGCTTGAGGTTTTATGACGTTAAACATTAATGAAAGTATATATAAAAACATAACTGTTTTTGATCATTCACAATTTCATATCAAAGGTGTTAATGGATCTATGCTAACCAGAGAAGGGTACTGGGATAATGATTATTTTTATACTAAGAGCACAAATGCTGATGATATAACATATAAGATAAATAAAGACGGATTTAGAACAGACAACTTTGAGCCTTTAAATAAAGACAATTTAAACATATTGTACAGTGGATGCTCTTTTAGTTTTGGACAGGATATCCCACAAGAATTTAGATGGTCTGATTTTACAACAGAATACTTTAAAAATATAAAAGACACTAAAGGCTATAATCTTTCTATGATGGGTGCATCAATTCATTTAATAATAAAAAATATATGCGCCTTTATTAATAAATACGGAATACCAGATGTGCTAGTAATGATATTGCCAGACATCCATCGAAAGATGATTTACAGCACATACATAGATCAGTTTATACCAGCCCAATTAAACTTCTATAAAGACAATACGGTTGACTGGATGTATGAGGAGTTATCAAAGTATAAAGAAAACTATATACCGCAAGAAAATGCAATAGTTTATTTGACAATGATAGATTTATTAGAAAATATATTCAAGGCAAATGGCTCTATATTTTTGTGGAGTACTTGGCATATTGACTCAGAGTCTGTATTTGATAACTTTGCTGAACAATATAGTTCTTATTTTAAAATACCCACATCTTATCCAGATTACACAAAAAAGGATTACGGTAACAGCGATGTAAAGTATTGGTTTTTGGCTGGCGATAATCAACACCCTGGCGGTGGGTGGAATAAAGAAGTTTCTGAAACAGTTATAGACCTAATAAACAAGCGCTTAAAGTTCGGCGGTAAATAGAAATATCAAACCATTTTATGCTAGACACTAGCACTAGGGTTTAATAGTTCTAGTATCCACCTTATCATAATGCTCTAATAGTCTTTCATCTATCATGCCCTTTAAGACTATCTCTGGATACATTAATCCCTTGAATGCATCCTGATATGGCTCAACCCATACATTAAATGGAATTTGCCTAGACATTATCTCATCAAACAAAGACTCTTTGCCAGTTTTGGTTTTCCAGTTATCATCCTCAAGGGCAAAATGATTAAACAATGCCTTAGTCAAACCATCTATATCTTTAAGAGATTCATAGTTTATTATGGTTTTAGCATTGTCACATATATAATCCGAATATCTTCTATATTTTTCTAATGCTGCAGGTGTTTCATATCCTTGATGAATAAGATCAGCAATGGCCTCTTGTGGTTTTCTGCACAGGCCAATAATGTGATCTACATCATCTTCTGGCATATCTGGTCCAAATGAATACTTAAATGAAACGTGAGGGATTTCAAACTTAATCTGGATATATTCTCCAACAGTTTCTTTCATTCCAGGCAGGGTAAGTAAATGAACTCTCATATTTTATCCTTTATAACAGGATCTAACCTATCCCAATGACCATATGGACTGCCTTGATAGACTTGTCCTGTTTCCCTATCTATCAATAACCATTTAGTAGGTGCTTTGGTTTTTACCAAAAGTTCGACGGGATCTGTAAGTTCTTCGTAATCCCTATTAGCCCTATTACCCAATAGCAATCCCTACTATAGTAAGAATAACAATGATAGATCCCAATAGAATCCAAAAAGCCTTGAAGTTGGCATCTGCCTTATCTTTGTCCATAATCACCCCATATACATGTAGATAAAATGTCTTTTACAAACATCGACGATAACACCAGTAGTCTTATCTGGTTGAGTATATTCTGGTTTGTTATCACAATAATAACATTTCAATGTATCAGACATCTTTCCATTATAGCATTAACCGTGTTCATACCATGATGGTGTAGGTTCGTCATCTAGGGCTTCAATTATCTCTACCGCCAATCTTTTAGATAGAGAGTCCTTATGCTTACCCTTTAGATGTTCGTGTATTATTTCTACAATAATATCAACTTTTGAGTCGTGAGATATCATTGGTTTGTCCTAATCATAAAAAATAAAACTTTAACATAATCGCCATCATTAAATATCATTTCTGGTCTGTGGTGATACTGCTCACATGGACTAAAAATGATAGCATCATTCTTTTCTAGGCTCACACAGTCACCTTCCAGACATATTGGCCAATCAACATTTGAATCCAATAGGTAGTCAAAGGTTAGGCCATTCTTGGTATGGATAGGATCCTTGTGTGGTGGAAGATTAGGGTTGGTGTGTTTGTTTGTGTATTCACCATAGGTTATGGCATTGATGTATTTACCCTCATCAAAATATGAAAGCACACGGTCACATATTTCTTTGGCAATAGGGTTTAGGTTCTCAAATGCTGCTGTCCCATTGGGAGTTAAAACGATATCTTCCCTACCTCGTTCTGAATACCTGCTATCCAATTTGTCATAGTTATCCAACACGAGTTGGTTTATAAAATCTATTTGTGGCTGCGTAAATACGTCTTTTATCATGGCAAACTTAATTATAGCATCGCTTATTTTGAAAAATAAATCTTACTGTTATTTTATATGTGGAGTAAAGTGGAGGATAGTGGAGAGATATGGGTAATGAAGCGCTTTTTAATGCGGGGATCGTAATGCCAAACCATCAAACCCTATATCCATCAAACCCTTATACCATATATGCCCCATATCTGTCAAACCATATATCAAGGTTTGGGCATTATATCTGCAAAACCATGGTTTGTCAAGTATCTTCGTAATAGATTTATGCAGAAAAATTGCCAAAAGTCTGGGAAAATTCCAATAAGTTCGTAATACTTTTTATTATGTTTGAAAATGTTTTAAAACCAGGAAATATGGTTTGTTATTGCTTATTAGGGGGATATATGGTATGATCGTAATCTTTTTTAGATCCCGCCCCGTGTTCGGCCCGCCACTCGTCCCTGTCAAAAACGGGCGGGATAAAAGAGAAGTACTTACTAAGACCTATAAGATGAGTAAAGGCTACAAAGGCATTATGCAAACCTCTATCATCATCATTTGCTTGGTTTGGATAATTAACTCTATAAAAATGTCTTGGCATACATATAATCATAACACCATTTATCATGGTTTGGGAAAAATATGGTTTGGATCGTAATCCTATTTTGGGGAAAAATGGTTTGGTATCGTAATGGTTTGTATAACTAAAATAATATGCCGACCACTTTCGTGGCTACTTGTCAAATCCCATTAGCAATTCGTCAAGTGTGTCAAACCCTGTGTCTTCTATCTTTAGAGCCTCTAAGAATAACTCCCAAGTTTCATTGACATAGTTCATTACCATATCATTACTAGGAACAACTTCTTGACTAACAAAAAATGCTAGGGGCAAACCCATGTCATTATATTGTATGAAGTCAGAAAACTCAGCATCATCTTTATAGTTCAACCACAGGTCTGCCAGAATATTACAACGACTAGAAAAGTCTGTATTGGTATTGCTCATTGTATTTCTCCTCTTTGTGATGTTGTGCGCTTTCTGCGATTGTGATAAGTCTATTATACGATACTGTTGGTGCTACCTGCGCTAAATACTGCCCAACCTGCTCGATGTCAAGTCGCAAGTCAGATACTAAAGTGGCAAGGCGCATGGCAACTCGTTCCTCGTCAGTTAGTCTGTGTCTGCGTGTAGTCATAGTTACTCCTATTCTATCAAAAAAGTGGGAGGGGCGCAAGGCACAACGACGAAAGGAATAAACCAAACCTTACGCCCCAAAGTTATTATTTTGTAATTAACTGAGCAGAATGATAAGAAATAAAATCAGGAATTGAGTGCCAGTCTTCACCGCTGCCCACGGTACCGTCTGTGAAATCTATTGTGATTGGATGGTCCATGAATCCCTGGTCTGAGGGGTCACAGGCATAAATTCCATATCCAGTCTCATCTAAGATACTATCCTTGATAATGTAACTGATAGCCATACGAGTCGCATACGGGGTATCACCCATTTGAATACGTGGCATTGCATGCTGCAGGGCTGCTGCCAGGAGTTCATACATATGGTCTTCGTCCCAGTGGCTGTACAGCGCTACGGCCTGGTCCTCTGATTGTTTAAAGATAAAGTTACAACGTGCTCCCATGGGGGGTCCTTTCTGTAGTTGGGTTTGTATTAATGATATCAGGGTCCAGGTCTAATGTCAATTGCTCATACACGTGGATCTATTCCTCCCTATCCGCTACTGCAAATGACAGTTCATATGTAAGGCTATAAACATATGATAGGGCGTCTAATTGTCCCTCCCAGTACTTGCGCTCCATGGAATCAATGGCCTCTTCGGTCTCGTCTTCTACCCGCTGCGCCTCTTCTAGTTCCCGTTCTGCGTCAAGCATAAGCGTCTTCAGGTGCCCGTGCATGACATCTAGTCCTGTAGCACCTGCATTGATTGCATTCTTTAGATAATCAGGTAACATTATGCCTCCAAGTATTCTTTATGTATGTCACACTCTGCAACACACTCTAAGTCTGCCTCACCCATGTAATGGCAATCAGAGCATATCTCACCACAGTCGTTTTCGCAATACTCTAGTGTGTTGATTGAATCACAGTCACGACATTTGTTTTCATAGTTTTCTAATACAGTATCTTGACCATTGAGGAACTCTATTTCGCCACCCCAGCCTGTTTCTTCCTCGTATGACAAGGTAAATTCTAAATTAGGATATTGTTCTGACAATGTAGCAATAGCAGGAAGAGGAGGAGACCAAGCGGTATTGAAACTATAGGTAAGTCTATCTGACCAATCCTCTTCGTTGATTAGTTCAGTCTCAGGATACTGCTCATTATCTGATACAGCAACATCCCATTTGGTTCCCCAGTTAGTTACATTCCAGTCATACCAGTTATCACCCTTGAACATAAGTTGTTCTTCCATAGGTAATGAATGGTCAGACTGCTTATTGTATGCCTCTAGATTAGTTGGCTTGATAATATTCCAGAATGCAAATACAGGGTTTGAATAAGTAACATCCTGTAATTCCATTTGTCTTGTTTCCATATTCCATTGGTCGTGTTGACGTTGGAATGGTTGGTTTAGTTGTGTTTTGATAGCAGAAATGTCTTCTGCATTACCCTCAATAGTTAGAGAGTTATATACCCAATTTGGCATATTATTCCTTTCTAGTCGTTGTATGCAATTCTAGCAAAATATCAGGGGGATGTCAAATACGTCCCTCTGCTAACAAACCCTGTAAGAAGTCCTCTAGATCTCTAAGTACTGACCTATCCTCATCTGCAAACTTACCAGTCATATGATGATGAATAGTATAGTTTAATGTAGTGAGCATCTTATCTACTTGTTCTTCTGTATACCCCAGCATTATTGTCCTATCTTTTGTAGTATATGGCTTAACATTGATACTTGTCCTGTAATATAATTAAACTCAAAGTCTAGGTCTGCAAAGTCTTTAGAGGCAGGGTCAATAGAGTCCATTTCTGCAGCAAGATTACGTAGGTCTTCATCCAGGCCACTACGCAGGTTTGTCATGTATGTCGTTAGTTCTTTTTGGTCCATGAATAAATAATAGCAAAATTTGGGGATTTTGTCAACGTATCGTAATTAAATTTCTAAATGATATTTTTGGTCGGCACCTTTTTTGATCTTTGTCAAGAGAGCAGTTTTTACTCATGCTCAGGAGTTGAATTGTTACACCAATTCTAGAGAGTTGCGAACAATAGTTAGCAAACGATTTTTTTCTGCTGTGATAGCAGGGTCAAATCCACTTGAACCCATTAGAATTGATTCAGTAAGACCACGCTTACCTCCACGATACCAATCGATTCTTTCTGTAAGTGCATTCCATGCACCCCATGCAGTGCCAGCAATCATGCCATTGAATTCACCTGTATAGATGTCATTGATAGTGTCAATCTTAGTTGTCCACTTAGACAATGCACCCTTTTTGGTTTCATCAGGCTTAGGATACGCAGCGAGAACAATATCATTGAATTGTTGCGCTGTGATTTCTTTCTCAATCATAGCCTTAGCCATTAGAGAGAATGAATCCATATAAGCATTGGCAACAGCAAGAGCCTCACGAGCCTGTTGAACTTTACCCTCAGCAGATTGTGTGTGACGAATCTTGAATGATTGTTTTACGCCACCCTTTTTGCTAGTGCGACCTAGTGCAACAGCAAGAGTGTTAGCGCATACAACACGAACAGGTGTTACAGATGCTTGAATAGCAACAGAACCATCATGTGATGTGTTGACAAGAAGATAAGTCTTGACAACATCAGCGACGCCATTAGGGTCTAGAACAGTCTCACGCTCAAGAGCAAGAGAACCAAATACAACACGACCACCACGCAATGAGCCAGCAGTTTCCCAACGACCTCCGCCATCAAGAATTGCATCACCAAATGTGAATAGGTCTTCATTTTGCAATGGGACATAGCGTTCACCAACAACGCCTAGAACATCAACTTGATTTGCGGTGAATGGGTTATCACGCACAACATATTGATAAGATTTATCAGATGAAAGAGTGTCTGGGATTACGACATCTTCAAGACGAACATTCCAACCATCAAGGTTAGCGAGTTCCAACATTTTTTCAGTAGTAACTTCCTCCTGAAATACAGTTCCTAAACCATGCCAAGCAGGTTCACGGAATGATGCGAAAGAATTAGCAGATTCTAATTCATGAGCCATTTTTATTTCCTTTCTGTTTTGTTATCTAAAGTTTAGCACAATGGGGTGACAAAAGCAAATCCAGGATTGGGGAATATGATCATAATTCGTAAATCGGACATATAGGACAAATCGCCCGACCACTTTTTCAATAAAAAATGAGCAGTTTACGTGGACGTGCTCAGGTCCCTTGCATGCTCTTTGAAAGAAAGGATGAAAGAAGAGCGATGCTTGCAGATCCTGGCCCCTTTCATGAAGGCCAGGAAGATTGTTAGATATCGATACTGTCTACAGATGAACTAACATGTGTTATCACATCAGTATCATATGTAATTGCGTCGAAATCAATATCATTGATTACAGACTCTGCGTCTTCTCCTGCAGGAATCTGAAGAGTAATCCAGTAGCGGACTGTAACTTCAGCCTCTACTTCTTTTGTAAGTTCAAATCCACCAATCTCAGAAAGTTCAGTAGCCTGCTCCTCTGTGATTCCATTATTTTCTAATTCAGTCATAGTCCACTCGTGTAGACCGTCTCGCATTGCCTGCAGTTTTCCAGCGGTAGCGTAGTCACGCTGTGTTACACGCTGTACATGCTCTTCCAGGACCTGAATTCGTTCATCTTTTTGTGTAATCTGAGTTTTTAAAAATTCCTCAGTGACGTTATGAATGTTAGTTGTTTCCATGGCTTATCCTTTCGTATTATCTAATCATAGCATTTATTAGTGGGGGAGTCAAATACCCTCCCCCAACCAAATTACAAGTATCTAGCGATAGCGTTGTAAGTAGAAGTAGAAACTACTTCCTCATCTGTCATCTTGAGAATACGAATTGCGTTCTCAATTTCCTCAACCATTTCCTTATACTGCCACTCATGAAAAGTCTCAAAATCCTTTTCAGGTTCAGCAGGGAAATCTGCTACCACAGACTTAGGCAAATCAAAATCTACATTTACCATGCCATTGTAGCGTGTGCTTGCTCGTAGGTTTTCTGCCTTTGAGATTTGAGCGAGAGAAAGTTTAGCAACATCTTTTAGCCACTTTTCGTGAGCCTTCTGATACTTCTCCTCGTTAGTTTTTTGGTTAGCCTTATCTTTCTTGATTTGTGCTAACTTAGTTTCCAAAGCCTTGATAACTTTGGTTGTAGCGATTTTCACGCTAATTGCTTTTTGTCGTGCCATTTGTTATTTTCCTTTTCTTTCGTTGTTTGTTGTTATGAGCAGTTTTAGTAGTCATGCTCAGGACTTTTCCTGTTTAGGAATTACTTTGCTGTCCAAGTAGTCCAGCGAGGTGAGCCATTGACATCAAGTTTCACACGAACGCTTGTTCCGTCTGTGTTTGGCTTGATTTCTGTGATAACACCTGTGACCTTTGACTTCTGTGAGGTGTAGGTGTCGCCTACCTTGTAAGTTGCGTTATTTACTGCCATTTCTTTCTCCTTTGTTAGTTGGTTGTTGATATATTCAATTTTAGCATTTTTGAGATTTCTCGTCAAGTTATTTCTGAGATTTCTCATATTTTGAGATTAGTGTGTTTTGACCATAGCAAAACGCTGTTGGTTATTTGCCAAGCGTAGCATGACTCTGGTAACATTACGAGAGATAGGAACAAACTTTTCAATTCGTCCTGTAACTCCTGTCTTAGAGGTGGTGAATAAATCGCCTACCTGATAAGTGTATCCGCCTAGTGTCATTTCGTTTCCTTTCTGTTGTCGTTATAGTATAAGTTTAGCAAAAAAATACAAGAAATACAAATCGTTTATGGCATTTTATGAGGTTTTTTCCTGTGTCCTTAATCACAGCGTCGTAACTTGACAAATCTAAGGTTTAGGGGCCGACCACTTTTGCGGGGGATCTATTGATAAATAAAAAATAACAATACGAACCATGCTAAGAATACATATTGCATTTTCATTTCAACTCCTATTTTTTACTAGCAGAGAATACTATATCAGACTTGTTATAAACACACAACCCACATGACACACACGCACTTCCATTAGTAGAAATAAGCGGAATGCGTTTTGCATTTTCAGGACACTTTGCTCCAGGTTTAGAAATAAGTTCTTTCATTTTTTCTTGTCCTGCAGCAAAATTTTGTGCAAGGTATGCCATACGAATGCCATGAGTTTGTTTTAACTCTACAGCGGTTTTGATATTCTCACTATCTGCAGAGAAATATAAACTTAGGTTTTCAATATTCTTGAGCATATTAGCAGCGGAAGCCACACGAGTGTATACCCAGAATTGAACATCAGGATTATTTAGCACAACATGCTTCCAGGCGAATGCGTACTCATCCGAAAAGAAATCACCGTCCCAGTGAATACGAAATAGTTTAGGAGCCTCACGCTTATCACAGTCTTTTTTGAAGTCTTCTATCATTTCCATGAGCAACTCTTCCATAGTGTCATGGTCTGCGTCTTTCAATAAATTCCAGTTATGTAATAGGGTATCTCTTACACCTTTGTAGATTTTTTCAAGTTTTCCTGCGTAGCATACTTTGCTGCATACAGAGGTCTCACCAGGACATGAGTAAGCCTTACCACTAGGTAATCCAAAAGTGTTTGCGATTGTTGGGGTTTTTCCATTTGGGGAGACTGCATTTGCTACTTTCCTATCATTGCTGCGCTTTAGTTTCATTTAGGGCCTTTCTTTCTTTTCTAATTCTAACATTTTTTTGCTGCTTTGTCTAGTATAGGCCTTTTTGTTTGGCAAGGCAGAGGCAGCGTTAGATCTGCGTAATTCTTGAATACGCCTTAATTCCTCTTTGCTTTTTCTAAACATGAAATAATAATATCATAAAAATATTAGAAAATCAAATAGGGAGGTTCTTAACAAACTACGTAAAACGGACATTTAGTGCAAATCGAGTCGGGCACTTTTACTCTACAAAAACGTACCATTCAATTTTGTCATCATCTAAAACAAATGCTTCAACTTCATCATCAAAGTCATCAAGCAAAACTAAATGATAACCATTACTTGCTTCCATGATTGTTTTTACTGTTACAAATTGATCTTCAATCTTTACTAGATCACCTTCTGCCAATTGGTTTGGCAAAAGATAATCAGCGAATACTAGTTCCATGTCATTTATTGTAGCAGACATTTATCTAATCTCTACTCTGCCATCAGAATAAAAGTTTTTTGTATACATTTTACCTGTTGGGTCTGTAAGATTATAAGTTGCGAACATGGTAGCGTTGCCGTAGTCTACACATTTAGCCCACGCCTCATGCGCTTCCATGAAGTCGCTAATTCTATGAGTAGAAAATAATTCTCCGTCATAGTAAGTTGTTAGAACATAGTTGTATTCCATTTTAGTATTCCTCTCTTTCAATAAGCCACGCTTCAAGGTGGTGTTGGTCAATAATAGCGTGTGCTGGTGCGGTAGTCAAATTACCCTTATACAATACCCCTTCAGGTAGAGGTATTTCTAAGTGCCAAAGCCCTGCGTCATTTACAGCGTCAATAGCCTCAATACAAGTAGGCACCATGAAAGACGGAACGGGTGGATAGTGATTAGACTTCAGGTGTATTTCAATCTGAGTTTCAATAGTTAGATTATCAGCCAAAGCCAAATCATTAGCAAAATTACTTCCCATATTAGTAAGCCTCCTGCGTTGTGAATAGTTCAGGCTCACTTAGTAAGCCATTATCAAAAATAACTTCGCCATTTTCAAGGATTAGACCATAAGGATTACAAATACAATCCTCCATATCATAGTCCTCGCCAATAGCCCAACCATTATAACCTTGACCATAACACAAATCGCAATTAGCGATAGTGCGTAGTGCGTATTCCAATTTATCCATTTTTATATCCTTTCTTTTGATACTGAAATCTTAGCATATTGGTCTGACATTTACAAATCAGACACACGAACGGCAATAGTAGCCCAATCAGTCTTTAGGGACTGTCCAACACGATAACGAATTGCGTAGGCTTGATAGTCTGTGCCTACCCAAACATCATCACGCTTTTCAGCAAAATTTATTTCTCCCCCCATAAATCTACGGGCTAGAGAGGTAGGCTTATAGTATTGCCCTACCAACAAATCTTCAATAGAGTAACTTCTCATTTAGTTTTCCTTTCATTTTATTACTCTGTAATCCTATCATCTAGGACTGACAAAATCAAAACGACACGCCGTAAAATCTGGGAAATTTTTTTATTGTAACGTAATTCACATTGTGGATAACCCTGTGGATAAGTGGTCGGCAACTTGTTGAAATTTCAACTATTGTTTAGCAGCACACACAAAACATTTTAGATCTGCGATAAAAATTCTACCGCAGATTTCACATTTTGAAAATTTGATTTTATTCTTTGGCAAGTTTTATTATAAAATAAATTGAAAGAACTAAACCAATTTGAACAAGTGTAGTTAGAAATCTAATCATGCAATTATTCCTAACTCATCAACACCGCAAGCGGTTTCAAATTTTGCTTTATCGAACATTTCGTTTTTTGTTCCGAAATAAGTTGAAAATCCTTCTACTAAATCCTCATAGACTTGCGGATGAATTTCTTCTTTGACATCATTTAGAATTGAGGCGATAGCCTTGAAGTGTGTTTTTGTTAGGCTCATGCACTCACCTCTTCATCTAGTAGAATGAATGCATGAGTTCCGCCGTCATTTACTCTTTCTAATTCTTCCAATAACTCATCACGAGTAAATTTAGAAGCGTCACCAACTAATTCCGTTACGGCTTGAACATTCATATCGATAACAACCTGCGAAGGAAGTTTTGCGAGAGAGCCTGCGAATGGAGAGTTAGCATTTATTCTTGAAATAAACTTTACGCCATTGACGGAAAATTTATAGTCTGTGTAATTAGTAGTAGTCATTTATTTAGTTACCTTTCTTTTCTGTTGTTATAATTTTAGCGATTTTCTCTAAGTTTGTCAATTGTTGCGCTTTGCGCTGTGCCTCAATATAGGCTTTGAATTCATCTAGTTTCATTACTCACCAACCTTTACGGCTAGAGTGCGCCATTCATCACGAGCACCATTTACAGGACGAACACGAACGGCGTAGGCATCTGCGCCTTTATACCATACATTAGGGCGAGGCTCTGCGTCCTCAATAATTCCCTGAATAGAGCGAGAGCGATAAGCCTTACCAATTAGTAGGGCTTGGATTGGATACACATTTGCTGACATATTTTTACCTTCTTTCATTTTATTACTCTGTAATTTTAGCATTTTTGGCTGACATTTTCAAGGCGACACGCCGTTAGATTTTATTTATTTTTGTGAGGTGGCTCACACGGGAAGAATATCTTTCCCATAGTAGCCTACGGCGGAAACGATATTCATCACGCCTTTATATTCGTTACAGGGTACGCATACACGATCCCACCCGTCCATAGTGTGTGAGCAAAACACACAGATATTATCGGTTAGGCAAAAGCCTAGATTTTCTATTTCTCTTAGTGTAGTCATTTTAGACCACCTTTCTTTATTTTCTAATACTAGTATTCTAACAGGGGGGACTGACAAATTAGCCTGTTTTTCGGGCGTGTCGGGGATTTATTTTTGTGAGCATAATCACATAAACGTAAATCGGACAAAACGGACATTTGCCGACGCTGTCGGGCGTGTCGTTATGAAAATGTTATCTAGAAATACGGCGTGTCGTGTTGACTTTTTTAGATTTATATGTTAGGATACTCCTATAAAAAATAAATAGTGGCCTAAAAAATGTGAGGTAACTCACAATCCCAAATATACCAAATGTCCGAATTGTTACCCCCAATTTGTCAGTGGTAGGTGTTAGGATACTAGGTATCAAGATAAGTTTTAGATTAGAAAGAAAGGTGGTCACAAAATGGCTACATTAGAAATGTTTAGATTAGATGAAAACGGTGCTGGTTGGGTATCGTTAGAAAATGCTACTAGTAGCGAATTGCTAGATTTAGAATTAGCAATAGTTACAAAAGCAGAAGTCAAAATGCTATGCTTCAAATGCCATGTGGAAATCCCTCGTGGAAATGTTTGTGTAAATCACAAAAATGTTAGAGGTGCTGTATTCTTCGAGTGATACACATCACAGGGGACACACCCCACAGACACCCCAAAATGTCAGTGGTAGGTGTTAGGATACTCCTAGAAAGATAGAAAAAGAAAGGATAAGTAAATGAACACAATTTACGAAAGCAGAAACGATTACATGATAGTGAACCCAGCAGATTACAAGGTTTGCCCAGTATGGGGTTTCCAAGTTTACAAAACTCACGATTGCTCTAAGCACTAATTTTAGAAAGGATTAGAAAATGAAAACTTTAAGTTATACAGCCGAAAAAGACGGCACACTAGTAGAGGTAGTAAATCGCCTCATGGTTAGCGAGTATCAAATAAATGACTTGCTAGATAGCCTAGTCCGTTGGGGCTACACTATCGAAACTGTTAGAGTAGATGAGGGTGATGACTCTCAACATTGGCAAGGCTAACCCTTGTCAGTGCCCTATGCTAAGATTATTGAAACGAAAGGATAAGAAATGATAAACTCAGTACAAATTATAGATTGCTCATCATGCTATGGACAAGGAGTTATTTTTATTGGTGATGAAAATGACTATGCGGTAGAACCTTGCGAGTGTGTTGAATAGTGGCAGGGTATAGCGAGGAACAACTAAAAAGACTCGCACACATCAAGAAATATGGTACTATTGCCAACTATGATAGAAGCCATTACAAAACAAGGTATAAAATAGAACTAGGAGAAAATAACAATGATACCAATCAGACTAACAACAACTAACGGAGAAACTAAGACAATAAATCTCCCTAACAAGGAAACAGTAGAAACTTTTATTTCTACATTCTCAGACTCTTTGCCAATAGGTTATGCGGTTTGTATAGACGCACCACTCATTGGAATACACAACGGGTGGCTATTTGGAAAAATGGAAGTACCAGTATAGGAATAAAACCTTCCCCTACTAGTGGGCACATATATTTTGATCGCTAAATATGTGCTCACTATTTTTTTTTGTTTTATTTTTATATATTATGTATCGTACATTTAAGAAAAAAATTCAGATTTTTGGTATAATGGTTTTATGTCTAAATATTGTGATCATGTGTATAAAGATATAAATTCAGATTTTTGCCATAATTGTGGGCGGGATACACATGAGACCAATTGGACTTTTCAGCATGAGTTACATCGTGACTGGATAGCAAGCGGAAAGGCTACAGCACAAGGATGGACTTCAATATGACAGAAAATAATAGTTTGGCATTCAAAATTTTTTCAGATTTTTGTTGTGATGGATGCAGTTGTAGATCAGAAAAAGATCACACTACTGGCAGGGACCCTGAAGGCGAGATGCTTTCAAAAGTGTTTCGGGTAGAAGATGAGCATACTTCTGGGCAACCTCAGTAGCATGATCGTCTCCATCTAAATAATGTTCTTCAGATAAAGGATTGTCATCTTCTCCATGATGTGTTTGACATAACAAGATGTCATAATAATCTTCTTCACCAAAATGTCTATCTGGTCTCCAGTGTGCTTGGTTTGTACCAGAGAACCACACTGCTTGGTTTTTTTCCATTTGGAACTTTTCATCTTCAACATAGAAGTCCCAATCAAGAGTTTTATCTAATTCAATTGTAAACATATACGCTGTATGTGTTTCTGATCTATCTTGGTGCGGGTATAAAGATGGAATCTCTCCACTCAATGGCGTATATCTAGCCCACAATACACCTATGTGATCTACAGGTCCACCTGTTTTCTCTTCAAACTTTTGTCTAATCTTATCTTCTACTTGCTTAGGCAATCCTGGTAGTGGTCCATTGCGACGCTCACTAAAGAATATAACTAAAAATCCATTATTTGTGTTTTTACGGAAATGTAACCATGGATCGTTTGCTTCAGCAACACCAAGATCGATAGTCTTTTTTATTGTGTCATAAATCATGCCGTATTCTTCATCAGTAAAGAAATGCTTCTCTGTGTGCGGTACTAAAGGATCGATATTTGCCATATAAAGATTATAACATATGATTATGGTATACTTTTAAAGAAGATAGGAGGCCACCATGGCACTAGAAAAAATGAGTTTTGTAGAGACTGATTGGTATACAACTCAAGACGGAAATGCTCAAGCAAAGGACTTTATTTTTAAGGATTTTTGCGATTATCTTATTGTTCTAAAAACATTTGCAGATCCATCTGATAACACACAACTAAGAAAGACTGAAATTGTTCACATTAATTCTAATGATGGGCGGGTAATTGACAAGAAGTATGATGAACTAGATCCACCATTAAAGGATGCACTTAAGAGGGCTAATTTCCCGATTGTGAAGTAAAATACTTAGCAACAAAAGAACCCACTTGGTTTGACATATGCTCTCTATGAGTATCGTCTAGCACAAGTGGGTTTTCTGTATCTTCTACAACTTGGGCAACTATAATGTCGTAATAATCATTTGGCCCAAACTCTATATCTGGTCTCCAATGTATTTGGTGTGATCCAGAGAACAGGACAGCGGTATTTCTTGGAATATCATATCCTTGATGTCCAACATAAACTGTCCAAGGTAAGGTATGATCAAGTTGAATACTTAAAGTAAACGATGCTTGATCTAACCCTACATCATAATGGGGATGAAGCCTAGGCTTGCTATTGGATTCCAAAGTATACCTAGGCATATGATTGCCCCACTCTTTAACTTTTATCGGCACATTGTCTTGAACAATCTGCACAATCTTTTTCCTAATATTTTCGCTAAATGGTTTTGTATTAGTTATGTAGCCACAACTAGCATCAACCAAAAGATTCTCACTTTTGGAGCGGGAATCATAAATTTCTTTAATCTCTTCTTCGCTGAAAACATTGTTAATAACAATAGGCTCAAACTCAGAGAATAAAGAACTATTAGTCACGAATATATCCGTTTTCCTTCAAAGTGTCAAACAGCATCCCATTAACAGCGTTCAACTGTTCTTGCTGTTGTGCCAATACGGACTCTACTTGGTCCATTGGAACACCTGCGTTTGCAGCCATTCTTCTATTGTACTCGTTTACCGTCTTTGTCATCAACGCAACGCCTTCTTCTCTATACATATTTCACCACTTTCCTATTGGACATTTTGCTCCTTGCAGTGTTGTTTTTAATTTCATAAAACAACCACACTTATTACATTTTACCATACGCTTGTTTAGGTGCTCACAAGACATACAGATATCTAGCCTTCGTTGGGCTTCTTCCTGCTCACTTCTTGGTTTATTAGGATTAATTAAATCCCAAACCTTAACATCTTTTTTATCTCCAAACCCTGGTACTATTTCCATTCGGTTTCCTCCATATATGTTACTGAGTATTCTCCCTGATATGTTTCTGCATATGAGAAAATATCATTCATATATCTCTTAACAGTATTATACCCAACCTTGTCCTTAATATATTTTATACCAGTAGTCAATGTTTCATGTGAAACATTTTCTTTTACTAGGGCTTCATTGATTGTTTTCATATACCGCTCTTTTCCAAAACGCCAAGAGGTAAATGATTGATCATTTCCGTATTCGACTCTTATATTGTCATCCAGGGCTTTAGAATATTCTGTGTTGTTGATCACATATCTAACAGAAGGATGAGGCATCTTATCTGACCAATTTCGCATGTTATCGCTGTATGAAATCATATTCCTTAGTGTTGAGTCAGCGTATGCCATGCGTATTATGTCTTGTGGGGATGTTTCAATCTCTAGCGCAAACGCCAAAAGATATGCGGTTGCAAATGGATACTTGTCTTTATAGTTCGTAACGCCGAAATGAATATTTGGATTGAACGATCTTTTAGACATATTGTCATTTATAAGTCGCATATGATTTCCAAGCGAGACTATATCTGGCCTGTTTATGTCACAATCGAGGAACAGGCACTCTTCTACTTTCACCCCGTCGGAAAGACATAACTTGTTTGAATCATATGTCCCAACTACCTTTGCGCCGTTAAACCTATTTACGAAATGCGCCGAAATAAAACCATCCATATCGGGAGATATTATTATTTTGTCGAAGCCCTCTAAGGTCTTAAGAATTTCTTTTTTCATTGTATTCCTTCCAAGCATCGAAAAATGATTCTGTTATAGATATATGTCCTAATATACCAAAGTGCTGATTGTCTCTTGCAACATTAAAGTAGTGATGATTTTTATATTGTTCGACTAAATCTAAGTCTATCGAACGATCAAACTTTACAAAATTTTTAAAAAGATCTTTGTCTTGATATTGTACATAGTTATCAAACGCACCCCACCAACTGCTCCAAAAAAATGGGATATCTATAGATTCTAAATAATCTGCCAAAATCTTTATTGTGTTTATTTGACTAAAGGCAAACGCTGCTATATCCACTTTATTCTTTAAGTTAGGTCCAAACTCTAACTCTGCATGTTCCTTAAAATGTATTATACTTAACTTGTCATCTAAAAAAGACTCTGTTCTATGAATGTTTGGATACAAGGCAAAAATTGCTTTGGGCTTACCAAATTGTTTTATATATTTATGTATATTATAAGTAATTACATTAGTAGATATACCGTTAATTCCTAAGTTAAATATTTTTTCTCCATTTAACTTTTTATTTAAAAAGTATGGCCAAATTACATCGTCTGGCAGGCCAACTCCAAAAGTTACAGAACATCCAATATACAAAAAGTTATTTGGTGCATCTTCCTTGGAGAACTCTTCTGACCTGTATCCTAAACTATTTATATTATATACAATGTCGTCCAAATCATAAAGTTCCATGTTTTTGTTATCTGGGCCACCGTGACATGTACAGTCATAACATACTTGTCTTAAAGAAGAGTTAGATATTAATGGACTTTTTACCACGTTTGGGTCAGCATTTACTATGTCCGATGCGTTTATAATTTCATCTTTAAAGAAATTAGAAATTCCCCTAATTTTGTCTCCAGTAGTTCTCATTTTTTAAAAACTCCACTTATAATTAATCCTGTTATGTTTGCTACACAGGGTACAGCGTTAGTAATTGAAATCATAATAGGCATATGTACTATTCTATCAGGTGTTGGCTATGGAATCAAGTGGTTAACAAAACATTACTTTGAAGAAATTAAATCACAATTTAAGCCAAATGGTGGATCAAGTTTAAAAGATCAGGTCAATAGGCTTGAGGAAAAAGTAAATGTTATATATGACCTTGTTATTAAAAACAAGGACTAGCCTTTCCAATTTTCATTAGCAAAAAACCACTGAGTCGAATATCTGTGTCCAGATTTTACCTCTAGAATTTCATGTATATATTTAGACTCAAAAGCAACAAAATCTCCAGCAACTGGCTTATAGATATACGGAGATTTAATATCACATTCCTCTGGTCTTTCTATAGCAACGTCGTCATCGTGAAACTTAAGTTCTCCGCCTTCAATATCATCATTCCAGTAGAAAATACCTGATATTGTGATAGGGCTTCCTCCACCCAAAGATATTCCTGGATGAGGCTGATATGTTCCTGTAGGAATGTCTGGATGAGGACCTAGGCTCATTCCTGGATCTCTTCGATCCATAGTTAAAAATGAAGTATTCATAAGGTCTGAATATTCTGGGTTTGTTATTTTTACATTTCTTTCACTTAATCTAAAATCTTTTTCTATTAATGGTATAACTTTTTTATGAACAGAATACATTTTTTTATGAACTGAAATAGGCAGCCAGTCCCTCAATTGTCTTACTGGTTCATCTGTACAAATGCTAGGACCCCATAGAGGTTCTTCAAAATATTGCATAACATCTAAAACAGATAATCTGTCTTCTTCGGACATTAGATTTTTATAAACTTTAATCATATATTGATTATAACATTGTTTTCTTTATATAATAGTAAGTATCTTTAGGGAAAGTCCCCCCCTCCCCCCATAGATTTTTTAGTTACATCTAATGGTGGAAGTGAAGATAATATCTCTAGTGCAAAGTCCCCACAAACCCTATAAGTACTATACCATAAACTATTTGTGACGTAAACAACTAATGTCCGTTTTGTCCTTTATGATATACTTTTAATGCTTGCCCCTTGATCCGTCTCTCATACCCACCGATCTTGGGGCAAGTCCATATTTGATGGTATAATCTTTCTATTATGACAAATCCATGTGCTCCCGAAATTTTTGGTGCTGATCCAGCAAACATACAGTGGAGAGTTGTACGTGGAGACACAGCAACATTACGTGTAGAGTTTTATCAAGATGACGAAGTTACCTATTACAACACAGACGGATGGACCTATAGATGCACGGCCTACGATCAGTTTGGAGATGTATTAGATTCTTTAAAGTGTGAAGCCGCTGATGGTTATGTAGACATAAAAGCAGATCCAGAAACAACAGAAAATTGGGGAAGCGGATATAAGTCAACAGTTGCAGAACTTCCATTTGATGTTGAGGTAATAATTGATAATGACACTGTGTGGACTCCAGTTATTGGAACAATTTATGTTTTGGGAGATATTACTCCAGGGAGTTTATAATGGCAGTTATTAAAATCACATCTCCAAGAACAGAACTACCACCAGTTATTAAGATTAATTCAAAAACTTTTAAGATAAGGAAGGTATAAAATGGCACAACACTCCATCGTAGAACTAACAAGCGCAACACCAGTAAGACTTACGCCAAATGGAAAACATGGCGGTATGGACATAACACTTCAAAATGTAAATGACACTGGGTACATTTACCTTGGAGGAGATGATACAGTTTCTTCAACTAATTATGGTTTTAGAATTATGCCAAACCACTCAATATCTTTTGAACTTCCAAGCGCTGATGCATTATATGCAATTGGATCAACAACAATGAACTTGGCAGTAATGCAGACTGGATTAGAGAGTCAGAACTAATGGCACGGTTTACACACCCTGGTATTGGTGGAGGTTCTGGAGGAACTGGTCCACAAGGAGATCCAGGACCACAAGGAGAACCAGGTCCTGCAGGCGCTAATGGTGCAGACGCATTATGGAATTTTGTTGGTGAATATAATAACGGAGCAGATTACAATATTGGCGATGTAGTTACATATGCTGGAGGAACTTATTACAGAGTCGGAGAACCAAATCCAGGATATCCACCAGGAACTTCTTATTGGACAACAATTGCAGAACCAGGTCAAGACGGTGCAGACGGTCAAGATGCAAACTTAGACACTGGAACAACAACAATTAATTCTTACAATCCAGTTTGGAGCGGTACAGGATTAACTTTTAATAACACACCAGCAACTGGATCATACATTAAGATTGGAAATCTAGTTACTGTGCAAATTGATGTTTTATTTACTACTGTAACTAATTTTGGAACAGGACAATATTCACTTACTCTTCCTTTCCCTTCTAAATACCATACAGATGTTTATGGTGGATCAGTTCATAAAATTACAAACCAAGGAACAGATCACTATAGTCTTAAAGGACATTTGTCTGATAACTCTTCAACGTTTACAGTGTGGGCAATAGGAAGCAGTGCTGCAGATCAAACATTTAATCATAATACACCCGTTGGTATAGATACAGACGATAAATTCCATATGTCGTTTTCTTATATTTGTGAATAATATGGGATAATAACTCCATGCCTGTTTCTAAGTCTATGGATTTCCCTGGCAGCAAAAAATCTAGTTATGCTGCACAAGTTGTAGAAACTCAAACAACAAATACTGATATATTAATTAATTATGTACCTGTTCCTGGGCCTATGGGGCCACAGGGGCCTATGGGTCCTAAAGGAGATACGGGTCCTGCTGGAAAAGACGGCATTCAGGGTCCTAAAGGCGAAAGAGGACTACCTGGTAAGGATGGTCTAAGTTCGTTATCCTCCTCTGGTCAGCAGGCTGGCTGGGCAGCATACTTTAATCAAAATAGAAAGCCTATCGACTTAGGAGTTAATTACGGAGAAGATGGGTGGGTAAATGTATGGGTAGATTCAAAAGGAAGTAATACAAATGAAAAATATCTGCCAGAGGGATGCACAAGCCTTTGGAATGAGCATCAAAGAATGCTTAATTTTCATGGATTAAAGATAGGGTCTCAGGTATTTGTAACATATAATTTTGAACTTACAACAGAATCTAACAACACAGAGGTTTGGATAAGAACATTTTTCCCTAAATCAAATACGGAAATATCCCAGTTTGTAGCATCATTAAAATATCAATATGTATATAATATGTATGTAACTCAGAACTTTTATATAGAGGACAACGTTATGTGGAACTCTGGTGCTATTCCGCAAATTAGAACAGACTATAACGCTTCTGCAATTATGAATTCCATATACGTATCTGTGATATAATTTACGAGGAGGAACTATGGCATTTCCAGGAACATACAACATAAATTATTATAAGGGTGACACCTATGAATTTCGTGTATACCCTAAGAAACCAGACGGATTGCCGTTTCCATTAACAGCATATAACATCCCAGATGATCCTTTGACTACTGGCGAAGTAGAAGGAGTTATTTTTGCATTTGCACAAACAAGAGGTGGAAGCACAGCCCCAGGATGGCATAAGTGTTTAGCAAAAATTTCTGACGAGGGAGACTATGTTCTTTGTACTATTAGACCAGAAGATGGTTTACTAATGGACGCTTCTAAGGATTATGTATACGATGTACAGGTTAGAAAGCCAGGAGTAGATTATCCACAAGTATTAACTTTATTAACTGGAACTATAAGTATTACAGAACAGGTAGCAGATAAATAATGTCAGACGATGTATTAGTTTTAGGCGGACCAGACACTGTAAAAGTAGAAGTTGATTTTGGCGATAAAGGTGATCGTGGAAGTTTAATTTTTGTAGGTAATGGAAGACCAGATGTAACAGATATAGGGCAAGACCCAAATGTTTTTGATTTATACATAAATTTACAAAAGAGCGATACAGAAGAATATCTTATGCTGTATCAGTACACGTATGGTCTTGGAAGTTCTACTCCACAGTGGGAGCCTTTAAATAAACTAATACCAAATACTTATGATACGTTAAAAGAAATTAGTTTTCCAACTCAAAATTATTGCACCATTCCAATAAGTTTTATCAAAGACCCTTCCTATGTTGGTAATGTTGGGGTAGATAACTTTAGTGTTCAGGCAACATTAGCCACATCTGCTGGAAGACCTATTGCAAATTCAATAAAAACAGAAATTATTAATGATGGGTCTGTAGATGTTTTAAAGATTACATTTTATGCAAAGGAGTTTGATGGAAGTTCTTGGGTAGATATATCTGAATCAAGAACAGCCCACCTGCATATTTCGGTGGTATAATCAAGGGGGTGATCTAAGTGGCAGCAGAAGACATTGGTGGCTTGTGGAATACAAAGCAACCAGGATATGAAGATAAGGCTGATATACAAGCAGCGCTTAAGTTATTCCTGTATGGAAATTATAACTATGATGTTACCAATGAAGACCCTCAACAACTTTTAAACCCTTCAATAGCATACTATCTGCAACAACTAAAAAACAGGGTTGATGATCAGGAAGAGTTGGGCATTGGGTCTGACTATTTAACACTTGCACAAATACAGGCAATAGCACAGCCAACAGATGGATACATTGCCATGGCATCAGATTCAAGTGGATCAACTGTACAATCAACATATGGAATTGCACTTTATCAGAATGAAGCGCCAACAACAAACTTAGCAAATGGAATTGTTTGGATAGATAAAGATTCTGAAAATAAAGATATATATGTTTATGACACTTCTAGTTTTGTAAAAGTCGGAACATACACAGAAGCAAAAGGTGATTTAATTGTAGGTGCTTCAAGCGGAGTTACAGAAATACTTACAGTTGGAAGCAATGGAAAAGTTTTAACGGCAGACTCCAGTGCACCCCTTGGAGTTTCTTGGACAGACCTAGATTATGAAAATAATAAAAATATATCCTCAATTTATTTTGGAGATTATGCAGAAACAAGTTTAATTGGAATACATATTAATGGAGTTGCCGAAGACGAAGTTTTAAAAACAATATCTGGTGATGACTTAGAGTTATCAATAACAAAAAGTGCATCTTCTACAAAAACAAAGATAACATTTACAGGGGTATGTAGACCAACAACAGATACGAACAAAGAGGTATTTTTAGGTTTGCAAAGAAAAATTAATGCTGGTGCGTACTCAACAATAAATGTAGGCTTGGTATCAAAAGAATTTACAAGTTCTCATTTTGAATGGCTAGACACACATGGAGCAACAACTGGAGATGTTATAACATATAGATTAATTAATATTACTCCAAATGGTTATGTTGCAAATGTAATAACACAAAGAATCGGTGAAACTTCTGATACTTTCATAGTGGAGGAGATCTAATATGGCTCAAATTGCACCTCAAAGCAAAGTAGCATACATGTATGACGCTGGAGATAATAAATGGTATGCGATTGCTGGTGTAGCAAATACTAATGTTCCATACACATGGACACAGGCTCATATTTTTGGATCTACAGTAACAGCAAATGATGTTATAAAGGCAAAAGGTGGAGTAAATATATTTCAAAACCCTACTGCTAGAGATGCAGCAATAACTTCTCCAACAGAAGGAACTGTATGTTTTGTAGAGCAGACTAATGGCGGTACAGATATAAGTCAACTTCAATATTATAATGGAACTAAGTGGGTAGGATTACTTGATAGTGTTATATTTAATGAAAAAACATCTAACTACACCCTTGTTTTGGGAGATGCTGGTAAAACAGTAACTATTAATTCTGGTTCTGATACAACAGTAACTGTACCGTTAAACTCATCAGTTCCTTTTGAAATAGGACAAAGAATAGATGTTATTAGGGTAGGATCTGGGAATGTAACTTTCTCTGGTGCTACAGTGGATGTTATAATTAACAGCAAAAATTCTAATAAGAAGATTGCTGCAAGGTATGCTGGCGCTACTTTAATAAAATATGCAACAGACACCTGGGTGTTAATCGGCGATTTGACGGTGTAGGCATAAAATGTTAAATTCATTATGGGCATTTTTTGCAAAAGGAATGAATGCGGTTCCTAATTTAATTGGCTTAACAAAACTTCAAGCAAGAACATCTCTTCAAAATGCAGGGTTTAAATATGGTACCGAAACAGAAGAAGTTCAAGACAACGAAGCACTTACTGGTTTAGTAAAATCACAAGATGTTCCTGCAAATACATTGCTAGATTATGAAAGCACTGTTAATTATAAGATTCATTCATTTGCATTTACACCATTTGGTGTTTTTGGTTTTTCTCCATTTGGCGTTTTTGGTTTTTCCCCATTTGGCGTTTTTGGTTTTTCCCCATTCGGAGTATTTTCGTTTGTTCCAGAACCATCGTTTAACTTCATGCCACCATTTGGTGTATTCGGCTTTTCTCCATTTGGCGTGTTTTCATTTGTTCCAGAACCATCGTTTAACTTCATGCCACCGTTCGGCGTGTTTGGCTTTTCTCCATTTGGGGTATTTTCATTTACGCCAGAGCCATCGTTTAACTTTATGCCACCGTTTGGCGTATTCGGATTCTCTCCGTTTGGAGTATTTTCATTTACGCCAGAACCATCGTTTAACTTCATGCCAGCGTTTTCTGTATTCTCATTTACACCAGAATCATCGTTTAGCGTATTTAGTTTTACCCCAGAATCATCGTTTAGCGTATTTAGTTTTACCCCAGAGGCAACATTTAACTTTGCCCCTTGGGGATAAAACATTTAATTAATGTGGAAATTTATTTAACCACTCTTGTGTTCTTGGGGTGATACCTTTCCAGGCAATCCAATTTTCACCACCGTTAGACATATGAAACGCAACTTGAGCATTCAATACTGGATTAAATAACTCATAGTTTGATTCTAACTTAAACTTATCTCTACGCTCAGGACCAAGGTCGCCAATCATATTTATTTGAAATAAGCCATAAGAACTATCTCCAGTTCTTTTACTAAGGTTTAGCGCCATTGGTCTACCGCCAGATTCTTTTTTAGCAATAGCCCAAGCCTCCTTTAGTTTTTGACCTTCAAACCCTACTAAACGTAGTAGATTTTTAAGGTCTTTGTCAGATAGATTTACAGCATTTTTGTATTTTTCTAACTGATCTTCTTTAGCCTCAGAAACACTTTTGGCCACTTGCGTGGCCTCTACTATTTCTTCAAGCACGATAGGTTTACTATCGTCTAATCGGTTTTCAGAAGCATTAGCCACGTTTGACCAAACGGAAAACATAGCCAATATGCTGAGTGTGCCAATGATATTCTTGTTATTATTCATAAAAGTAATCATAGTTTCCTCCTTAGAAACGAATGACACCTTTTTAGGGGTGCCATATTACTTCCTAGTATAACACAATTTAGGCCATTTAGTCAAATAATGATATAATTGTTTTCTATGGCCGATATAACAGATAATTATGGTTTAAAGTTTCCAGAAGCAACAGATTCTGTAAATGTTCATAATGATATTAAAAAATTAGCAGACTCTGTTGATTCAGCCCTACAATCTTTAGATGTATCTAATGTTAGAGTTAAAGTTATTAATAAAACACAAGATAATATTGGCGCTGGTAGACCAGTATATGCAGCGACTTGGTTTAATCCTGAATTAAATCAGGAAAGAGGACAGCATGACGGTAGAACAGTTATTAAACCTTTTACTTCAGAACTTTCAGATAATTATCCGTTTTTAGGATTAACTAAAACAGAGATAACTGCAAATGGAGGAATTGGAGAGGTAGTAGTTTCTGGAGTTTTATCTGGACCAGGAATAAATACTTCATCATTTCAAGCAGGTGATTTATTATATGTAAATTCTTCTGGAGCCTTAACAACAACTGCAACTGGCGGAGTAATCGGGGTAGTTGGACTATCATCCGTTAATGATGGAGTAATAGTTATACAAGCAAAAGGAAATGGAACTTGGGGAGCATTGAAGGCTGGATTAGCCTAATATGATATAATCACAACATGGCAAATTTTCGTGGATCCGCTTCTTCTTATGATATAGGTGAAAAACCACCTACAGTTATTTGGACTGTTGTTCGTGGAGATACATCTGGTTTTAAAGTTTATGTTGTTGATGATGCTGGAGAACCATTAATTATTCCAGATTGGAATATTAATATGAAAATTAAAAGACCTAACAATACATCAGACCTTGGAGTTATTACGGACGACGCCACATTAGTTATGGAATTAAATCCAGAAGCAGACGCTGATGATTTGGTTGGAGAGTTTACTGTTTGGTTAACTTCAGATCAATCAGTAATTTTAGAAACAGGGGACATCTTTGATATTCAATTATCTGATGCTACAAGAGTCTGGACAGTTTGTCAGGGTAGCATGAAGATACTTGAAGATGTAACTGATTAATGGCAAGAGCAACACTATCAACCATACAACATAAAACCAAATACATTAAACCACTTGACTATTCTGTAAAACAAATAAACCTAATTGCTCCAACAGCAACAATCAAACATGACTTGCCCTTTAGGGTAAGGTTTAAATCTATAAATATTGAAGGGTACAGTTCTTCTAATCCGCCACCAATTCCACTACAAGTTATTGGTTTTAGCAACTGGATTCTTTAAAATATAAAAAAGGAGTTATAATAAGGCCATGGCAAAAATATCAATTCCAACATTGAAAACAAAATTTCAAACTGGTGATCGTCCCACACAGCAGGACTATGAGGATTTAATTGATTCAGCCTCAGCCCGTTCAACAGATCTTGGTTCAATGGGTAATAATGAAAACACAATCTCTGGCATTGAAAATGCTACTGTGATTGACAATTTTGACGCCACAGAATGGCGTATGGTTAAGTATCTTGTTTCTATTGCAAAAGTAACTGCAGGAGATAACAAATTTTACGCAACAGAGTTGACCATTTTGGTAGACGGTACAAATGTAAACGTCTCTGAATATGGCACAATAGACAATGATGGGAATATTGGCACCGTTAGCGTCTCTAGGGTAGGTAATACAGTTTCATTAACTGTTACACCAGACCCAACAATTAAGCCAGTCACAGTTCGTTACGCACGAATTGGACTTAAGGCATAAACAAGGAGATAATAAATGGCAACAGTAAATAAAGACTTTAAAGTAAAGCATGGTCTTATTGTTGAAGGCACAACAGGTACCATCGACAATTTTGACATTCTTACAAAGAAGGAAGACGACCAAGATTATATTATTGGTCTCATTGGTGGATCCTCAGATTCAGCAAATACACCAAACACAGTTGTAAAGCGTGATGGCTCAGGCAACTTTGCTGCTGGAACAATAACAGCAGACCTTGTTGGTGATGTAACTGGTACAGTTTCTTCACTTTCAAACCATGATACAGATGACCTTTCAGAAGGTGCATCAAATAAATATTTTACAGATGCAAGAGCAGTAACTGCAAACACTGGTTTGTGGGATACAATTGGTGCAGCAGCAGATGCTGAGGCAGATGCAATTCTTGCAGCACAGCAATACACAGACGGAGAAATCTCTGACGAAGTAATTGCTCGTGATGCAGCAATTCTTCTTGCTAAGAATGATGCAATTGCAGATGCAGCATCAGATGCTACAACAAAGGCTAATGCAGCACTTGCAGATGCCAACTCTTACACAGATGATGAAATTGCTGCTGAGGTAACTCGTTCAAACAACTATGCAGATGCAGCAGCACTTACTGCAGAAAATAATGCTAAGGCATATGCAGATGGTCTCTCATCTGGTCTTAACTGGAAGGCAGCAGTAAATCTTCTTGCAACATCTAACGTAAATGTAGCAGGAGATTTTGTAGGTGCAGTAATTGATGGTCACGCACCACTTGATATTAATGATGCTGGATATCGTTTGCTTCTTACAGGACAAACAACTGATTCTGAAAATGGTATCTGGGAACTTTCTGCTTCTGGAGCAACACTTGTTGCTTCACGCCCAGCAGATGCAGACGCTTTCTCTGAATTAGTAGGAGCAGCAGTCTTCGTAATGGAAGGCAATAACTATGCATCAACAGCATGGGTACAGTCTGATCATTACTTAGCATCTTTTGCTGGTCAAGATTGGACACAGTTCTCAGGTCAAGGTACATACCTTGCTGGAAACGGTTTAACACTTGATGGAACAACATTTGAAATTGATACAGCAGTAACCGAAACTGTTGTTGGTTCACAGGCTAAGGCAGACGCAGCAGAAGATGCAGCAATTGCTCATACAGATGCTCGTGAAATTGCAATTACCTCTGCATATGAAAATTATGCTGATGGTGTAGCACTTACTGCAGAACAAAATGCAAAGGTTTATGCAGACGGATTGGTTGCTGACGAAGTAACTGATCGTAATGCTGCAATTAATAATGCAATCAATGCACTTACCACAACAGACATTGAAGAAGGTACAAACCTTTACTACACTGCTGCTCGTGCTAAGGCAGAGGCAGCAACACTTCTTGCAAATGCAACGAAGACAAATATCATAATTACAAAGGATGGATCAGATAATCTAACAATCACTGCAGAAAACGGTGTTGCAGATTCTGATACAGACGATCTTGCAGAAGGAACAACAAATCTATACTTTACAGATGCTCGTGCAGTTTCTGCTCTTGAAGCAGTTACTCCAGACTTCCCTGCAGTAGATATTGCTTCTGTAGCAAAGCAGGTAGCAGCACAGGCAACTGTCGCAACTGCAAGCACAAGCACAGCAGTTTCATGGACTAAGGCAGACTTCCGTTCTGCTGAATTCCTTGTTAAGATTGCAAACGGAACACATACAGAGGTTTCAAAAGTTATCTTAACACTTGATACATCAGACAACGTCGCTATTACAGAATACGCAATGGTTGGAACAAATGGTTCACTTGGATCAGTTTCAGCAGACGTATCTGGAGACGATGTTCGTCTTCGTGTTACAACCGATAATAACAACTCAACAGTTGCTGTTGTTGGAACGCTTTTAAAGTAAAAAAATAAATGAAAAGGGAGTGGTAGATCTTGGCAACAGTAGATAAAGATTTTAAAGTCAAGAACGGACTAGTCGTCACAAATGGCGGTAGTTTTGGAGGTGCTGTAGTAGTAGGAACACCTACAGATAATAATCATGCAGCAACTAAGCAGTATGTAGACTCATTGACTGGATCAATGGCTGTCGGGACTACCCCTCCCTCTTCACCATCAAATGGAACACAGTGGTTGGATACGTTAACCAATAGAGTTAACTTTTATTATAACGGTGTTTGGTATACACAAGCAACGATAGATGATACACAAAACCTTCCACAGCATATTCACGATACAGCAATCGATGGAACTGGCTTCATAGTGTCGCAGTTCTACGATGGAGCATCATTTAATAGCCCACAGGGTGTAGGTTTGGATGCTGGAGGACCATCAACAACTGAATGGACTTTGGTATTCGATGGAGGTAGTGCTGTAGATAATTTCAATTAAAAAATTGATGTTATAATTGGCACAGAAATAAACTGGTAGAAATACCATAAGGAGAGAATAAAATATGGCAACAAGAATGCAGCAACGCAGAGGAACTGCAGCACAATGGATTGCAGCGAATCCAACTTTAGCAGCAGGAGAAATCGGATTTGAAACCGATACCAACCAGTTCAAAATTGGAAACGGGTCTTCGGCATGGTCTGCTCTCTCTTACTTTAAAAATTTAGATGGCCTTGATGGAGTTGGCGGATTAGTAACGCTTAATGCACAAGGTATGATCGATATCGCATTAATACCACAGGGTGTGGCATTAGATGCAGAGTTAACTCAGTATATAGAAGATCACAATGACGAAACAACAAGCGTACATGGAATCTCTAATACAGCAAACCTTGTATATCAAGTAGATCTATCAAACTCAGTAAATGAAGCAATTTCATTAGAAGTAAATAATAGAAATGATGCAATTTCTGATGCCATAGGGCAAGAAGTTTTAAATCGTGCAGATGCAATTTCTGATGCTATCGCACAAGAAGTATTAGATCGTAATACTGCAGTTTCAGATGCAATTGCTTTAGAAGTTTCTGCTAGAGATTTAGCAATCGATAATGCTATTGCTCAAGAAGTTTTAGATAGAGATGCTGCTATAGGAAATGAAATTGCAACAGAAGTTTCTGATAGAAACTTGGCAATCGATACAGCAATTACTACTGAGGTTTCTGATAGAAACGATGCAATTAGCACAGCAGTAGGAAATCACAGTTCTGATACAGCAGACGTTCATGGAATTCCAGACACATCAGCACTTGCTACAAAGACATATGCAGATAACGCAGCCTCAGCAGTAGGCTTATCTGCTACAGCAGACTTAACTGCTCATAATGTAGCAACTACAAACGTACATGGAATTGCAGATACAGCAGCACTTGCTACAAAAACATACGCTGACAATGCAGTTTCAACAGCAGTAGGAGCCTTAACAAAGTCTTCAGTAGGACTTGCAAATGTTGATAACACATCAGATGCTAACAAGCCAATTTCAACTGCAACACAGTCTGCTCTTGATCTTAAGGCACCATTAGCATCACCAACATTTACTGGAACAGTATCTGGAGTTACAAAGGCTATGGTTGGTCTTGCAAATGTTGATAATACAGCAGATGCAGACAAGCCAGTATCAACTGCTACACAGACAGCACTTGATGCAAAGGCTTCATTATCTGGTGCAACATTTACGGGTTCAGTAGAAATTGATCAAAACCTTACAGTTGACGGAAACTTAACTGTTAATGGTACAACATTTAATGCAAGTTCAACATCTATCGTAATTGAAGATAATATGGTTCAACTTGCTCATCAAAATGCAGCAAACACCGTAGACCTTGGTCTTGTTGTAGCATATAATGATGGTGCAGCAAAGCACTCAGGTATCGTTAGAGACGTATCTGACGATAAGTGGAAGTTGTTTAAGGGTGTAACTACAGAACCTTCAACAACAGTTAACTTTGGTCAGGGATCACTTGATAACCTTGCAGTTGCAGCACTTGAAGCAACAACTGTAACCCCTTCATCTGGCGTTGTCTTCTCAGATGGCACACAGACAAAGGAAGGTGTTCCTTCACGCACACCAATTACACAAAAGACTGCAGCATATACATTATCTGCTCTTTCAGAAAGAGATTCTTTAATTGAAGTATCTCACACTGGTGGAACTGCTGTAGATATTACAATTCCAACCAATGCATCAGTTGCATATCCAGTTGGAACATCAATTGACATTCTTCGTACAAACACAGGCGGTGTACGAATAGTAGGTGCATCTGGAGTTGTAGTTAATTCTACTCCTGGTGCTTATTTAAGAGCACAATGGTCATCTGCAACTCTATTTAAGAGAGCAACTGACACTTGGGTACTTCTTGGCGACCTAGCCACAGCCTAATCGAAAGTTAATATAGAAGGAGTAAATAGTAATGGCAGTTAATAAAAGAACTGGTAAGGTAACAGGAAACCAATCCTGGCCTGAAAATGTAACAAGTGTAACAGCAACAGATGTTGGTACAAATCGTCCATATGCCGCTTCAGCAGCATCGACAGAAGCAGGAGCATCTGGTGTAGGTGGCTCTGTATCTCTGTCTTGGTCTTTACCTGAAGGGTCTGCTGCAGCATCATCTTATACTATTACTACTACTCCTTCTACATATTCAAAAACAGTATCAGGAACAAGCACAACATTTGAAGGTTTAGCGTCAAATACAGCCTATACATTTACTGTAAAGGCAAACAATGCTGTAGGTTCATCAAGTGGAACTACATCATCTTCTGTAACTGCTACCACTGTTCCACAAGCACCATCAATTTCATCAGCCACAGATGTTGGAACAAATCGACCATACGATAATGGATCTGTTTCTGTAGCATTTACTGCAAATGGTACTGGTGGAAAGTCAATAACAAGTTATACAGTATCTGGTGGAGGATACTCAGCAACAGGTGCTTCTTCTCCGTTGGCTCCAACAGGATATGCAACAGGAGCAACTCCAACATTAACAGTTACTGCAACAAATGCTAATGGTACTTCGGCAGCATCTGCTGCTTCTTCTGCTGTCACAGTAACAACTGTTCCAGCAACACCGTCTGCGCCGTCAGCGTCGTCTCCAACACCTTCTGCTGGAGTTAACGTGGCTGGTACAACAACAGATAACGTATCTTGGACAGCACCTGCAACTGGTGGTAAGGCAATTACACAATATACGTGGACATCTTCTGATGGAAAGTCAGGAACAACAGCAGGAACATCAGTTTCTGTAAATCAGGAAGGTGGAACTGCTCAAACTTACCAAGTTCGTGCAGAAAATGCTAATGGTGCTGGAAATTATTCTTCTGCATCTTCTAGCGTTACAACATTTCAGTTTACTCCGTTTTCTGTGTTTGGATTCTCTCCGTTTGGTGTATTTTCCTTTGCGCCGTTCTCAGTCTTCGGCTTCTCACCATTCGGTGTGTTTTCCTTCGCACCTTTCTCAGTCTTCGGCTTCTCACCATTCGGTGTGTTCGGATTCTCACCATTCGGCGTGTTCGGCTTCTCGCCATTCGGCGTGTTCGGCTTCTCGCCATTCGGTGTGTTCGGCTTCTCACCATTCGGCGTGTTCGGCTTCTCACCAGCGTTTAACTTCGCTCCTTGGGGCTAAAACGTGGTATACTGTAGTAATACAGTAGAAAGGTAAGACAAAATGCAAAATCAAGGCATGACTCCAACGCCAAAATTTGGCACAAAGCCTCATAAGTTTTTTGAGAGACATTTAGACAATGATCTTACAAAATTGGCTAATTTTTTATCTGATAGATATGAAAAAATAGAACGAGCAGAAGTAGATGGCGTAACTCCTTTAGGTTCTGCAGGACACGAGTATTGGGTAAAATCTGGAAGCACTTCCACAGTAAAGTGGAGAGAATATAATGTTTTTCAGTTTCATAGCGAAGAAATATATAATGTTTTTAAAGGTGTTAAAGATGCAACCAAAGAAGCATGCGAATATTATGATATAGATTTTAATGCACAAAACTTTATGGTCCAGGGATGGTTTAATATAACCCATAAAGGTAAGGGTAAATTAGATTGGCACGATCATGGTCAACCAGGCGCTCCTAATTTTCACGGATATTACAGCGTAAAGGCCGAACCTTCTACTACACATTATCATGTTTATGGGGAAACAGTTGATCATCATAATATTGATAATAAATTAATTGTTTCTGAAATGGGTCATCAGCATGCTATGGCAGATTGGGATTGGGAAGGTCCAAGAATAACAATCGCTTACGACATCATTCCATTGGAATATTTAATTAGGGCAAATGCTGCCGAACAGCATTGGATCCCATTGTTATGATAGCAATGAAGCCACCACATAAATTTTTTGAATCATTTATTGATAATGATTTAGACTCTTTATTTAATTATTTATTATTAAAACAAGAAGATATTCTTTCTGGTTCAGTTGGAAATATACCAGAAGATGTTTTATCTAAGTATGATAAAAGTAATGGTCCTACAACACAGTTAGGTGGCTTCTATAATATTTTTAATTTTGATAATGAAAATATTAATAATTTAAAAAATCATTTACGTAATATAACTAAAGATGCATGTACTTATTATGGTATTAGTTTTGATGAATCTGATTTTATGATACACGGTTGGTATAACCTTGATTATAAAACACAAGGAACGTCTGGAGTAAGTCCATTAAAAAATGACATATTTTTTCATGATCATGCAGAAGGTTTGGGTGCCCCGATATTTCACGGGTACTATTGTGTAAATGCAGAGCCATCCATAACATACTATAAAATTAATGGAAATGATTTATTTGAAAATCATAACAAAAACAATAGGGCAATAGTATCAGAAACAGGACATCCCCATGGCAGAGATGATTGGTATGAGGATAAGCCAAGAATAACAATTGCATATGATATTGCTCCAAAAAACTCTCACGTAGTTACAGACTTGTGGATAAGTTTATGAAAAAGATAATTTGTTTTTTTAAAGGTCACAATATAGAAACATCTCAATGTCCAGTTACTGGTGCTAAGTTAGATATATGTTTAAGATGTTTTCCACAAAATCATTCAAGAGTAAGTTTTAAATAACTATAAACCTAAATAATAGCATAAGAGTTTTGTAAAATTAAAAACTCTGGTATACTTTAGTAATTACAGATTCTTAAGGAGAATAACGGTGTCAGATTTTTTTAGTTTTCGTTTGTCAGAAGATTTCATAAATGAGTATAAAACAAAGGAACCACCATTCGGTTTTACAGACGCAGGCGGTAACTCATTAGGAGAGATTACGTTTATACGAACCTACTCCCGCATGAAAGAAGATGGAACTAAAGAAAGATGGTATGAGGTTTGTCGTCGTGTAATCGAGGGTATGTATTCGGCACAAAAGAATCACGCAAAAGAAAACAGACTACCATGGAATGACTATAAGGCACAATCTTCTGCAAAAGAGGCTTATCAGCGTTTATTTGAATTAAAATGGACACCGCCAGGAAGAGGTTTATGGTCTTTTGGCACGGCACTTACAATGGAAAAGAAAAACTCAGCAGCATTGCAAAATTGCGCCATGGTATCTACTAAAGACATAGACAGAAACGATCCAGGAACTCTGTTTGCCTGGGTTATGGATGCATTAATGATGGGTGTTGGTGTAGGGTTTGATACAGTTGGGGCAGACAAGCATTTGCCTATTTATACACCTACAGAACCAGAACAAGTATATGAAATCCCAGATACCAGAGAGGGATGGGTGGAGTCTGTTAGATTACTCATTAATTCATTCTTAAAGCCTAATATGTATATACAAGGTTTTAACTATGACCTTATCAGGCCTTTGGGAGCACCTATCAAGGGGTTTGGTGGCACAGCGAGTGGCCCAGCACCACTTATCCAGTTGCATAAGCAGATAAGGGCTGTAATAGGCGGTAGAGCAGGAGAAACACTTGACTCAAGAGCAATAGTAGATATAGTTAATCTTATTGGTACATGTGTTGTATCTGGAAATGTTAGAAGGTCTGCAACACTCGCCCTAGGGGATTCTAAAGATCAAGACTTTATGAACCTAAAGAATGCTGATGTTTTCCCAGATAGAAATTCATTTGATCCAGAAAATCCAGGTTGGTCATGGATGTCTAACAATTCAATTTCTGCGACGGTAGGTACAAAGTACGAAGACTACGTAGACCTAATCGCAAGCAATGGAGAGCCAGGATTCATTTGGCTTGATGTTGCCAGAAACTATGGCAGACTTAAGGATACTGCGGATGGCAAGGATTATCGTGTAATGGGATTTAATCCTTGTGCAGAGCAGCCATTAGAATCATACGAACTGTGCACCTTGGTTGAGGTACATTTAAATCGTCATGAGTCTAAGGAAGACTTCCTCCGCACCCTTAAGTTTGCCTACCTATACGGAAAGACGGTAACGCTGATACCAACACACTGGCAACAGACAAACGGTATTATGCAGCGTAATCGTCGTATTGGTACATCACTTACAGGAATTGCCTCATTCTCAGACAAATTTGGTTTGCCTGTTGTGCGTGAATGGATGGACGAAGGATATGAAACTATTCGTAGATATGATCACAAGTATTCTGAGTGGTTATGCGTTCGTGATTCCATTAGGGTCACAACTGTTAAACCATCAGGGTCTGTATCAATTCTTTCTGGCGCAACCCCTGGAGTTCACTGGGCACCTGGTGGAAACTATTTCTTAAGAGCAATTCGTTTTGGGAATACCGACCCAATGATTCACTTATTCAAGGCTGCTGGATATAAGATGGAGGCTGACCTTGTATCTGCGAATACAACTGTCGTATATTTCCCAGTACACTCTGGTCACTCAAGATCTGAAAAGGATGTAACATTATTTGAGAAGATTGCGCTTGCTGCTACTGCTCAGAAATATTGGTCTGATAACGGCGTGTCTGTAACTCTATCATTTAACAAAGAAACTGAAACAAAGCATATTGCTCCAGCACTTCATATGTATGAGGGACAATTAAAAGCCGTTTCATTTTTGCCAATGGGAAATACTGTATACCCACAGCAACCATATACAGAAATTACTGAAGAGGAGTATAATAGTTATATAGGCCAAATCAAAAAGATAGATTGGTCTGCTATTTACGACGGTGCAGAAAATTTGGAGGCACAGGGAGAAATGTACTGTACAACTGATGCTTGTGAGATAAAGGTTAAACCATGATAGATAAAATTAAGTATGTAGAAGAATTTATGCCTAGAGATATTGCTTTAAGAATATCTGAGTATGCAAAAAAGTATTCTGATGATTTTCCAGAGTATGGAAATAATGAGCAGGAGTTTACCGTTCATACATATAATGAGATAAAGTCTAGAGACTCAGAACTATTAGACATAATGCAAGAGTATGCTCTTAAAGTTTATGATTTTGTTAAAGAAAATTATGAGGGACCGTTTCAGGATTTTCTTCATGAAAAAACACATATAGCAAAGTTTATTGCTGGCAAGGGTATGCATGAGCATTTTGACTCAAATAGACCAAACGATATAGCAACTCTAGTTTATTTAAACGATGACTATACTGGCGGAGACATATATTTTCCAAAGTATGATATATCCTATAAGCCAAAGCCAGGAGATCTTCTTTGTTTCCCAGACAACCCAGACTATGTTCATGGCGTTAAAACAATTGAATCGGGGACAAGATATACAACTCCTAGGTGGTTCACACGCATCGTATGATAAAATAGACCCATAATGTCTAGTCCATCAAACTTATATGCTGAAAAAATATTTTCTGAACATCCTCAAAGCCTATGGGCTTTAGACGATAAACTAGACTACGTCTCTATTATTAATGAATCAACTAGAGATATGTCTGGTTGGGCAATAGACAATGGAACATCATCTTCAGTTACAAGTTTTTCAGATTTACCATTTCCAGAAAGCATAGTTAACAGAATAGTTCCAACAAGTTTGACTGGAGACACGTTTTCCGTAACGCTGGTAAGTCCAGATATAATAAATGTTGACGATATAAATAAAACCTTGCAAACATTTTCCATAGGGTCATATTTTTATACAGAAAGCCCATATATCCTCGGAATAGAGTTAGGGTACAGATACTACGATTCAGTTTTAAGTTCTTATGTGGATGTTTTAAAACCATACGATATTTCAATTAAAGAAAGATGGATGTTTTTGTCAGAAACATTTAGTCCAGATTTTGATAATTCTGAAATAAAAATTATAATTAAGTTTAATTTTTTATTTGCAACTAATGATCAAGATGACTATTTAGTTTACGCAAATGGACTAACGTTAGGCCAGTGGTCAGAAGAATTTCATTCACATTCTTTGGGTGTATCTACATTTGATTTGCCTTCTGGCATTGCACTGCCATCTTCTAAGGTTGTTTTGGCAGACTCATACGGACTTTCAGAAAATTCAGGCTATTACTTTTCTAAAGACAATGCCTTAGTTGCAAAAAATTTTGGAGTTCCAATGGTTTTTGGTTCACAAAACATTACTAAGTTATATCATAATGATGAAAGCCCTTCATTAATAGTTCCATCTTTAGGCATGTTGTCTGACTCTGGAAAGCATCAAGATTATACTTTAGAATTTTGGCTAAGAACTAATAATGCATCTACAGAACAAAAAAGAATAATAGGTCCAATAGCCTCTGAAGACGGCATATATTTAGATGGTTCGTTTTTATTATTAAAGATAGATGACAAGTATGGATCTTATTATGTAGGAAAATGGGAAAGACCAATGCTGATACATCTTAGATATACAAACAATCAGGTGTCTTTACTTTTAAATGGTGAAGAGATTATTGTTATACCTATAGAAAGTGACACAATATCTTTACCATATCACTTTAATTCAAACGGAAAAGATCAAAACTGGATAGGCTTTTATGCATATGAAAAAATTGAGCCAATTGAGATAGATTGTATTGCTTTATATCCATATATAGTTCCATCTATTGTTGCAAAAAGAAGATTTGTATTTGGTCAAGGAGTTCAGTATCCCCAAAACTTAAATTCAATTTACGGAGGAGAGTCAGTATTTTTTGATTATTCTTTTGCCGATTACACAAAAAATTATAACTACCCAGACCTAGGTTCTTGGAGTCAGGCATCTATAGATAACCTAATAGTAGAAGATAATGTCTTAACTGTACCAAGTATATTTACTCCTCAAATACTTACAGACAGTTCTGCAAATAAAGAAAAAGAAATGCTAGAAGATCAAAATCTGTCTGCCAACCCACTGTTTCTTTCTTTAAAACCTAATAGTTCTTGGGACTCAGTAAACTCATATATATACTTTGATAATTTTTCTCTTTATAATCAAATAACAAAAGCATTATATGGTTTGTTTGAAGTGCCACCTTCTTTTTCTGGCACCGAAGTATTAATGAGAATAGAAGATAATAACTCAAATTATTTTTCAATAGAATGTGTTAATGATAAAATTAAGTATATATTAAAATACAATGATGTTGTAAAAAACATATACGAGTGTTCTCGTGTAAGTGCACTATCTGCAACAAATTTAGATGACGGCGAAGAAGGAGAAACTGCTAATATTGTTTTTGCTGTAGGTTTAGAGTTAGACAAGTTTAAGAATTATTTTGGAGATAATGTAATATCATTTTTTACAAATCAATCAATCTTAAAACTATATGTTGGAGGAACAAAAGAGTTTGAAAAAACTTTTACTGGAAAGATATATAAAATAGGCATATGCTCGGAAAAGAACTTATCTGATATAGGAAACTTATTTAACGAAATAGGAGTTCCAATAGATTATGAAAATATATTTGATTTATATCAGCCAGGAGTTGACATAGACGGTGGTTCATATAACCAAAATGATTTGGGCTGGAGTGATTACATAGGAGAAACAAACCCATCATTAGAGGAAGATCAATATGACACAGTAGTTCCAGAATACGAAAATTATAGTTATTCTCCTTTATTGCCAGACTTAAGGTTATTAAAAACTCATATACCGAGTGTGGGAATAGTTCCTAAAAAATACTTTAATAAATTTTACTTAGATTCAACAGTGTCTGGTTCATGGAAAGACTACGTTCCATTATCATACTTTGGTCAAAATGTTTTAGATGAATATGGAAATCAGATATTTGAATTAGACTTTATCCAGTTTAATATTAATTATCCAGCATCTATAAAGTTTAAAGAAACAGAAACGGTAGACCCAGATGGATGGCCATATTCAGAATTGTCTTCAGAATATTCTTTTCCACAGCAAAGGTCTTATAGTTCTTTAGATAATTTCTTATTTACTGGATACTTAAACTATGAAGACTTACAGCAAAGATCAATTAAAAAATATACATATGACACTTCTAGTGAACTTGTAAAAACATATATAACTTTTGAATATTTAGAGGAAGGTGCTAACTCACCAGAATCGTTTTTTATAAGAAAAGAAGATGTTCCAAAGAATGGTGTAATTAATCCAGGAAGCAACTGGATAAACACAAAATACGAGGTTGTAGATAATGTTATTGTATATCCACCACAAGACGTTGATTTTAATGATTTGGCAATAGTGCTTCACATAGAAGTAAATATTGACGGCATAAAGTACAGCCCATTAAAAATCAAAAACTTACAATTAGCGTCACAAGCATTTAATTATAATGGAGCAAATAGCATAGGTACGAGATTTGGAACATCGGTTTATCCATATAAGTCTACAGGATATTATTTTGACTATAAAACTCAAAATCCTTTTTCAATATACAAAGGCTCCTCGCCATATTTATATTTAACAAAAGACTCTGGGTTAGAAATAAGGGGAGATTATGATCCACTAATTAATCGTGGAGTTGCTATATCTATAAATCCTTCTAAAATACAGACATACGAAATTATGGCTATGCAAAGTTTGATTAGATTTAATTCTGACTTTTTCCCATATGTGCCAACACAAATAATGCAAATAAATGCAAAAAATAAAATTATTAAGTTGTACATGGTTGCAAATCACCCATCTGGGAAACGGGCAAAGATTTATGCTTTAGACGGTAATACTGGAAAACTTTATAACGCCATATCATTTTATCTAAATGGAAAAATTGTAAAAGAGCCAGTAATAAATATAAATGAATGGGCTTTGTTGGGGATAGGGTTTTCAGATATTCTTAATTTTAAATCCTATACAGGGTCTATTATGATCAACGGACCAATTATATTTAATGCTTTATCATATTATCAAACAACTAACTTACAAGAGGTAAAGAGTGTTACCAATAGGCCTTGGGCTAGGGTTAAGTTCTCTGCAGACGGATTTTTTGAGTGGGAATATTGGAATGATTTTTATATGTGGGAAGGTGTCCTAATACAGTCTTCAAGCAGTTATTATGGAGTAGATCCAGCAGACTTGTACAAGTCCTATACTGGTACAAATAAAATTATAGTAGAGGATGACTCTGTTTTTGGTATTCAGGGGTACGAGTATTCGGTATTTAAGGATATATCATGGCAGTCACAGATATCAAGTGCAGTATGATATGGTATACTTGTGGATATGAAACACAAGGATCAACCACTTTTTGACAAAAAAGGAAAGCCCAGAATGCCTGGTCAAATAGGCGAAACTAAAGTAACAGTAATAGATAAAAAATATGACTGGGGCATTTATGTTTGGAAGAAGGCTAATGGTAAGTGGTTTACAGATGGTAATGGCAACATATTAAATATTCCATCTATGAAAGGTGATCTTGCAAGAATCGCAGAATTAAGACAGGCAGCAGCACATTATGGAGAGCCAGACGGCGAGCCATATTTCTTTGCAGGTATGGGAAGGGTAACAGATGAGCAATATTCTGAGCAGGTAGACAGAATGAAGGCTGGCCTAATTCCTAACCTTAATGACTTAGGTGCTGTTCAGGCAGCAAAAGATACTATTGCAAAGTATGGAGACGAAGAATAATGTCAGAAGAAAAAGAATATATCCTTAAAGCAAGTATTGACAATATAGTAGACAATACTGACTTATTTAAGGGAGCAGATCCATTTAATAAAACATGGACAGAATTAAAGTCTTATTCTGGCATAGACAATAATTTTAAAAGAAGGATTTCTCGTTCAATTGAAAAGTCTGCTAATGATCCTAGCCAAGCATACATAGATAGTGCAAGAGCAGAACAACATGGTTTGGGAGATGCAAAGTCAAAAGAAATTAATCCTGGTACAGTATATAGAAATGGATACGGTTTATTTGATGTTATTACTCCACCATGGAATGTATACGAATTAGCAAATTACTATGACACATCATTTGCCAACCATGCAGCAATTGACGCAAAAGTAGAAAACATAGTTGGCTTAGGGTATGACTTTGAAGTTTCTCCAAGCACAATGTTAAGGCTTGAATCAAATAAAGATAAAGGTCAAGTTGAAAGAGCACGTAATAGAATTGAAAGAGCAAAGATAGAGTTACACGAGTGGATTGAATCACTTAACGACGATGATTCATTTACAACTACAATGACAAAAGTATATACAGATGTACAGGCAATCGGTAATGGTTATTTAGAAATTGGAAGAACAACACGTGGTGAAATAGGATACATTGGACACATTCCAGCAACTACAATTCGTGTTAGAAGACTCAAAGATGGTTATTTGCAAATTATAGGTAATAAGGTTGTTTATTTTAGAAATTTTGGTGCTAGAAATCCGAATCCTGTAACCTCAGATACTAGGCCAAATGAAATAATACACTTTAAACAGTATTCGCCTTTAAATACTTTTTATGGTGTACCAGATATAATGTCGGCAATAAACTCGCTCCATGGAGACCAGTTAGCGTCACAATATAACATCGACTACTTTAGCAATAAGGCTGTCCCTCGTTATGTTGTGACACTAAAGGGTGCACGTCTTTCTGCAGATGCTGAAGATAAGATGTTTAGGTTTTTGCAGACAAGCCTAAAGGGTCAGTCACATAGAACTCTATACATTCCACTGCCTGGAGACACAGATACCAATAAGGTTGAGTTTAACATGGAGCCAATTGAGAATGGCGTTCAAGAAGGATCTTTTGAAAAATATAGAAAGCAAAATCGTGATGATATTTTAATTGCACACCAAGTTCCTCTTTCTAAAATTGGCGGAGGAGACTCAGGCGCAATTGCAGCAGCATTAGCACAAGACAGAACATTTAAGGAACAAGTAGCAAGACCAGCCCAGAGAGAATTAGAAAAAGTTATTAATAAAATTGTTAAAGAAAAGACAGATGTTCTTGTTTTAAAGTTCAAAGAATTAACATTGACAGATGAAATAGCCCAATCTCAAATTTTGGAAAGATATGTTAAAACCCAGGTCATGCTACCAAATGAAGCAAGATCTGTTTTAGGTCTTCCACAAAGAGAGGGGGGAGACGAGCCATTCCAGCCTAAGCCAATGGATAATGCAGAAAGAGCAAGGGACGGAGAAAGAGTAAATAATCAATCAGATGGTCCAGCCACAATAAGTGGAAGGAATCCAAAAGGTGAGGGTAGATCAAGTCAGTAATTATCCACAAGTTATTCACATCTTATTAACATTTGTGTAAAAAAGGCTCTATAATATATACTAGTATGACTATATCAAAAGCCCATTGGGACACCTCTGGCGACTCAGTAAGACTTTCCCTTCCATTTGCGAAGGTTGATAAGGAGAGACGTATCGTCTCAGGTTTTGCATCTCTTGATAACATTGACAAGCAGGGCGACATCGTAACAGCAGAAGCATCAATGAAAGCATTCTCTAAGTTTCGTGGAAATATTCGTGAAATGCATCAGCCACTTGCTGTTGGTAAAATGGTTAACTTTAAAGAAGACAGATATTTTGATCCAGAAACTAAAAAGTTTTATTCTGGAGTTTTTGTATCAGCATACGTTTCAAAGGGTGCACAAGATACTTGGGAAAAAGTTTTAGATGGCACACTGACAGGATTTTCTATTGGTGGTCGTATGAATAAGTGGGATGACGGTTATGATGAGAAGTCAGACTCCACAATTAGAATTATTAAAGATTATGATCTTGTAGAGTTGTCTCTTGTAGACTCTCCAGCAAATCAGTTTGCAAATATTATGCACGTAGAAAAAGTTGACGGCATTGAAGTTGTTAAAGGACAGGATGTTGCATTAGAAAATGTTTTTTATGATGAAGAATCTGGATTAGTTATGGTTTCAGAAGAAGAAACTGCAGTAAGCCCTACAACAGGAAATCAAATGAAGAATATAGGTTTCGTTGAAAAAGAAGACAACGAAAAAATGGATATAGTCAAATTCTTAGTAGATAGTGCTAAAGGCATTGATGCTAAGATTAAGAAGGAGGATAATCCTATGGCAAAAAAGACAAAGGTTGAAGAAACCGAAGTTGCTAAGTCAGAAGAAATCGCTCCAGAGGCAGATGCAGTAGTTGAAACTCCTGTTGCCGAAGTTACTGAAAAGTCTGAAGAGGCTACAGTGGCGGAAGAAACTGTTGAGAAGTCTGAAGAGACTCCAGCAGAAGAAGTTGCTAAGGCTGATGAATCAGTCGAAGCACCAGCAGCAGAAGTCACTACAGAAGTATCTAAATCAGATGAAGCAATTGTTGAATCAGTTGCTGAAATCAAGAATACAATTACATCAGCCTTTAGCGATTTAGTTGAAACTGTAAAGTCTTTGCAGGCAGAAGTAGAAATGCTTAAGTCTACAAAGGTTGATACAGCAGCAGTAAAGAGTTCACTTGATGCAGTCGCCAAAGACATTGCTGCAACAATTGAACATGTAGATAAGTTTGGTAAGCGTGTTGACGCAGTAGAAGCAGATACCGCTTTCCGAAAGTCTGGCGATCTAGGCGAGATCGTACAGGAACAACCAGTAATGGTTGAAAAATCCCTATGGGGCGGACGTTTCCTCAAAACAGCCGACTTATTTAATTAAGTAATCACTTAGGAGGTGACAATATGTCGGAAGAGATTAAGAAAAATCAGCCAGGAGAATCAGGCGAACTCGGTGGAACAACACCAGGTTTATATCAAGGACAGGGTGCATTCGCATCAGGTTCTGACGCAGGGTCAAACATCCCTGGCAATTACACAGATGGTGGCGCACTAGGAAATATTCCTAACGTCAACCTTGGTGTTACCACTGGTCCTAATGCCGTAAACCCTTCGGGTGATGCTGCAAGCGGAATCCTACGCCCTGAACAGGCACGTCGTTTTATTGACTACGTTTGGGATGCTACAGTTCTCGCTAAAGATGGTCGTCGTGTGACGATGAGAGCAAACACCATGGAATTAGAGAAGATCAACGTCGGTGAGCGTGTTATTCGTGCTGCTGCTCAAGCAGTTGGCGATTACAAGAACACTGGTGCAACCTTCTCAAAGGTAGAACTTACCACAAAGAAGATCCGTTTGGATTGGGAAGTTTCTGCTGAAGCACTAGAAGACAATGTCGAGGGTGGTGCATTAGAAGATCATTTAGTTCGCTTGATGACAAATGCATTCGCTAATGACATTGAAGATCTTGCTATCAACGGTGATGGTACAACAGGACCATTCCTATCTATTATGCCTGGTTTCATCAAGAAGCACCAGGATAATGGAGACTCGCATGAAGCAGCCGTAACAGTTGCTGACAATGCTTGGACACCTGCAGTAATGCAGGATATCATTCTCGCTATGCCACGTAAGTACCGTGCACTTAAGAATAACCTTAAGTTCTATGTAGGTACAGATGCATTCGCAGGTATCGTTAAGAATAACGGTACATTGTCTGATGCAATCGCAGAGGCACTTGGAAAGAATGGTAACACAAGCGCTAACACTCAGTCTTATTTAGACGGTGCTGGCCAGACATTCGGTGGAGCACGTACAACTCGTGTTCTAGGTATCGATGTTCAAGAAGTTCCTTACTACCCAGACAATTATATTGATCTGACGTTCCCACAGAACCGTGTATGGGGCTTCCAGCGTGATATCGTCGTAAACCGTGAATACGTTGCGAAGAAGGACACAATTGAATACACTGTATTCGTCCGCTTCGGTATTCAATGGGAAGAAGAAGACGCAATTGCGTGGGCAGATGCTGCTGCAGATGCATAATCTGTAATCAGTAACCTTTGAGAGGGGGCAGGGGCTAGTTCTCCTCCCCCTCTTATCTTTAGTATTCTGTTATAATAGTTCATATAGGAGGTTAAATAATGGAAGAAAATAATTTTAATAATGTAAATAACGAAGTATCAGTTGAAAGTGCTCCAGAGGCTCCTGTTGAATCAGTAGTTACTGAAGAACCTGTAGTTGAAACAAAGGTAGAAGAAGTTGCTGCTGCAAATAATATTGAAGCGTCAGTTTCTGAAGTATCAGAATCACCTGATGCTATTACCACAAACGACTTAGGAAGATCTGCAAGTGATACAGTACAGGCTGTAGGGTCTATTGTAAATGGTGTAATTGGTGTTGCAGAAACACCAAGACCAGTTAAGAGTGCAGCACCTGCCTCTAAGAAAAAGTCAAATAAGACCATCGCAGTATTCTCAACAAAAAATGTAAGTTGGGGTGGGGTTGGCAAAGTTTATCGTGGATACAATATCGTAACACAAGAGCAAGCAGATAAGTGGCTTACTCGTGACCACGTAAGAATTGCTACACCAGAAGAAGTAGCCAAGGAGTTTGGTCGCTAAATGGAAGTTCTGAGAGTTCCGCCATATAATTTAAGCGTTACACTTGATGTTGCTTTAGCAACTACAGAGTATGAATACGCTATTACTGATATGGCGGACTCTTCAGAAATAACAGGGGAAGTTACGTCTAATGCATCAAGCAAAGTAATTATTCCATTATCTTCAAAATACGATACTCAGTATAAAGTCACGGTAGATGGAGAGGATACGTATGTAGATGTAGTACGTCCATATGTAGATCCTAATACTAAGGGTACAACGGCTAGTGACATAGAAGCATATAGACAAAGCGAAGAATTAGCAAGAGCAATAATTGATTCGGTTTGCGATGTAGAATTTTATTATAAGAAAAAAGTTATAGAGACAACTGGTTTGGGATTAGATTATATTCCAATATGGGTAGATGCCAAAAAGGTATTAAAGGTATACGAGAATAACGTTCTGGTGTATGACGTAGATGATTTAGAAAACTCTACTTTTGAGTTTGAAATAACTGGGGATGGATCTGCAATTAGAACTGCATATCCAGATTTAATTAATCGCAATGAATCAAAGCCAATATTTTATCCAGGATCTCCAACAGATTATTTAGAGTTTATGTTTTCTGAAAGAGGATTTCCACGAGGCTGGGATTATAAGATAGAGTTAGAAGTGGGATATCATAAGGTTCCATCAGACATAGTTAAGGCAACAGAGTTACTAGTACATGATATTGATTGCGGTAAGTTAGATTATTACAAGAGATATATTGGTGCATATAATACTGATCAATTTAGAATTCAGTTTGATAAGGCTGTATTTGAAGGCACTGGAAACTTAATAGTAGATAAAATACTTAACAAATATCGTAAACCGATTGAGTTCGTTGGAGTACTATAATGGTTATATGCGAAACACCAGACTTCGCATTTCCTATGCAAGCAGATGTTTATCATCCAATTGTTGAGCAAGGTGTATATGGAGAAGTTAAGAAAACTTGGATTTTAGACAGAACAATTGCATGTTCTTTTACTACAGCAGGTACAGCATTTAAAGAAGAAGTTCAGCCAAACATTAATATAACTCAAGATAAACTACTTATGGGTCGTGTTAAAACAGATATCAGAATGTCCAGTCTAGAGGCTCGAAATTCTATAACTAACGTAATTATAACTAACATAAGAGATAAAAATTGTAATGAAATATATCTAGAAACATCAGGTCCACGTGCAGGCAAGTCTACAATATTTGAAATAGCGACACAAGATCCATTTGCTGGGCCATTCGGAAATGTTGAATATTATAAGTTAGTTATCCGTAGATCTGAAAACCAGGCGGTAGATGTATGATAGTTAAGTTTAATAATGCGATGTTTAAGAAAGATATGAAAAATATTATTGATTATTCTATAGGCTTTTTAGATGGTATTCAGGGCGGTAAAAAAGCATTCCTTAATGTAATAGGTATGGAAACTGTAGAGTTAATGAAAGAGTATATAGACTCAAATGCTAGAGTAAATCCTAGAATGTTACACCACGTATATGAATGGAATCAGACTGGAAGTCCTGATGCAAGATTATATGATATTCAATATACTACAAGCAATTTGGGCTTATCTTTTAAGTCAACATTTAAGCAATCAACATCAATTAAAAATGGATCAAGAGTTCCATTTTACGACAAGGCAAGAATAATGGAAGAGGGGATTCCTGTTGTAATTGCACCTAAAAAAGCACAGGCACTATCCTTTGATATAAATGGAGAACAAATATTTACTAAGCAACCAGTAGAAGTATCAAATCCTGGAGGAGACGAAGTAGAGGGTTCATTTGAAAAGATATTCGATTCATTTTTTAAAAGATATTTTACTCAGGCATTTTTAATAACAAGCGGTATATCTCAATACCTAGAAAACCCAGTAGCATATAAAAAGAATATGACTGCTGGCAAAAAAGGTGGCAAGGTTAAGGGTTATCAAACAGGGTATCGCTGGATAGCAAACGCAGGAGTTGGATTATGACAGAATCGACATCATTATTAAATACACCAGTGCTATGGATTAATACATATTTACAAGAAAAGATTAGTTTGTTGACTGGCTTCCAAATGAAGCCATTTTTCCCAACAGGTCCATCAACATTAGAAGCATTACAGAATCAATTTGAAGACGGCACCATGGTTGTGTGGGATCGAATGTTTAGGATGCGCCGTGGCCCCTTTCCACACATTAAATGTGAACAGGTTTTGTATTATTTTTATGCTATGGGAGATAATCAAGGTTTAACTCCTGCTGAAAAAATGGTCCAAATACAAGAGGCAGTGATGAGACTTATGGATAGGGGAGATGAAAGTGCTCAGGAGTTAAATGAGTGGGCTAAAAATAATCCTATAGATTTTAACAGAAACCCTAACCTTCCTTCAGATCTAGTTTATTGCAAATTCTATTTCCATAACTTCAAGATATATCAGTTAGAAGAGGCACGGGATATAGTAGACTTCGGAACAGCCCGAACCTATGCGGGTAATAAGATCATTATTGATTATGATTATCATCAACATAAGGACATTGTAAACCCTTAATAAATTAATAAAAGGCTGTATACTTATAGACGAGGAAACACGCCTTTTAATTTCTAGAAAATAAAGAGGTGAAATAAATATGGCTCTAGGTAATAGTAATAATATTATCGTCGGTGCAGCGCAACTCTGGGTTGCTGATGCTCCTTTGGCAGTAGGTGGAAACCCAACTCCTGTCTCAGGTGAAAAGTATTCAGTAACTATGGATGGCGAGACACCAGACTTCCGTAATATCGGTTACACCATGAATGGTTTGGAACTACAGTTCCAACCAGATTTCGGTGAAGTTCAAGTTGACCAGGTTCTTGACGTTGCTAAGTTGTTTAAGCAAGGCATGCAGGTAAACCTAAATACTACTTTTGCTGAATCCACATTGGAAAACCTTCTTGTTGCAGTTGCAGGATCAGACTCTGATCTTACAGGTGACAAGGACACTTCCAATGGCCAGACATTCAACATCAAATCAGGTAATCTCGGCGAATGCCCAGTAGAGCGTGGTTTGGTTGCTGTCGGACCAGGAACTGGTGACTGTGATGAGGGATCTAACAAGGAGAGAATTTATGTTGCATACCGTGCACTTTCAATTGAAAATGTAACAGTATCAGCAAAGCGTGATGAGGCTACAATGTTCGAAGTTTCATTCCGTCTTCTTCCAGATGACACATCAGGTTCATACGGTAAGATCATTGATCGTACTGTAACACCAGTATAATACAATTTAATAAAGCAGATAGCCCAGTCGTAATGGCTGGGCTTTTCTGTTTGATATAATAAATAGATGGCCACAGAAATATATGAAAGTGATTATATAAATCTTATTGATGGAACACAAATATATATCACTCCTTTAAAAATAAAATATCTTAGACAATTCATGAAACAATTTGAAAATGTTGGTAAGGCTAAGGGAGATGACCAAGCAATAGGAGAGTTGGCTAAATGTGCTCTTATAACAATGCAACAGTATTATCCAAGCATAAAAACAATAGAAGAACTTGAGGATAGCATAGACCTGTCAACAATATATAAAATATTGGATATCGCTGCAGGAATTAAAATAGATAAAGATTCAAAAGAAAAGGTGAAAGATCAGGCCGTAGACAGCGGATCCCCTTGGGAAAAACTAGACTTAGTAAAGTTAGAATCAGAGGTATTTCTTTTGGGTATATGGAAAGATTACGAAGAACTAGAAACATCTATGTCAATGCCAGAATTGACAGCCACATTAAATATTAAAAGAGAATTAGATTATTCAGACAAAAAGTTTTATGCAGCAATTCAAGGGGTAGATTTAGATAAAAATACAAATAAGTCTAATGCATGGGAAGATATGAAGGCTAGAGTATTCAGTCGTGGCAAGGCTACAGATTCTAATGACATAATATCACTTCAAGGAATCAATGCTCAAAAGGCTGGGTTTGGCATTGGCATGGGCCTAGATTATGAAGAAATTAACGACTAAAAATAAAGGTGCGTTATGGTATAATTAATTCAACCTTATAAGGAGGAATTAATGGCTACAACTGTGCATGAGACAAAAGAAATAGCACTCATTGACGGCACAAAAATAAAAGTAAGACCACTTAAGATATCTTTACTTCGTCCATTTATGAAGAAGTTTGAAGGTATTGCAGCAGTCGCTGATGATAATGAAAAATCAATGACTCTACTTATGGAATGTGTAGCAATTGCTATGCAGCAATATAAGCCAGAGTTAGCGGAAGATTTAACTGCTCTTGAAGAGAACCTTGATCTTCCAACAGTTTACAAGATCGTAGAAGAGGCTTCTGGAATCAAATTAACAGATGCTTCGTTAATAAGCGGTCTTGGAAACGTATAAACTTAATAATATAGAGGTGTTATGGAATGGCTGATGTTCAATCTAATATTCATGTAAATATAGATACGTCTGAAGCATTAGCCAGCATAAAAGCATTACAAAGGCAGATATCAGCCTTCCATACATCAATGGCAAAGAGTGGCGCTGCAGCAGCAGCCGTCTCTGCCAACATGCAACAAAATTTAATTAACTCACTTAATGCTAGTGGTAAATGGTCCGCTTCTATGCGGAATGTTAAAACAACCACAGAATCTTTTACAAATGCATTAGAAAAAAACAAACTGTCGATGCGGGATTATTACCGTTATTCGATGGGTGCCACAAAAACATTTGGTAAATTTTTTAAATCAGAATTTGATACTGTAAATAAAGTAGCAAGAGAAAGAGTTAAAGATTTACAAACACAATACGTTAAGTTAGGCAGAGATGCCAATGGCGCAATGAAGGCTATTGCAGTTAGACCGTTGGCACTTGATATGAAGAATCTTGGAACTCAAACTGCTATTGCGTCACAGCGCCAAGCATTGCTTAATCAATTATTAAAGCAGGGCGCTACAAATATGCTTAACTTCGGTAAAAATACACAGTGGGCTGGTCGTCAGTTAATGGTTGGTTTCACCGTTCCTCTGGCTTATTTAGGAACAGCAGCAGCAAAAACATTTATGAAGTTAGAAGAACAGGCAATTAGATTTAAGCGTGTTTATGGTGAAATGTTTACTACTGGTGAAGAAACAGATAAGATGCTTAAAGAAATTCAACTACTTGCTAAAGAGTTTACTAGGTATGGAGTTTCTGTTGAGAAAACTATGGAGATGGCTGCATCAGCAGCAGCAAGCGGTAAACTAGGTGCAGACCTTTTAGCACAGGTAAATGAGGCAACAAGACTTGCGGTTCTTGGTGGAGTAGAGCAAGAACAAGCATTAGAAACCACAATATCATTAACAAACGCTTTCGGTTTGGCATCTGAAGATCTTGCTAAAAAGATTAACTTTCTAAACGCAGTAGAAAACCAAACAGTTGTTTCTATTGAAGATTTAACTATTGCTATTCCAAAAGCAGGTCCAGTAGTTCAGCAATTGGGTGGAGATGTTGAAGACTTAGCATTCTTCTTAACTGCTATGAAGGAAGGTGGCATCAATGCTTCCGAAGGCGCTAACGCACTCAAGTCTGGTCTGGCATCATTAATTAACCCTACAGAAAAAGCAAGCAAGATGCTTGGAGAAATGGGAGTTAATATAACTGGAATTGTTGAAGCAAATAAGGGCAATGTTAAGGGTGTTGTTGTTGATTTTGCTAATGCATTAAATACTCTTGATCCATTAAACCGTGCTCGTGCAATCGAACAACTATTTGGTAAGTTCCAGTTTTCACGTTTGTCCACATTATTTCAAAACGTAATTGCTGAGGGAAATCAGGCAAGTCGTGTTTTAACATTAACAAAGGCAACTACGGAAGAACTTGCTATTTTATCTGAGCGAGAACTGGCAAGAGTAGAAGAGTCTACTACATATAAATTTAAGAAAACAATAGAAGATCTAAAGGTAACTCTTGCCCCTGTAGGAGAGCAGTTCTTAAAAGCAATAACTCCAATTGTAGAGTTTGTTAGTAAAATATTAGAAAAATTTAATAATTTAGGAGACGGTACAAAGAAATTTGTTATTATCCTAACTACTCTTTTAGGAGGAATAGGTCCAGTACTTCTTATGACATTTGGTTTGTTGGCTAATGGTTTGGCTAATATAATTAAACTTTTTGTAAGTATGAAATCTGTATTTAATAGGGCTGGTCAATCTTCCACTGTATTAGGAAATCAAACACAATTTTTAACTGCTGAACAGGCACAGGCAACTGCTGTCGCAGCATCTTTGGAGCAGGTACATGTTAAGTTACAACAAACATTTACATCTGAAGTTGCAGCACTTAATGCATTAACTCAGGCATATCAAAGAGCAATTGCAGCACAAAGAGGTTTTGGTGGACCAATAGTAGGCAAAGGAAGAAAAGGTTTTGCTGATGGAACAAAGAAGGTAAAGCCATTTTATTTTGCAAGAGGAACAGACACAGTTCCAGCAATGCTGACACCTGGAGAGGCAGTAATCCCAGCAGGTCCAGCACAAGATCCAAGAAATAAACCAGCAATAGCGCATATGATTTCAGGTGGAACTATGAGTATGTTCTCCGTTGGAACAAAGGGTGCTGGTGATTTTTCTCATATAGGAACTCCAAGAACTGTAGGGGCGTTAGACTTAGTTAATAAGTTAAAGGCATTGCCTGCAGGTATTATTAGTGCAAGAGCAATGCAGGCCATAGAAGCAGTTGCCATGAAGTTTGCTAACACCCTAAAGATTAATCTTTATGGAAAACTAGGTATAACAACTGGCATGTCCAATGTTGACGGCAGACAGGTATCAATGAATAACCTTATGAAACCAGGTGGACGTGGAGTTGGTAAGGGCGAGTTTATGGCAGATTGGGATAAGAGGGGTCTCAATAGATGGAAGATATCTTTGCGTAATGGTGGAATGAAGATGCAAGATGTTGCTGCAGATCTTGCTATCTTAGATACACATATGAAGGATTACCTAACAAGCCTTGACGCAAATACTAGAATAACTGATACTCATGTTAAAGAAGCATACGATTATGGTCGTAGAAAGATGGGTGCAGAAAATAGATTAGTTAGAGCCTTTGATCAATTAGCAGTAACTGCTGGCGAGGCAAGAATTAATATTTCTCAAGCAGCACAAAAGATGGCAGGCCTACCAACTGCTCCAGGTGGAGGTAGTAAGGGTGCTGTAGACGTCAACGGTATGAAAATTAGGCGTGGTGGAGATAGATTTACTTTCTATAAGAGAACAGGTTTTAGCCTTGTAGATTTTGCAGAAAAGAGCATGGCTGAAGGAATGAGGGAAAGAGCACAGGTTGCATCCCCATCTAGAGTTACAAAGAAGATTGGTGCAGATATCGCAGCAGGCGCAGTAATTGGCATGAAAGAATATGTTGATGATGCAAGAGTTGCAGGACAGCAAATAGGTGGTGCTGTAGCACAAGGTGCAATGTCTCAAGCACAAAAGGCAGCAGCATCTAGATCAGCACTTTATGGAACTGGACCAATTGATCCAGCACAGAAATCGTTAAGAAGACAACTAGAAAGACAAGCAAGACTAAAGGCATTAGCAGAAAAGAAACTAGTTACACAGTCACAAGTTACTGGTATGGTTGCTGCTGGTGCTTCAGGAAATGCTGGCAACAAGGCTAAGGGAGGCCTACTAGGAAGGCTTAGAAGGCCAACTGCACAGGATCCAGATGGAGATGGTGTTCCAAATAGAGGAATGGGTGCTGGAGGCGCTATGATGGCAGCCTCAGCCATAACCATGGGAGCCTCTATGATGCCAGGAGCAATTGGCGACATGGCACAAAAGATAATGATGCCATTAATGGCGCTGACTATGGTCTTGCCATTACTACAAAGTAAACTAGGTTTGTTTGCAGTAGGAATAGGATTAGTTATTGCTGCAGCAGTAAGGCTAAGAATGGCTTTTGATAAAGCACAAGACTCAGCAATGAAACTTGCTTTAGCAACAGGTTCTGGGCAAGATGCAATAAGAAGCATGGCTAAGTTTGCTGGAGGCGTTACAGCAGGCGAAGTTATGGATAGAAGAAGAGAAGCAGCAGTAAATCCATTCTCTATTCAAACAGGAAAGACAACCTTTGGAGAATCTTTTGTTGCAAGTCAAGAAGGCAAAGATTTAGTAAAGGCAACTGGACAAAATATTCAGGGTATGGGACGTGCAGGAGCACAGGGAAGAATGGTTAACCAACTTGCAACAGCGGTTTCATCTGGAGCAATGACAGCAGCCCAGGCAAGAAGCGTTGCAGCAAACATTGGAAAAGAACTTGGAGATTATAGTTTTGGAATTCAGGTTAATGCAAAACTTATAGAGTTAATTGGCGTTAATGGAGAAAATTTATTAAAAGATCCATTAGCAGTTCGTGTTAAATTAATAGAAGAAACAAGAAAAAATGTTCAGTCATTCGGAGATCAGGCCAAGTCTGCTGGTGCTTGGACTGGAAAAGATATGCTTAAGGTTGGTGCAGGTGGTACCGTTGGTGGTGCTTTAGCAGGAGCAGCAACTGGAGCAATCATAGGCTCTGTTGTTCCAGTAATAGGAACAGCATTAGGTGCAGGAGTTGGAGCAGTTGCTGGTTCTATAGCAGGAAACTTATTCTCAAGGAAAGATCGTGCAGAAAGAATAGGAACAGCATCAGGGGCATCAATTGCTATGCAAAAAATGGCACTAGAACAGCAGCAAGAAATGGTAGATTCATTAGATATTGCATATGAAAAAAGAATTGCAGAAGCACAGGCAGCAGGTGATTTAGCCAAGGTAGATGAATTAACTAATAAGCATCTTAAAGATAGATCAGCACTATTAGAACAAAATGGTAAATTATTAAAAGATATAGCAACTTCTTATTCTACTGCTGAGGGAGCAACAAGAAAAGCACTTGATACAGGAGCAGACAAAGCAATTACTAATAAGTATAAGGGCACTGCCATGGAAGATGTTGCAAAGTTAGCAAAACAAAATCTTAACGATAATCAAAATTTAACTGGAGAACAAAGATATCTTCTAAAGATGGAGTTAGCATCTGGAGAAATAGATCCAATGCAAATGATAAATCTTTTAGAGTCATTTGGAAATGATAAAGAATCAATAACTAAAGTTATGAATATTATAACTAAGTTTGGTGGAGCATTTGGAAATCAAATTATGTCGACTGCATCTTTATTTGTTGATAAAGATGGTAATCCAGTTAAGAGTGTGCAGACTAAGTTTATTGCTAAAATAGAAAGCGCTGGAAATGCAGAAGAGGCAGAAAGGCTTAGAAGTTTTTATGCAATGGTGGCCAAAACAGGTAATGTTTTAAATACATCAATAATTACTGAATTTTTATTAAAGAACCCAGAAGTAGCAGATAGATTGATGAAACAAACAGAACAAATTGAAGCGCTTAAGGGCAAGATTGATTTTACAGTTGCAAGCAAAGTTTTAAATGCAGATCAGTTAAAAATATTAAATGATGACTTAGATTATTTTAATAGTATTAAAACTGATGAGTTAAAGAAGGTTTACCTACAGACATTAGTTCAAACTATAACAACTGTATCTCCAGACGATCCAGCGCTACAGTCTTGGTTAAGCGCTGAAGGGTCTGCATATAAAAATTCTCCACCTGGAACACAATTACAAGAGTACGCTCAATGGAATGCTCAACGTGTTACTGTAACGGCAGCAGATACAACAACTGGCCCAACAAAAACACCATCTTCAGGCGGAGGAACCAAACAAACATCCGTACTTGATGAACTTGTAAAGAAATTACGAGACGTTCGCAAAAATCAAATCAAGGTAACAGAAGGCTGGTCTGCTTCTATGAAGACCTTGGATCAGTTATTTGGTGGCAAAAAGAGAATAGAAATATTTAGTGGTATAGAGCAAGACCTAACTAAACTAGGTGCCAAGGGTAATTTTATAGAGTTGATTGTTGGGATGGATCCAAAAGAATATGAGAAAAGAAAAAATCAGTTATTTAAATTTGATAACAAAGGCAATATAGTTGGTTTAAAGCGTGATGCAAAAACAGTTCAAGAAGCATTAAATGCAATTGTTGCTGGAGACTATGCTTCTCAAATGAAGAGACAAGAAAAAGATTTAGAAGATCAGGCTAAGGCATATAATATTTTAAGAGGCGCTGGATTAGGTTTTGCAGATACACAAGAACTTATAGCAGATAAGGCTTTTGCTGCTATGATTGCATCAGAAGGAAATACAAAGGCTGCTAAAAATCTTATAGAGTTGTTAAAGAAAGTTAAATCAAAGTCTGCTACAGCACAAGCAACCATGGATATACGTGCTGACTTTGATGCATCAGAACTAGAAAAAAAAGCAAAAGAAAATTTAGCAAAAGTTGCAAAAGATAAAAACTGGAGTTGGCTAGAGGCAGATGCAATTCTTAGTGACGAGACATTAAGAGATGCTATGGGTAAGTGGGATAAACTTACTAAAGAACAAAAAGAAGTATTCCAGAAAAGATTGCAACAAGTATTAAACTCTATAGAATTTAAAGAATCTATTTTCCAAAAAGGCTTTGATAAGGCCATGGAAAAATTCTCTGTTATGGAAACAAAAATAGAGTTAGATTTTCAATTTACAACACTAAAAGATCAAGATATTATAGAAAAAGCACAGGATAAGATTGCTGGTATTAATTATGAAATTGATGATTGGGAAGCAAGTCTTAAGGGCATTGAGGATCAAGAAGAAAAGATTAATGAAAAATATGATGCTAAGTTTAAGGCATTAGATGAAATTCGTGCAATAAATGAAAGAATATCAAAACAACAAAAGGGCCAGTTAACAATTGCAGACGCTTTATCTCAAGGTGATATATCTGCTGCAGCAAGAGCAGCACAGGATTTAAGAGCAGAACAAGCAAATCAGGCATTAGATGATCAACAAAAATTATTAGAGGCTGCGAAAGAAAATGAGTTGGCGCAAGTTAGAAATGACAAGGGCTATACTCGTGCACAAATTGAAGATCAAATTAAGAAATTACGTGCTGAAATATTTAAAATTGAAGAAGAAGAACTTGAGCCAGCACAAGAAAGAGTTCGTATTGAAGAGGCAAAAAAGAGAGAATTAATACAGTCATTAACAGTTCTTGGCAAGTCCAAATTAGAGTGGGAAGAAATAAAGAATAGAATTGATTTGGCAAGAACATCTAGCGCTGAATATATGCAGGCTATACAGGCTGCGCTTGATGTTGTAGAAGACATTGTTAATTATTGGCTATCACTTGATGGCAAGATTATAACTACAACTCACAAGATTATTACTATTTATGAAAACGGCGGAAGTACTGGCGGAAACAATGGTGGCAACAATGGTGGCGACGACGGCGGAGATAATGATGGAACCACAGATGATGTTATAGTTGATACTGGAGAATGCCCTCCAGGAATGATTAAGGCAGATGATGGAAGATGTATCGGTGACTTTAGAGGCATAAATAATGGCGATGATGGCACAAATACAAATAATAACAACAATAATAACAATAATAATTCAAATAATCAAGGTGGAGACAACAATACTGGTACAGCACCAAACGGAAGAATAAATGGAGTAGTGCTGCCTTCTGGAGTAGTTCCTACAAATGTACTAAATCATCTTAACGACTTAGGAAATATACAGAATAATATTGCAAAAAATTCTGCAGACTTCGCAGCAAAGATTCAGGCATCAAAAATTGCTGATGAGGCAGGTCAAGTTGCAGCATCACACTATATGGATTTGTATAATTTAGGAAAAGCAGTAAATGATGCAAATGCCACAAGAGTTACTGAAATGCAAAAAGACATGCAAAAGGCAGAAGCAAATCTTAAAAATACTAAGCCAGTTTTATCTAATAGTCAAAAAGCATCTGTTTCTAATGCAGCAAAATCAAGCACTACTGGAGCATCTCACTTAGCAGATTTGCTTGCTCAAGAGAATAAGGCAAAAGCAGCAAAGGCTGCAGCAGAGGCAAAGAGACAAGCAGAAATAAAAGCAGGCAAGGCATTACAAAACAGCATTCTTGGATCTATGGGATTCAATCGTGCTAGGGGTGGAATAATTCCTAAGAGGTACGCTCTAGGTGGACGTGTACTTGGAACAGATACTGTACCAGCAATGCTAACTCCTGGTGAGTTCATTATGAGTAGACATGCTGTTCAATCTTATGGAATAGATAGAATGAAAGCAATTAATAATGGAGAGTATCCAGACGCTTCGGTGTATAATTATAGTATTGCTGTCAATGTAAGATCTGACGCAAATCCTGATGAAATTGCAAGAGCAGTAATGACACAAATTCGCCAGGTAGATTCTAAGAGACTTAGGGGCAGGGCAGGATAATGGCTACAGCAAGTTATATAACTGGTAGAAGAAGATACCAAAGACCACAGGGAATGCTATGGTCAGAAAATTCTGGCAGCCTTGTAGAGTTGACTCCTGGAGGAAATAAAATATATGTTCCCAATGGTTTGGAAATAGGACAGGATGTTGGAAGCGAAACCAACACAGACTTGTATGATCAATTTTTAATTTTATCTGATGACAATAGAGGAGAGATAAATTTCAAGCCTACTAGAATTGAAAAGCGAGAAAGAATGATTAATGGCCGTATGAGGTCATACCATATTGCAGATAAATTACAGATAAGCACATCTTGGGACATGCTGCCTTCTAGATCCTATTTTCAACTGCCAGAATTTAACTTAACTACTGGAAAGTCACCTCACATTAATGATAATAATTTAGAGTTCACAACAGATGGTGGCGCAGGTGGAGTAGAGATACTAGACTGGTATGAAAATCATCAGGGTCCATTTTGGGTTTACCTTTCATATGATAACTATAAAAACTTTAAAAATGAAGAAGGTCAGGTTGATAATAATTCTTATGCACACTTGCCACAATATAGTCAACTAATTCAAATGTATTTTACAGATTTTACATATTCTGTGGTTAAAAGAGGCGGAAGCAATTTTGATTTCTGGAATATAAATCTTACATTGGAAGAAGTGTAATGTTTCAAAATGAAGAGTTAAAGGCTCATTTAGAGTCATCAAGTACAGTTAAAACACAGTCTGCAATAATTGCAGAATGGAATATGAATATTGCTAATAATATTTTTAGAATTGGAAATTATAGATATAGACCAACACTTTCTAATTCTGAAAAATATAAATTAATGCCAAATACTTTTGATGTTAATGATATAGGAAATTTTTATACTGGTGCTACAGATGCCGATATTAAGATAGATGGTGGTATAGATCCAAGTGATAATGAACAGCCATGGTTTTTATTAGCACAAAATACAAAAAATAAAATGATTTATTCATTAGAAGATTGTTTTAAAAAGTTTAGACCTAGATCAGGTATTAATAAAGCAACATATATACCAGGCAAAAAAACACATCATTCTAATTTAAACATGTCTAACAGGCCAAGGTACTACATGGCTGATAAGAATGATAATTTTAAATACTGGACATCTTATAGAACAGAATCTGGTTCAGTTTTTGGAATAGCAAATAAGCAAGTAAGTGGACAATATTTTATTGATGATGCATGCCCATTTGTTGTTTACTCAGATCCAGTACCAACAAATAGAATAGTAGTTAAAATGCAAACCAACGTTGGATCGGTAGACCTTGGTCCATTTTCTGGCTCTTCAGGCTCATTCTCAGACCCACTGTATGGAGATAATAATAAAACAACACCAGTGCAATGGAAGATACAATACTTAAAACAAAATGAATGGGTTGATGCTATAAGGTTTGACTCTAGTTCTAGAAGAAGTGACGGAACTGCTATCATTAAAAATGATGGATATGTAGAATTGGGGTATGGATTAAAGGTACCAGAAAAATATAAAGATGCATTTATTCGTGCCGAAGAATATTATGATGAATCATTTTTGCCAAAAGAATCTGTAAATGGCTACGCCTATTTAATAAAAGACAACGAACAAGACCTTGGCGTATACCACATATGGTTTGATGGACAATGGGAAACCTTTACCCCGTCATATGGATGGTACTTAGAAGAAGAGACTGTTACTAGACTAACTAATTTTGTAACTGATCTAACCAATCCAGTATCCTTTACATCTAATAATGAAAATAAAACAGTATATAGAGAATTTGAAAATATAAGAGGAATAAGAATTGTAGTAGATACAATGAATAAGGTTAACTCAACTTTTGATCTAATCGAAATGTCTCCAAGGTTGGTTGCCGATATATCTGACAAGGTTACTGGTTTTGCTGTAAAGAAATCAGCCTCAGATTTAGGAAATAGTGGAATGCCAGTAGGTCAATTATTGGCTTCTGTTGGAACGCTTTCTATATTTGATTATGACGATGCCTTTAATGAAAATAATACTGGAAGTATTATATATAAATATCTATCTAATAATATACAAATAAAGTTTTACGATATTATTGTTGATGTCAACGGTTATGATTACATGGTTCCAATAAAAACTTTATACTGTGATGCTTTCCCAAAATATAATCCTAATGATAGAAAGGTTAGTTTAGAATTAAGAGATTTATATTTTTATTTTGAGTCAATACTTGCCCCACAAATGCTTGTAACTAACGTATCATTAAGTTATGCTGTTTCCCTCTTGCTAGATTCTATAGGATTTTCCAACTATACCTTTAAAAGGGTTAGTGGAGAAAAAGAACTAATTATTCCATTTTTTTACATTGGTCCAGAGAAAACTGTTGCAGAGGTTTTAAATGACTTAGCAGTTTCTACACAAACAGCAATGTTTTTTGATGAATACAATAACTTTGTAATGATGAGTAAAGATTATATGTTACCATCAAATTCCGAAAGAGATATTCAATTTACATTCTACGGATCAAATGATTTTGTAAAAGACAATGAAATAAGAAACAAAAATAAAAATACTAAACTAACAAACATTATTGATATAGCATCTAGTGATAAAAATGTTTTTAATGATGGAAAGATTAACTATAAGTCCAGATACATTCAAAGATCATATGGAACTATCAAGCAGGCAAGCATGGTTGACAATGAGGCAGCAGCAAAAAATTGGATATACAAGCCAGTTCTTTTATGGGAAGTAACTGGAGATACACCACTAAGATCCATTAATGGAGAAACGCAAAGTCAGTCTGCTTATAGCCTATCTGCTATTCCTCTAAATTCTGACCTATCCTCTAATGTTCCAATTGTTGTGGGAAATCAAGTAACAAACAATACAATAGATTTAGGAGAAGCAGTATATTGGCTAGGAAGACACGCTGGATATTTTTATGCTAATGGAGAAATTATTAGATTTGATGCGGTCCAATATAGCATTCCTGGAGCAGAAAAAAATATTGCAATACAAGAGTCCAATGGTAAAGTTTCATTTACAACCACAACCGTTGGAGCAATAGGAAATGTTTGGATTAGCAGCAACCAAGAGTATCAAAATTATATGGGTAAATTAACTTTTAATGGAAAGATATATCCGACTGGACTTGTAAGAATTTACTCTGAGCCAAAGTATGAAGAAGTAAATGGAATAACAGTAATGAAAAATGGAGAGGTATCCAGACACGGAAGAGGTCAATTTGGAACACAAATACTTTCCCATAAGGCTGGACTAGATCCTTATTGGAGCAACGATTTGTACGTTCGTGGCATGGATATGGAAAGCAAGTATTTGTTTGGTTTAGAATATATTGCAAAATCAAAAGAAGAATTAGTTGATGATTTGGGAGAAGAGATAGTTTTAAGCGAAGGTCCTGCTGGTGTAAATAATATAAGATCAAAAGAAAATAAAAGAACTGGAATTATTAAAAATTTCTTATCTACATCTTTTACAAAAGAAACACAAAATAATACAATAAAGTCTACTCAGGCTGGATCAGTTCAATCTTCAGCATTAGTAATGTCTGGACCATCATTTCCAAATACAGAAAAGCCTATTGACTTTTTGTCTTATCAGTACAAGGCTCTAGACAATAGGTACAAACATTTCGGCACAAGAATGCGTATAGTTGGAAAGATTGAATCAAGCGAGACACGTGGACAGACACCATTAAACTCAACACCATATTATGTTCTGCCTGGTTCACAGCCAAACCAAAGCCTTAACATTTCTGGAGGCTCTGGAGGTATTGCTGTTTTATTAAATCCAAATACTAACGTTGGTTATTATTTTGAAATCATATCTTTAACCGAAAAGAATGTTAGTGAATATTCAAGTGCTGCTGAAAATTTACACAATGTAGTTTTTTATAAAGTTTTATCTGATCCAGATGGCAATGCTATACCGATAAAACTATGGGGTGGATTTACAAATATAATTGTAGACGATGGCAACTTTACTGGACAGTCAAGACTTATGGGAGAAGAAAATCCAACGGTATATGATTTAGCAGTAGAGTATCAGGACTTGGGGTCCGTAAGAAAGTTTTATTTATATATTAATAATCAAATAGTTGGTATTGTAGATGATGAAGCACCAACACCATTATATAACAATATGGCATTGTTTGTGCGTGGCGGGTCAAAGTGTATGTTTGAAAACATATATGCGCTTACAAATAACTATAGTCAAAACACTGTATTTGCATTAGATACTCCAGTCTCTGCAGCGTTTGGTGATAATGAAATTAACGCTAATGAATCATTTAGAAAATATGCAATGTCTGGAATAGTTCAATCAACATATCTTTCTGGCATAAGTCCAAGTCAGCCACCTAAATTTAATATTTACTTTGAAGAGTTTGGAAGTATTATGAGAGAGGCAGCATATTTAAAAATTAGATATGACAAAGCATATCCAGCATTGTATGCACAACTTTCTCCAACATTTAATAGAATAAAGGGATACACAGTTTCTGGCTTTAGAGCAGGTTCGTATGGAGCAGAGTTTTTAATATTTAACTCTACAGACACGGCAATTAATTTAGATGAAACTAGTGGAAACTATTTGAGAATACAGGGTATAACATTTACTCAGCAATCAGAAAATGAATTAACTGTAGACAACTATTTTACTAAAAATAGTAATTTTTCTGATCCAGAAATAGGCAAAAATGGATTGATAGTGTCTCCAATAAAATCTCAGCAAGACTATGATAAAATTAAAACAAGCAGACTGACATATGGCAAAAAAGAATTTTCTATAGATCCACCATACATTCAGTCTGAAGATGATGCAAAAGATTTAATGTCATGGATTATTCAAAAAATTATGAAGCCTAGAAAGAGTATAGGAATAAAAGTATTTAGTTTGCCAATAATACAATTAGGCGATATTGTAAACATAGAATATAAAAACGAAAATAACTTAGACGTTGTTGCATCATCTACATCTAAGTTTGTTGTGTATAATATAGACTATCAAAAGGATATAGGTGGACCCACTATGACCCTATATTTAAGTGAGGTGTAAAATGGTATATTTTACTGGAAATGGAAAAATTGTTTATGATGATTATCCAATTGCTCCCACCCATGAAGAAAAGATGTCTTGGAAAAATGGTAGTGCAAAAAGGCTTACAGATGCCTCTCAACTTGAAGATTTTGCAAATTATATTTCTGGGCTAAATGCTATCCCAGACGATCCAACAGTCTTATACCCCAATGGCAACGTTGATGGGGATGTTAAGCCAGCAACCACTGACTTGATCTTATTTAAAGATGACACTCTTCCTGTAGATATAATGACAGACCTTATATTTGAAAATATAGGTGGACAAGAATTAATCAATATTGTAAGATCAGATTTAGTCAATGGACAAAACACTTTATATCAGCCAATCAAAAATCTTAGTAACGTATACTTTCAGTATAACCCACAAAATATTTTAGGATTACAAGATATAGATTCAAACTACTTTAAGCAATTTCCTATTAATTTTTCTAGCAAAATACCAGAATGTGGTACTGGGCCAGACTGCTCTATAGTGTATATTGATGAAGTAACAGGAGATTTAGTGATTAATGTTATTAATTTAGCAAAAGATGAACAGGTTGAGATATCTATTATATCGGATGGGGTAGTATTAGATGATACAATATACGAGGTGTAAATATGATTACTAACATTGGAAAAGGCATTTTAGCCAAATATCTTATAGGGCAGGCTCCTGCTTATGCTTCCTATATTGCTATAGGATGCGGAGCAAAGCCATTAGGTACAGCGCAGCAGTTTGGAGATTACTCAAATAAAGAGAGCCTAGACTTTGAAATGTTTAGGGTGCCCATTATTTCAAGAGGATATGTAAACGATGGCGGTATAGAAAAAATTGTATTAACTGCAGAACTTCCAACCGATGAAAGGTATGAGATTTCTGAAGTAGGAGTATACTCTGCTGGAGCAAACCCATCTGCTGGAGCCTATGACTCTAGATCTCTGTTTGCATTTACTGTTAACGAAAACTGGGAATACCATGATCAAACATCATCAACTAAGTTAAATGTTATTTATGAACCACTAGGAGAAAATAACACGATAGATCAGCCATATAAAGGTTTTCAGACAAACTCAGATAATGTTATTTTTACTGACTCAAATAGAGCATCTAGGTACGAAAGATGTAGGTTTTTTAATAACGTTGTTATGATGAGGGGAGATTCAGCAAATCTTTCTGTAGTAGACAATCATATAGAAATAGGCTCTAATTCAGACCATATACATTTACTTGGAACATCTTTAGATTTTAATAAAAATATTCCAACAGATCAAATTAAGTTGGCCTTTAGTGTAATCAACAAAGATCCAGATCCATCCATAGTTCCCGATGAAGTAAGAATTTTATTAGAGTTTGCAGAAACAGACACATCTGGCACTGGACAGTGGGCTAGATTTGAAGTAATTATGAATGCAAATGATTATGACTTTGCAAATAATAGATATTATGTAGCAACAAAAGAACTACAAGAGTTGTATAAGAGCACAGGATTCACGTGGAACAATGTTACTATTGTAAAAATATATACAACCGTTATCAATAATAATGTACCGTCATCAGATTTTTATATAGGACTAGATGCTATTAGGTTTGAAAATATATCCACAACAAATCCTATTTATGGATTAACTGGATATACAGTTTTAAAAAATTCAAATGCAGCAACTGTGGTTAAGGCAGCCAATACAACAAACTATATAGAGTTTAGATTCGCTATGGATGTGCAATAGTGGCTAATCCAGACCAAGGTGTAAAAAAAATAATTATACCAAAATCCAAACTTCCTGGATTTTTTGGAGAGAACAAGCAATATGTTTTACGTTATAGATTTATATCTGAAGATAAAAATAGAACATCACACTGGTCCCCACTTTATAAGATAATTGCAGAGGATACCCCTAATGAAATATTAAATAGTATGATTATTGATACTACAAATAAAATAATAAATATAACATGGGAGCCACAAGAAAACATCGAGGAGTATTTTATATATGTAAAGTGGAATAATTCTGGATGGCAATATTATGCTAAAACATCACAGACAAATTATTCTATAGTTTATGGATTGGGTAAAGAGTATGTTCATATAGCGGTACAACCTAAAACTATTCCTTTAGAAAGATTTGCAGATGCTATATTATTTGAAAACGAGGGCAGTCTGATATAATTAGACAGGAGGAAAAATGGCAAAAATACCACTACCAGAATTAGGTCAACCACTTGATGTATCGTATATTTATCAAATTGCTAATGCAATTAATGAGTTATCACTTCAGGTTTCACCAGCAATATATAAATATGTTACAGTAGATGTACCTAATGGTGTTTCGCAAAATGCCAAGGCATCTGAAACTAGAATCATTGCTGGATATACAGATGTAGTTAAAAGTTCTAACCAAAGCGTGGGAAGCCAGCAACCATTCTCATATAGTTTTGCAGCAGACTTTAAGTTTGCTCCCATAGTTACAGCAACGCCGATTAATATCGGAGGAACTGAAGCAGGTAAAAATGTTTCTGTTGTTATAAAAAGCATTACAACATCCAAGGTTGACGGCGTTGTTAATTTTAATTCAGGTGGAGATGTCTCTATCGGCGTTAATTTAATTATCGTCGGCATTCCTAATTAATGATTAGATGTAAAAAATGTTCAAGATATATGATGGTAGACAGAGTTTACAACTCTTTATCTCATATAGAAATATATTGTTTTACTTGTGGATCAAGAAGATTTTTTCACCCACCATCTGAAACAGAGGAAGGTAGATGGCTATTAAAAAGGGAATTAGAACGAGCGAAGAATACAATCTCTCTCCTGTAATTAATGGAAGTAAAAAGATCTGGTTTTTAAATAAAGATTTAGTTAGAGTAATACATTCCAACAGATCAAATGGAATAATGTCAATTTATAATATAACAAAAGATAAGGTTGAAAGTTGCCTGATAAATGATTTTAAAAGTAAAAGAGAAAGGGCATACACTATATCAGAAACTGCAGATCTTGTCAATAGGCACAGGAAATATATGCCAACACTCATGAAGCGTGGAATAATTCCATTACCAATAGGTTCACAAAAAGGCGGAATTCGTGGATGGCAAATTAGATCGTATTACTCTGAATCGCAAGTAAAGGAGATTCGTGATATACTGGCTACGTACCACATTGGTAGACCAAGGAAAGACAATTTAATAACAAATGATATTACACCTACAAAGGCTGAGTTGACTCGCAGAATGGGTGATGGTATACTTACATATACAAAGACTGAAGATGGTAGGTTTATACCTATTTGGTCTGAATCAATATAATCGAAGGGTATGAAATGGAAGACACTAAAGTATCAGTAACACTTGGATACACGTTGAATCTTGGAAACTTTCAGTCTTTAAGACTAGACTTGGGAGTAGTAGATGCAAAGCGTGATGGAGAAAATACAGATCAAGCATTTGAGCGTGTATATAAGTTTGTTGAAGATAAACTGGCAGCAAAGATAGCAGAAGCAAAGGTTGAACTAGAAGAAAGCAATTAGTGTGACAGACAAACAGAAGCGACTGGCTCTGTTAAGTAGGTTTGATAAACACTATAAGTTTAAACTAGGACAGAAGCCACAATATAACAAGTGGGTTGAGCAGTGGTCTGCTGATGCACTCATAGAATCTTACGGTATTGAGGTTTGCTATGAATTGCTAGAATATTATTTTGATGTAACAGAAAATCCTACATGGAATCATTTTTCATATATTGCTCATGATATACTGGAAGCAAAGCATCAACAGATTAAAGATTTAGAAGACAGATTAGAGCGTAGGGCAAAGGCTAAGGAGTGGTTGAGTGAATAGTACAAAACAAAGATCTTTAGCAAAATCAATTACATGGAGATTGATAGCAGTATTTAGTACTTTTGCTATTATTTATTTTATGACAGGCGACACCATGTTTGCTACATCTGTTACTATTGTGTCAAATGTTATTAACTTTATTTTATATTATATTCATGAAAGAGTATGGCTAACCGTTAAATGGGGTAGATCATGAATAATACAGAATCAAAATTAATCTCAGCCGTATTAAAAGATAAGCAGGCCCATGTTTTATTACAGGCCAACGTTGAAAATATATTAACAACTCATGTAGATGTTTGGCAGTTTATTAGAAAGTACTACGAGGCTAATTCCACAGTTCCACCAACAGAGTTGGTTGTAGAAAAATTTAGAGACTTTGAGCCTATTGGCGGTGTTGGAACTACTAAGCATCACCTTGAAGAATTACAGGCAGAGTATCTAACAAATAGTTTAAAGGATATCATTAGATCTGCTGCAACAGACGTACAAGGAGGACAAGGACTTGATGCGCTTGAATCGCTAATTACAAAGACAGCAGAACTTAGAAAAAATACAGCAGCAATTCGTGATATTGATGTTACAGATTTAGATTCTGCAGTGGCATATTTTGAAAACTTAAAAAAGCAACAAGATGCTGGAGCATTGGGTATAAAAACTGGACTTCCAGGTTTTGATAATTACTTGCCATCTGGAATTATGCCAGGGCAGTTGGGGGTCTTTCTAGCGTATCCAGGTATAGGAAAGTCATGGTTGTCTCTCTATTTCGCTGTACAGGCCTGGAAGCAAGGTCGCAGCCCTATGGTTATCAGCCTTGAGATGTCAGAAACAGAAGTTCGTAATCGTGTTTTTGCAATTATGGGGGAAGGCCTTTGGTCACATAGAAAGTTAAGTGCTGGACAAGTTGAAATTGATATGCTTAAATCATGGCATGCAAAAAGTGTACAGGGAAAGCCAGAGTTTCATATCGTATCTAATGATACTGGCGGTGACATTAACCCAATGGTTCTTCGTGGAAAGATAGATCAGTATAAGCCAGACTTTGTTATTGTTGACTACTTACAACTAATGAGTCCAAATCAAAAATCTGACAATGAAACTGTAAGAATGAAAAACCTTTCACGAGAACTTAAACTCATGGCAATTGCAGAAGAAGTACCAATTATTGCAATTTCTTCCGCTACTCCAGATGACGTTACAAAACTTGATACTGTCCCTACTCTAGGGCAAACAGCGTGGTCAAGGCAGATAGCATATGATGCTGACTGGGTTTTGGCTTTGGGTAGAGGAACAAATAGCGATATTATTGAGTGTGTATTTAGAAAGAACCGTAATGGTTTTATGGGAGAATTCCTAGTTCAGGCTGATTTTGATAAGGGATATTACAGGTATAAGGACTATGAAGATAAGTCAGTATAATATGTCACATGGAGTTATATCAGCACAAGCCGATAAAAAGGTTTGGTTTGGATGGAGTTATCAACGATGACTCTGCCATATACAGGTTACAGCAAGAGTACATTAGGCTTCTTGTTTCTGAGATGCGTTCATCTGGCCATGCGCCCAGGTTTGATATTGATCCACAATTTACAATTAAATATAATGAAGAAAAAAATTACTTTGAATTTAAATTAAGCATTTATGGAATATATGTAGGGAGAAAAAAGGTAGAATGGATACTAGGGATAGACGGAATCAAGCCAATATATACACAGCCAGCCAGGTTAAAAGAGTACTCTCAGGATCTGGCGTAACTGTAGAAAAAGAATCAGAGTCTGAGTATATTGTATTTTGTCCATTTCATTCTAATCACCGAACCCCTGCTGGAGAAATAAATAAATACACTGGATTATTTTTTTGTTTTTCTTGTGGAAAAACTGCAGATCTTATAGAATTGGTTATGCACTTTTCTAATAGAACATACTTTGAGTCTGTTAGATTTATTAAAAGTAAAGAAGTTGAAGTAGACATACTTTCCGAAATTAATTCTAAGTTAATAGAAAAAGAAGAGTGGGAAGGCTTTGATTTGTTAGTAATCGACAGACTAAATAATCAAGCACTCAAGTCTGATAGAGCAAAAGCATATTTTGCTAAAAGAAAAATAGCAGAACAATCTATATCTAAGTTTAAACTAGGATATTCTGAAAATCAGGATATGATTTCTATACCAGTACATAACCACGAGGGCTTGTGCGTTGGATTTGTTGCAAGATCTGTAGAGGGAAAAGATTTTAAAAATACTCCAAAACTTCCTAAGTCAAAATTATTGTTTAATTTAAATAGAGTAAAGACGGCTTCTAAAGTTTATGTGGTTGAATCTTCTTTTGATGCAATAAGATTAGATCAGGTAGGGTTTCCAGCAGTAGCAACTTTAGGTGCTAATGTATCTACTAAGCAGTTAGACCTACTTGAAAAATATTTTTCTGATATAATTGTTATTGCAGACAATGACGAGGCTGGAGAAAATATGAAAGACAGGCTTATTAAAAGGTTTGGCTCAGGTGTTTCTGTAATTAATATAGACTCTAAATATAAAGATATAGGAGAAATGGAGAATGAGGAGATAATGAAATTAAATCATGATTTTGATAAGTCTATTCTTTCTCTTTTAAAATAAAAATGTTATTAAATTCAATACCAAGCGGTAGCACAATAGTAAATATTTTTATGCAAAACCCAGAAAGATACATGATGTTACTTTCTTTTGCACAAAATATCTTAAGAAAAGATTCATTTTTAAGTGTGCCAGAAAGAGAAACAATTGCAGCATTCACATCTAGTTTGAATAAGTGTAAGTTTTGTACTGGGTCTCATAGAGTATTTGCCATATCTGTAGGTGCCGATGAATTAGAACTTGATAAAATTATTAATCAAAATTATTCTGATATAAAAATAGCACCAATTTTAGATTATGTTAAAAAACTTACATTAACTCCATCAGAATTAACAGAGGAAGATGTTAAGAAGGTTTACAATGGAGGTTATTCTGAGGATGAACTAAAGGATGCAATTGCTATATGTGCTGCATTTAATATGTTCAATAGACTTGTTGAGGGGCACGGAATAGAAGAAAATATTCATACTTGGTTACCTTCAGCAGAAGATATCAATATGTTTGGGTATGATCGTGGGAAATAATAAACCTGCTTGGCTTATAGCACTAGCAACTATGAAAAGTAGATCTTATTGGAATAAAGCAAATCGTGTTGAGTTTTTTGCATTCATGACAAAATTAGTTATTATTTTCCCAGGATTGTTATTGGGACAACAATGGTGGTGGTTATATATTTTTGCGCTACTTTCAAGTTTATTATTAATATGGTCCTCTACTGTTAAGACATTACCTACCGTAATATTGTTTAATATAGGTTGGACATGTTTGGCATCTTTGGCAATACTAAAACATTTTGGATTGGTTTTATGAAGATAGTTGTAATAGGTGGAGGCACTGCTGGATATTTAGCAGCACTTACTATTAAGCATAAATATAAAAATTCTGATATTACTATAATAGATAGTTCTAAGATAGGGGTATTAGGTGCTGGAGAGGGGACAACTTCTAACTTTGGTTATATTTTTGATGAGTTAGAATTACCATTAAATGAATTTATAGAACATACTGGTGCAACATTAAAAAATGGAATAAGATTTACTGGTTGGTCTAAAAGTAACAAATCATATTTTCATCCACTAACAAACTACATATCGGATAGTGATACAGATAGAAACTTAGCGTTAGAGCAGTTTAAACTTGCATCTATAGAATTAATGTCAAATAGCAAAAACCTTGATGATATAAACAAAGGTTTATCTGCAACATTAACCAACACACTTTCATGGCCTTATATTGGTTGGCATCTAGATGCAATTAAACTTGCTGAGTTTTTTAGAAAGCATTCTGAGTTGCGTGGTATAAAAATTATTGATGATGTCTTTACACATTTTGGAGAGTTTGAAGGCAACATTAGCGTTGTGTATACAGAAAAAGGAAACTATGATTGTAATTTTGTAATAGATGCAACAGGTTTTAAAAATCTAGTTGTTGGAAAACATTTACAGGCAGAGTGGGTAGACACATCTAAAAGTTTGCCATGCACTAAGGCCCTAGCATTCTTTTTGCCACAAGATGAAAATTATTTTTTATGTACAGAAATAATTGCAATGAAGTACGGATGGGTATGGAAGACACCACTGAAACATAGATATGGCTGTGGATATGTTTATGATCCATCATACATAAATAAAGAGCAGGCAGAACAAGAAATATATGATTTATTTAAAAAAGAAGATGTAAAAATAGTAAATCATTTTGATTTTAATCCAGGATACTACAAGCAGCCCTGGTCTAAAAATTGTTTATCTGTAGGGCTTGCTTCTGGATTTTTTGAGCCTTTACATGCAACATCAATTATGTTAACTATTTATATGATGAGTCTTTTTATATCTGATGAATTTTTGCATAAATTTATAACTGAAAAAGATTATTCTGTATTAGAAAAATACAATAATAAAGTATTAGAAAAAAATGAAGAATTGCTAGGGTTTATATATACACATTATTTAACAGATCGAGACGATACAGATTTCTGGAAAAACTTTAAACAAAAAAATGTTGTTCCAGAGTACGCCCAAAAAGTGCTGGCTGAATTAGATAATGATTATATATCTAATTTTGTTATTAACAATAATAATAAAACATTTGGATATCAGTCATGGATGACTACTTATGTTGGCACAGGACAATTTAATAAAAACAATGCAGTTTCTAACTTGCAAACAAAAGAGGCATATGATAAACTGTATAAAGAGGCAAAAGAGTTTAAAGGAATAGAGATAGAAGAATATTTTAATAAATATAACTCAACGACTTGACAAACATAATTTGCTAGTATATAATATAAAAAACAAAGGAGAAAAACTATGAGCGTTATTAAGGGACTCAAAAACATTAATGCCCTGCTCGATAAGAAAACAGACGAGGCTGGTCCAAAGGTTCGTTGGCTTAAGTTGGCTGATGGACAGGCAGTTAAGATTCGATTCATTGAAGAGTTGGATGAGGATTCAGCAAACTATAACGATAAGCGTGGACTAGCGCTTGTTGTAAAGGAACATACAAATCCAAAGGACTATAAGCGCAAGGCTGTAGACACAATGGATACAGAAGGTCGTGACTGGGCCGAAGAAATGTATCGCAAGGATCCAAAGGGTAATAGCGGATGGCGTGGCCGTTTGCGCTTCTACTGCAATGTCCTTGTTGATGATGGAATTGAAGACAAGCCATACGTCGCTATCTGGTCAATGGGCGTAAGCAAGCAATCTTCATTTAACATTATTCGTGAATACGCCTTAGAGACTGGCAGTATTTCAAATCTAACATGGAAGTTAAAGCGTAATGGTCAGGGTACTGAAACATCTTATACTTTAATTCCTTCCGCTCCAGATAAGGAGCCTTTCAATTGGGATGACGTCGAACCATACCCACTAGAGAAAGCATTGCGTCGTGTTCCATATGCGGAGCAAGAAGCATTCTACCTAGGCTTTGATTCGCCATCTTCTACCTCAGCGACAAACATCGACTGGTAGCAGATGAATTACGTACCACTACATTTACATACCCACTTTTCACTATTCGACGGAATTGGGTTGCCGTCTGAATATGTAGAACGTGCTAAAAAACTGGGTATGCCAGCAATATCAATTACAGACCATGGCTCCCTTTCTGGCCATAGAGAAATGTATCGTGTTGCTAAGGCAAGTGGTATCAAGCCTATTCTTGGCATAGAAGGGTACATGTGTGAAGATCGCTTTGACAGAAGAGACAAAGAAGATCGAACTACACCTTTAGACATGGTGTATAACCACATTATCCTTCTAGCCAAGAATAAAGTTGGCTTAGAAAATCTAAACAAGTTAAACGAAATTGCATGGACAGAAGGCTATTATAAAAAGCCAAGAATAGATTTTGAAATCCTTGCAAAGTATAAAGAAGGAATTATTGTTTCTTCTGCATGTCCAAGTGGAATCATTGCAAAATCAATTGAACTTGGAGAACTTGGCATGGCAAAAAAATATATTAAATGGTTTAAAGAGCAGTTCGGCGATGATTATTATCTTGAAGTAATGCCACATAATGATGAGTCAATTAATAGAAATATATTATTGTTGGCTGATGAGTTTAATGTTAAGCCAATAGTTACACCAGACTGTCACCATGTAGACCCATCACAAAAAGAAATTCAAGAATTAAAACTTATCCTAAATACATACTCAAATAAGATTCAGAAAGATGCCACATACGAAAAGTCTAAAAAGCAGGGTGACTTGATGAAACGTCTTGACTATTTGTATGGTGCAGATAGACAGATGTCATTTAATAAGTTTGATATTCATTTACTTTCATATGAAGAGATTCAGGCTGCGATGGAGAAACAGGCAATTTGGAGAACTGACATATATGAAAATACAATTGAACTTGCAAATAAGATTGAAGACTACGACATACAGGATGGGCTTAACTTATTGCCAGTTCAATATAAGAACCCAGATAAACAATTAGAAGATCTTGCTATGGCTGGCTTGACTGAAAAAGGTTTAAGTAATAACAAAGAGTATATAGATAGACTTCAGGAAGAGTTACAGGTTATTAAGGATAAAAAGTTTGGTCCTTACTTCCTTGTTGTACAAAGTATGATCTCATGGGCTAAAAAGGAAGGCATCATGGTTGGTCCAGGTCGTGGATCTTCCGCAGGATCATTGTTATGCTATGCCCTAGGTATTACTGATATCGATCCAATTAAACATGGGTTGCTGTTCTTCCGCTTTATTAATCCTGAGCGTAATGACTTTCCAGATATTGATACAGATATTCAGGACTCTCGTCGTGATGAAGTAAAGGACTATCTTGTAAGACAGTATAAGCATGTAGCATCTATTGCAACATTTTTAGAATTCAAGGATAAGGGAGTGGTGCGAGATGTAGCCCGTGCACTAAATATCCCATTGGTTGATGTTAATAAAGTTTTAAAGTTAGTAGATACTTGGGATGAGTATTGTACTTCAAAAACAACAGCATGGTTTAGAGAAAAATATCCAGAGGTGGAAGAATATGGAGAACAACTTCGTGGTCGTATTAGAGGTACTGGCATACACGCTGCTGGTGTTGTCACTAGCAAAAATCCTATTTTTAGGTACGCACCGTTGGAGACACGTAATTCTCCTGGCTCCGATGAGCGTATTCCTGTTGTGGCGGTTGACATGGAAGAGGCTGAAAAGATCGGACTCATCAAGATCGACGCCCTTGGACTTAAAACATTAAGTGTTATTAATGACACTATAAAAATTATTAAAGAAAGAGAGGGTATAGATATTAATCTTTTAGACATCGATATGGATGATCAAAAGGTTTATCAAATGCTTTCAGAGGGTTATACCAAGGGTGTGTTCCAGTGTGAAGCAACGCCTTATACAAACCTTCTAGTTAAAATGGGAGTAAAAAATCTAGCAGAGTTGTCAGCCTCCAACGCCTTGGTAAGACCAGGAGCAATGAATACTATTGGTAAAGACTATATTGAAAGAAAGCATGGAAGGCAGGCTGTAAATTACTTGCATCAAACCATGAAGCCTTTCACAGAAGAAACATATGGGTGTATCCTATACCAAGAGCAGGTTATGCAGGCATGCGTAGAACTTGGTGGTATGTCATGGTCTGAGGCTGATAAGGTTCGAAAGATCATTGGTAAAAAGAAAGATGCTAGGGAGTTTGATGTTTTTCGTGATAAGTTTGTTGATGGTGCCTCTAAGTTTATTAATCCTAATCAGGCTCGTGATTTATGGCATGACTTTGAGGCGCATGCGGGTTATTCGTTCAACAAGTCTCATGCGGTTGCTTACTCTACACTCTCGTATTGGACGGCGTGGTTAAAATATTATTACCCAATTGAGTTTATGTATTCTCTATTAAAAAACGAAAGGGATAAAGATGCGAGAACTGAATATCTTATTGAAGCGAAAAGAATGGGGATTAGCATTAAACTACCTCATATTAACGATTCGGATATCGATTTTAAAATTGAGGGTAAGGGTATTCGGTTTGGACTGTCGGGGATCAAGTTTATCTCTGATAAGATTGCAGAACGATATATATCGGCACGACCTTTTAAGTCTTTCGAAGAAGTTAAAACCTTTACATTTACGAAAGGTAATGGAGTCAACAGCAGAGCATTAGAGGCATTACGAATAATTGGTGCTGCCACATTTCCAGATAATCCAAGAAATGATGAAGAACTTCGTGAAAATCTATATGAGTATTTAGGCTTACCAGAGTTTACTCAAACAGTTCCTTCCCACTACCATGCGTTTATCAATCCAGTAGAAGATTTTGAAGAAAAAGGATCCTTCATTCTTATGGGCATGGTTAAAGGAATAAAGAGAGGAAAAGGATGGTCTCGTGTTGAGATATTAGATAAAACTGGAAGCATCGGTATTTTTGATGAAGAGCAAACTACGATAGAGGCAGGAAGAAGTTATTTAGTATTATGTAATGATAATAGAATTGTAAGTGCGGTTCCAGTTGATGAGATAAAAAATTCAGATGCAGCATTAGTTAAGTTTTTAAATTATAGAATGCTTCCTTACAAAGATGATGAGTTGTTTGTGGTATCCTTTAAATCAAGGATAACAAAGGCAGGGAAAAAGATGGCTTCTCTGACTCTAGCAGATACCTCTAGAGAGTTACATTCAGTAACAGTATTCCCTACAGCATTTGCTAAGGCATACATGAAAATTGAAGAGGGACAGGCTTATAAGTTTGAGTTTGGAAAAACAAAAGATGGAACCGTTATATTGGAGGATGTAAATGTCGGTTAGTATTGAAGATGTAATAGCACAATTAAATCCTAAACTAAGAAAAAGTATTTTAGTAGGAGATGAAGTACCAAAGACAGAGTACGCTGCAACACCTAGTTATGGACTAAACCGTGCTTTAAATGGGGGGCTACCATATGGAAGACAGGTCTTAGTTTGGGGAAGCAAGTCAAGCGCAAAGTCATCTCTATGTTTACAAACAATCGCTCTTGCACAAAAAGAAGGAAAGGTTTGTGCTTGGATTGATGCAGAAATGTCATATGACAAAGAGTGGGCCGAGAAATTAGGGGTTGACACTTCAAAGTTAATTGTGTCACAAGCAAGAACTATTAATGAGATGGTAGATATAGGAGTTAACTTAATAGAGGCTGGGGTTGATATTATAGTAGTTGATTCTATAACTTCTTTGCTTCCTGCTATTTATTTTGAAAAAGATTCAACAGAATTAAAGCAATTAGAAAATACAAAACAGATAGGTGCTGAGTCTCGTGACTTTAGCAACGCATGGAAAATGCTTAACTATGCAAATAATAAAATTAAGCCAACGCTATTGTTATTAATCAGTCAATCACGAAATAATATTAATGCAATGTATACTAGTCAGCAACCAACTGGCGGTCAGGCTACAAAATTTTATTCTTCAACCATAATTAAATTATTTTCATCAGAATCAGAAAATCAAGCACTTAAGGGAAAAATATATGTTGGCGACAAGGCTATTGAAGAGAAAATTGGTAGAAAGATTAGATGGGACCTACAGTTTTCTAAAACCAGTCCTGCTTTTCAGTCTGGTGAATATGATTTCTATTTTAGAGGCGATACTGTGGGCATTGATGGGATCGCTGATCTTGTTGACACTGCTGAGTTGATGGGTATAGTTGAGCGTACAGGTGCATGGTATCTTCTTCCAGACGGATCTAAGGTTCAAGGAAGAGATGGTTTCGTTAATAGAGTAAGAGAGGATCTTGATCTACAAGACATGATTAAGAGCAAGATTAGTGGATAAATATTCTATTTATGAGGGAAAGTTTCCTTGTAAAACTTGTAAGAAAGAAGTAAAGACTATAAGAATTTATAAGGCTACTGGCATGGCCTCTTGGATGTGTCCAGATAAACATTTGTCAGAAGCAGAACTTTTTAAAGTAGGATATAAAAAGAAGAAAATTCATGAGTGAAAAAAACGAAAGCAAAAGAATAGGTGCTAAACAGCATAAAAATTCTGGACGTGGCATTAAAAAGGGAGACGCCACATGGAAGAATTTTACAGTAGACTTTAAAGAAAATAAAAAGTCTTTTACCTTAAACCAAGATGTTTGGGCTAAGGCAACCACTGATGCTATCAAAAATAATAATGATCCAGCAATAGTTGTTGTTTTGGGAGAAGGAAATAGAAAGACACGTCTGGCTATTATAGAACTTGACTTATTAGACTCTTTGATTGATGAGGTATAATGTATATATGACACCTATTGCGTCTAATGTATTTACAGATAATCAAATTGCTGCAATATATGACAGTATAAACAAAGAGTTTGATAATCGTGAAGTCGTGGAGTGGTATGATTCGGCAATGGGTCATGAGTACCCAAAAGATAAAAAGTTTATTGCCATTAAAAAAGAGGGGTTATCTAGGCTAGATATAGATAGGCTTAATCTGCCAGATGATGTTATTATGTCTGCAAAACTATCTGCTATAGAGATTGGTAATAAGATAGGTGTTTCTGTTAAAGATGTCGTAGGAGTTACATATGTGGAGTATAGTCCAAAATATGGAGGATCTCCTTTTTTAAACCCACATAAAGATGCTGAGGGAGAATCAGAGTTTATTTTAGATTATCAGTTAGATGCCAACACAGGTTGGGATATTGGAATAAATAAAGACATATACTCATTAAATAATAACGATGCTTTAGGCATATTAACAACAAAGAACTATCATTGGAGAAAGAAAAAAGACTGGAATCCTGATGAGTATGTTAAGATGTTATTTTTTCATATAGTTTTAGAAGATAAAAGTATTAAGGATTCTGAATATTCTAAGGAAGAAATTTTTAGTTTTGCAGAACAATATAACGGAGGAAAAAATGAGACACGATGAAAATAATGTAATAGTTGATGATATCTTAAACCAAGATGGCATCAATTCTGTAAGGGCTTCTATTTCTAGAAGTACTGGCGGTAACTTTGTTCAGGAACATTGTCAGGCCAACCTATTCATAGAACTTGAACAGGAGGTTGTAAAAAAGTTTACCAAGGTAGCACGACTTGTCAGTGGAAATGATAACTTGGTATTGACTGAACATTGTTTTGCTAGATATGAAAATGTTACTAGTAATTGTGGAAAGTTTCATTTTAAGCCGTCACTATTTCCACATTATGACGAAACATTCAAGGAGCCTAGATTTACTTTTGATTATCAGTTAAGTTCTAATATTAGTTGGCCACTTGTTGTTGAGCCAGATAAAGAATTTGTTCTAAAGGATAATCAGGCCGTAACCTTTAGCGGAACACATCAAGTACACTGGAGAAAGCCTACCTTATTTAAAGATGGTGATTTTGTAGAAATGATTTTTTGTCATTTCTCAGACCCAACCTTTGGTCCAAAACAGGAGGGTCTAAATAAGATTATGGATGAAAAGGTTGCCTCTTATCGTAAAGCATACTTTGATCAAGGAGGATGGACCAATGGCTCAACTTCATGATTATTTAACTGGTTTTGATAAATATAATAGACCATTACCATTTTATATAGACAATCTATTTACTGAAGACCAAAACAATAGGATAATGTCTCTTATAGAAGAGAATAGGAAACTTGAACCTTTTATTATTGGAGATAGAATTGAAGATGGATATATTAGAAATTCTCCATTTAAAAGTAGGTTCCAGCCCAAAATAGCAAAAAATATGTCAAGAGTTCTAATTGAATTTGACATGCCAGAAGATTGCGAGGCTGTGCTAGATAATATTGCAAAGCCATTATATAAAGGAGACATAGCATTATGTCACTGGAACTATATAGACTATAACCTGAAGTATGGATATGGCGATAATAGTCCAGCACTTCCTCCTCATTTAGATGCAGATGAAAACTTAGTAACAATTAACTACTGCCCAAATACTAACATAGAATGGGATTTATATGTTGGTAATTGGAATGATACTGGAAACTTTACTAAGTACACCCTTGGTCCTGGTCAAACAATAGTATTCAGTGCAGTTAATCAGATACACTGGAGACCTAAGCGTAAGTTTAAAGAGGGAGAGTTCTGCGAAATTATTAGCATGGATTATTGCCCTACTAATAGTTATAGATTTACAGGTGAGGAAAATCCGATAGATCCAGAAAAATATCCAGGTAAAAGAAAAGAATACTTAGATAAATTACAAGCAAGACCAGATATGCAGGCTGCTTTTAGGATTTGGGCAGAAGATGGTTTGCGAGACGGAATACCAAGAGAATCGATGGGGTAATGGAACAACAACAAACAACACTAGAAATGATCAATGGGCTATCAGAAATATCAGAGTATATGAATGATGAGGAATTTACTACGGCATTAACAGTAATTGCAAAATTAATCATAAAGCCAGATATTCCAATGAATGTGGCCACTCTAGAGATTGTTAGACTTCAGGCTATAGCCTCTAAGATGGCACTACGTGCAACTTGGATGGCTAACGTAGACAAATCTAACCGTGGTCAAAAAAATCTATATTACACAGCAGCAGAGTCTATTAATAACTTAGTGTCTGCATTAAAATACATAACTCGCTAAGATCTGATATAATTAATTTAAACAAAGGAAAACATGGCTAAAAATTTATTACAACAAGTAATGTTAAAAGAAAGCAAGGCAAGCACTAAGCCCCAAGAAGATGTAAGTTTTATTGACGGCTTAATAGAAAAAATAGAGTCTGGTTACTTAACAAAAACCAAGCCTAAGTTTCAAAAGAAAAATAATTTCTCTGCATCTGCTTTAACATATGGAGCAGGAGAATGTCCTAGATACTGGTATCTAGCATTTGATGGTGCGGTTCATTACGATAACTCTGATGCATTTGGTGTGGCAAATAGAACTAACGGCTCTCTTGGACACGGAAGAATTCAGGAGGCTATTGAGGCATCTGGACTTTTAGACGAAACAATGGAAATGGATCCATTGCAAAGAAAGTATAACAAGCAAACACACCCAGCAATGGAGTTCAGAGTTAAAATAGATGATCCTCCTTTTGACGGCTATGGCGATGTAATGCTTAATATTAACAATGAGAGAGTCGTTGGAGAAATTAAAACTATCTCTAACGAGGGTTTTGAGTATAAAAAGAATAGCAGAAAGCCTAAGATGGGTCATCTTATGCAGTTGCTAATTTACATGAAGGTTTGGGGAATCAAGAAGGGCGTAATGATTTATGAAAATAAAAACAATCACGAACTTCTAACTCTACCAATAATAGTAAACGATCATTACCGTCGGTGGGTAGACCAGGCATTTGATTGGATGAAGACAGTGTATAAGAGTTGGCAGGACAAAGAACTGCCTCAGAAACCATATAGGTCTAACTCTAAAATATGCAAGGTTTGTCCAATTCAAAAAGCATGCGCTGAAGCAGAGACAGGGGTAATTAAAATTAAACCTCTGGAGTTACTGCAAAATGAAGAACTGTAAATGGTGTGATCATAACTTTGAGTCAGCAGTATCTTATCAAATATATTGCTCTGAAGAATGTAGAGAGGCTGCTACAAAAGAAAAGATAGCACAAAGATACGTTCAAACTAGAAGACAAAAAAGAAAAGGTAAAAATAGAACATGCAAGGAGTGTGGAGATAAATTGTCAATATATAATGATGAGCCACTATGTACAAAGTGTTCTATTAACCCAAATGACGTAAAAAAGGTAATAAAACAAATCAAAGGATTATCAAATGGCTAGGGCATCAGATACTGATAGATATCCTAATTCAGACTTATCAAAAACACCTGGGGTTATTTGTGCAATAGATGCAAGCACAAACAGCCTTGCTTTTTCTATCTATTCATATAAAAAGTTAGACAGGTTTGGTAAGATAACTTTTGAAGGAAATGATATATATCAAAAGGTTATTGATGCATGTAAAAAATCTAAGGCCCTATTTGATCATTTTAATTTGGTAGAAGCAGTTGTCATAGAGCATACAGTTTTTATGAATAGCCCAAAAACGGCAGCAGACTTAGCCCTAGTTCAGGGTGCCATAATAGGTGGTGCTGGTGCAGCAGGAGTTACTCATATTGGTAAGGTATCTCCGATAACTTGGCAAAACTATATAGGCAATAAAAGACTTACAAAGGAAGAGCAGATTAAAATAAGATCTTTAAATCCAGGAAAATCTGATTCTTGGTATAAATCTTATGAAAGAGAATTTAGAAAGCAAAGAACTATAAAACTTTTAAGTGTTATTTATGATAAAGAAATATCAGATAATGATGTTGCAGACGCATGTGGAATAGGTCATTGGTCCATAAATAACTGGCATAAGGCTATCGGTGTTGACAAGGAGTAGGTATGAGTGCTAAACTATATTCAAATGAACTGTGGCTTAAGAAAAGATATCATTTTGATAAAAAAACACCAGAGGACATAGCGAAGGAGTGCGGAGTAACAGTGGAAACTATTTACGTTTACCTTGCTAAATTTGGATTAAGGAAGTCAAAGAGATGAGTTTAGAACCAGTTTTTGCAGATTCACAAAGATTTAAATGTGATGATTTATACTTGCTTACAGTAGGAACAGAAGCAGGTAAAGATATTTTAGAAACCTGCCATGAGATTGCACATATGCTAGTTAAAAAGAATATTGCATACGGAAATTCAGCACTTGAGCCTGTACGTATATTTTCAAAGGCTGGGCCAAGAGAACAACTTCATGTCCGTATTGACGATAAATTAAATAGACTTATGAAGGGTACAGATTATCCAGGAGACAATGATATAGATGATCTTATTGGATATCTAGTGCTATTAAAGATTGCAAAGGGTAAAGATGTCAACTGAAGAAGATTTAGTCAAGCATTTAGATGAAATCAATAATGTTGTTGCAGAATATCTAAAAGGCAATGATGCTACAAAGATATCAAAAGATCTTGCCATGCCTAGAAACAGAGTTGTTCAATATATAAATGAGTGGAAGGTTATGGCATCTGCCAATGACGCTATCCGTGGTCGTGCAAAAGAGGCTTTAGCAATTGCAGATACTCATTATGATAATTTAAAATTATTAGCACATGAAGTTATATCTGAAGCAACACTAAGCAATAACTTGGGTGCAAAAACTCAGGCTATTAAACTTGTCATGGATATTGAGGCAAAAAGAATTGACATGTTGCAAAAAGCAGGACTGCTAGAAAATAAAGAATTAGCCGAAGAAATGATTCAGATAGAACGTAGACAAGAAGTTTTAATGTCAATACTTCGTGATATAGCATCAGAGTATCCAGAAGTAAGAGATGAAATTATGCGTAGGCTATCTGACATTGCAAAAAAGGATGAAGTGATTACAATTGTCCATGATGTTTGATGATTTTCTTGAAGCATTAAAAGATAATTATTTTGAAGAGCAACCTGTTGATGTAAAGACATTTGTGGAGTCTCCAGAATACTTAGGCCAGCCACCACTATCTGATACACAGTATGACGTTGTTCAAGCAATGAGTCAGATCTATCGTAAAGAAGATTTACAGGAAATAATGGGTGAAGAAGAAGGTGCTAAGTATTATGAAAAATATACTAAAAATGAAATTATCCTACAGTTGGGAAAGGGTAGCGGAAAAGACTTTACATCTACTGTGGCTTGCGCCTATATCGTATATAAGTTATTATGTCTTAAAGACCCAGCAAGATACTTCGGAAAACCAAGCGGAGACGCAATAGATCTGATCAATGTTGCTATTAACGCACAACAGGCAAAGAACGTTTTCTTTAAAGGATTTAAAACTAAAATTGAAAAGTCACCATGGTTTTCTGGAAAGTATGAAGCAAAGGTAGACTCAATAGGTTTTGATAAATCTATAACTGTTTACTCTGGTCACTCTGAACGTGAGTCTCATGAGGGCTTGAACTTGCTACTCGCAGTTCTTGATGAGATCTCTGGTTTTGCTTCAGAGGTTATGACAGGAAACGAACAAGGAAAAACAGCAGATAATATTTATAAGGCATTCCGTGGATCTGTAGATTCTCGTTTTCCAGATTTAGGAAAAGTTGTTTTGCTTTCGTTCCCAAGATATAACGGAGACTTTATTTCAGAAAGATATGATTCTGTAATTGCTGAAAAAGAAGTTATAACAAAAACACATAGATTTATAATCAATCCATTATTACCAGAAGACCAGGAGGATAACTGGTTTGAAATTTCTTGGGACTATGATGAAATTAAATCATATAAATATCCTGGAGTATTTGCATTAAAAAGAGCAACGTGGGAGGTCAACCCAACAAGAAAAGTAGATGATTTTAAAATTGCTTTTATGACTGACCTAGGTGATGCAATGATGAGATTTGCCTGTGTTCCTACTTATGCATCAGATGCATTTTTTAAGCAAGCAGAAAAGGTTCGTTCTTGTATGACTATAAGAAATCCTTTAGATCAATTTAGAAGATTTGAAAATAACTTTAAGCCAGATCCAGACAAGATTTATTATGTACACGCAGACTTAGCACAAAAACATGACAAGTGTGCAGTTGCTATTGCACATGTTGATAAGTGGGTAAATGTTCAAGTAATAAAAAATTATGAAGAAATCTCACCAGTAGTAATTGTTGATGCAGTAGCATGGTGGGAGCCAAAAGTTGAAGGCCCAGTTAATCTTTCTGAGGTTAAGCAGTGGATTCAAAATCTCAGAAGGCTTGGTTTTAATATAGGAATGGTTACATTCGATAGATGGCAATCATTTGATATTCAAAATGAGTTAAAGGCTGTAGGTATGAGAACAGATACGGTCTCTGTTTCAAAAAAACAATATGAGGATATGGCAATGCTTGTATACGAAGAGCGACTTGCAATGCCGACGATAGAACTTTTGTTTGAAGAATTGACAGAATTAAAAATAACAAAGAATGGAAAAAATGTAGACCACCCAAGAAAATCATCTAAAGACTTGGCAGACGCCGTATGTGGTGCTATTTTTGGTGCCATATCTTATACCCCAAGAGATTTAAACCTTGAAGTTGACATTCATACTTTTAAAGATAAGCCTCGTAAAGTTGACACGCTCCCAGAGAACGTGATACAATATAAATCTAGTCAAATAGAAGACATAAAAGACTATTTGGATAGACTAAAAACAATATAAATCAAATGAATAATAAAAGGAGAAAAATGAATTCATTTAAGAAGATCGCTCTTGCCGTGGTTGCAGCCATGACATTGGGCACACTAGTAGTGACACCTGCAAGTGCCAATACCGTTTCAGTAGACGTAACAACTGAAGTATCTGGTTCTGGTACAGCAGCATCACCATTCACAGTTAAGGTTCCTTCTGACAACGTAGTAAGCGTTGCAGATACCACAACTGCAACAAACAACGAAGCACTTCTTATCACCGCTACAGTAGTTGCTGGAACACCAGTCACATTTACTGCAGTTGGTGCTAACACACGCCTCGTATCTGCAATTGGTTCAACAGTCAATGCATCTGCTGGATCCTCATCAATCACAGTCACACCTGCTTCAACAACAGCGACTGTATATGCATATACAACAAGTACTGCTGCATCTGCGGTTACAGTTTCTGTAGTCGGTGCAAGCACAACAATTTATCTTAAGGGTGTTGCAGGTCCTGCATATGACCTTAAGATGTCAATCCCTGCTTCAGGAAATATTTCTGGCAAGGTAACTGCAACTCTTGATGTAGCAGATATTTTCGGCAACGCTGTTGCTGATACAGTAACTGTTACTACTCTTGGTGGCGCAACTGCTGGAACAGTAACTGCTGATGCTCTTGTAACAGGTCGTTACACATCAGAGATCTCACTTCCTGCAACTGCTGGAACTGTTGCTGTTGGAGCATCTATTGCTGCACCAACCTCTGTTCCAACAATTAAGTTGGCAACAACTTCTCAGACTGCAATCGTAACAGTTTCTGATCTTGCTGGAGCACTTGCTGCTGCTAACGCTGCACTTGCTGCTGAAAAGGCTGGTCGTGCTGCTGATAAGGTAACTGCAGATGCTGCTCTTGCTGCTGCTGTAGCAAAGGCTGCTTCTGATGCAGTTGCTGCTAAGGCTGCTGCTGATGCTGCTGCTATTACTGCTGCTGCAGAACTTGCTAAGGCTAAGGCTGATGCCGTAACTGCTAAGGTTGCTGCAGACAAGGCTCTTGCTGATGCAACTGCTGCACATGCTACAGAACTTGCAAAGGTTAAGGCAGATAACGCTGCATCAATCGCTGCAATGAAGAAGGCATTCAATGATCTTGCCAAGAAGTGGAACGCAAAGAATCCAAAGGCAAAGGTTACACTTGTTAAGTAATTAACAAATTAAAAGATTTGGGAGTCAGGAAACTGGCTCCCTTTTCTTTTTAAATAAAATGTTATAATAGGTTTATTATAACTGGAGGATGAAAGGATAATTAAAAAATTAACAAGAATATTTACAGCAACCTTATTGGCTTTCGGATTCAATCTTTTCATTCCAGAAAACGCTAATGCTACTTGTATAAACCACATTCAATCACAAACCATAGCAGCAGCATACGAAGGCGATGCAGAACCTACAGTCCACCATATGGATACATGTTCTGGAGATGACATAGGCTATCAAATACCAATCGCAACTACCGTGACTTTTGACGGGGTACAGTATGAAAACATTTATGCAACAACTAACTCAGTAATTACATTTGGTCAACCTGATCCCACATACTGGGCATATCCTAATACACCATCTATCTCCCTATATTCAATGGACTGGTTTCCAGGAGTAAGCAATACATCTGGTTTGGATATATATTATTCAGAGGGCGGATTTCAATTAAATCTAAATATGGTCCCATTTGGTAACTATGGGGCACAACCAAGTACAGTAAATATATTAGTGGCTATTACTAATACTGGTGGTTTAGCGGTGTCCTATAGTTATCAGGGTCCTGAATATCCAAATCTTAGAACAGGAGTAAGGTTACATAATGGTGACATTGTCTCTCTTGAGGCATGGGGAGCAACCCAAGTTTCTGCTTCTGAGCCAGTTCCTGTATTGCAGGCAGAGCCTATTCCAGAGCCTTCCCCTACTCCTACACAGGAACCATCCCCAGAACCCTCCCCAACGCCAACAGAAGCCCCTATAACGCCAGAAGAACAGCAAGAGCAAGTAGCAGAGGCAGTTCAATTGGCTGGAGAAATATCAGACCTTAATAATCTTATTGCTGCAATAAATGGTGAAGAAATAAATGAACCAGAAACAGAGCCTACAACTGAACCAGAGCCAGAGCCAAGTCCTGATTCTACAGAAGATCCAGATTTACCTGAACCTGATGTTGAAGTTGATCCAGAGATTATTACTCCAGAGGATCCAAGATTCCCTGATGATGAGCAAACTGAACCAGAAGATCCCACTCCTTCTCCAAGCCCTGATACCACAGATGGTGGCAGCGAAGAGACTGATCCAACTCCAGAGCCTTCAGAAGAGCCAACATCTCAGCCAGAGGAAACAGATCAAGGTCAAGAGCCTGAACCTGAGCAACCTGTTGAGGAAGAGCCTATAGTGCCAGCACCAGATAATAATGACACAGACGATAGTAATCCAATTTCAGCAGATGAACTTAATAAGTTAAATAAACTAATTGGACAAAACGATGCTAAGTTGGCTGCCGAATTATCAAACATGCTAACTGAATTATCCACAACAGAGGAAGAAGCAGTAGCAGAAAATCTTGGAATTAAGGCAGAAGAAATAGCAATAATTGCAGAAGCAATTAAAGACAATCCAGAAATAGCAGTGGCATTTGTAGAGTTTGCGGGTAGAGCAGAAGAAAACGCAGATGCCCCAATGCCATATACATTGGCAGATGCTATTACTGAGGTACAAACAGAAGCATTTTTAGCAGATCCACTTGGAGCAGTGTTCAATGTGGATGTTACAGAACTCCTATCTAATTTCTCTGAGTTAGGTATGGATATGACAGATGATCAGAGAGAAAAAGCACAGGAAGTAATTATCCCAGTAGTACTTGTTTCTAACATAGTATCTGCGGTAATTGGAATGAGGAGGTAACATGAAAATAATTAAGAAGGTTGTAAAGGGATTTTTTACATGGCTTAAGGATGCTGGTGTAGAAATAATTGCTCAGGCATTTACTCTCCTTGGATTCTTTATCGCTTGGTTAACCCTAACAGGATCAGCAAGAGATATTGTTGGTCTTGCAGTATTAATTACAACAGTGGTCTGGTTAATATCAATACCGCTTAGAAAGGAGGACTAACATGGCAACTAAAAAAATAGTAGAGGCTCCTAAGAAAGAGCATCCACAGAAAGCATTAACAAATGTGTTGATGAGAATTGTGGCAGTATTTGCAGCGTCTGGTCTATCGGTACTTGGTGCTGGGGCAGTAGTTGGAATTGACACAATTCAGGCAGTAATGCTTGCTGGTTTGCTTGGTGTTGCTTCTGTTGTTGAAAGGCTTGCAAGGGCTTTTTTGGACGATGGAAAACTCACAATATCAGAAATAAATGAAGCGTTTAAAACGGTAGATAAAA